CTTTCTTATATATTTATATACAAATAACAAAATAGAAGTTACAATATGAAAACACAATCATTCAAATTATTTGAATTACTACAATTAGAAGCTGAATTAGCTGGCGTTTCGAATCAAAAAACAGGCGAACGCGTACTTGAAGGTTTATTATCTCAAAAACTAACATTAACAACTAAATACTGGCTAAACGGATTAGTTGAAACGTTAGGTGCTGAAAAGAAAGCAATCGAAGCATTACGCGACGAGCTAATCAAAAAACACGGTACAGCAGATGCTGATGGAAATATCGGTATTTCGATGTATGTTGAAACTGGCGAAAAAGACGCTGAAGGAAACGCATTATCTGCCGTTAATCCAAAATACGTTGAATTCAATACTGAATATAGTGCGTTATTGGGCGAGTCAAAAGACATTAAAGTTCCACAAATCAAATTATCTGAATTAGATAAAATCGAAACAGAAGAAAACTACAATCTAGTATTGAAGTACTTAATTGAAGCTCCAGTTGAAGAAGTTAGCGCTGAAGAAGTAAAGTAATGTTATCTAAGTTTCTAGAAATAACCAAATCATGGATTACAGCAATAAATCCGTCTGATGAGCAACAACGTATTGCTGATCAGCGGATTGCTGTCTGTAATGAATGCCCATTCAGAAAATACAATGACGTGGGTGACTTCTTTTTTTGTGGAAAGTGCGGGTGCCCATTAAAGGGCAAAATATATTCACCAGTAGAAAAATCATGTCCCGAAGGAAAGTGGGACGTATAAAATAAAAGTTATGATCAAATCAAGCAAAATCACAGACGAGCAGTTACAACAAGTAAAAGACCTCCGACAGAACTTCCAGTTAGTCACATTCGAATTTGGAGAATTATCGCTAACGCGTAATCTACTTCAAAAAGAATTAGCAAAACTAGACGAAGATATAGAAAACTACGTATCAACGTATAAAACACTTCAGGATAAGGAGAAAGCACTTTTAGAAACGCTCCAGACGACATATCCAGATCAAAAAATCAATTTCGAAACAGGGGAGCTATCATAGCTCTCCTTTCGTTTTTAAATAGGTATTATATATTTATTATAGAAATACTCAATTGTCATCATTAAATTTCATAGCATAAATGGAAAAAATTATATCACCTAATGTATTTACTCGTGAAAGCGATAAGTCATTAGTTTCAAGAGGACCTGTTGTAACTGGTGCTGCAATCGTTGGACCAACGGTTAAAGGACAACCATTAGTTCCGACTGTAGTTACTTCATATTCAGAATATCAATCAAAATTTGGTGAAACTTTCAAATCAGGTAGCCAATACTACGAATACTTAACATCATTAACTGCTAAGGAATATTTTTCAGGTGGTGGACAATCATTATTAGTAACTCGTATCGTATCTGGTTCTGTTTATAACACATACTCACAAGCATACGTAAATAAATCAGGTTCTGCTTTATCTGCTGCTGCTTCTGCTTCATTTACTTTAGAAGTATTATCATTCGGTACTCAAGCAAATAACACTGGTTCAATTTCAGCAGCAAATGCTTTAGGATCAGGTACTGCAGACAACGTTCGTTGGGAAGTAACAAATACAGACTATACAAAAGGTACATTTACTTTAGTAGTACGTAGAGGTGATGATACAACATCAAATAAAAATATATTAGAAACATTCTCTAACTTATCGTTAGACCCACAACAACCAAACTTTATCTCACGTGTAATTGGTGATCAGAAATTTGTATACACATCAACTGATGGTGGATATTTACAAGTAACTGGTTCTTATCCAGTAGCAAGTGAATATATTCGTGTTGCTGGTGTTTCAACTTTACACGTTGACTCAATCGATAACGAAGGTGTATTTAAAGCAGCTACTTACTCAGGATCATTACCAGCAATTGGTTCAGGTTCATTCGGTGGTACATTCGCAGGTGGTGTTGCAGACACAACTCGCGAAGGCTTATATTTCGAAAACATTACAGCAAATAATGCTCAAGGATTCTCACCAGCAGACGACTACACAGCAGCATTATCATTATTAGCAAATAAAGAAGAATTCGATTTCAACTTATTACTTGCTCCAGGTACATTCATGAATACATCAGTAATTTCGACTTGCGAAAATAGAGGTGATGCATTCGCTATTGTAGATCCAGTTGCTTATGGCTCAACTAAAACAGCAGCAATTTCAGCAGCCGCAGGTTCGACTTCAAATTACGCAGCTACTTACTGGCCATGGGTTCAAACATTTAGCTCAACATTAGGAAAATCAGTATGGACTCCAGCATCAGTAGTGATGGCAGGTGTTTATGCATTTAACGATAATGTAGGTGCTGAATGGTTCGCTCCAGCAGGTTTAAATCGTGGTGGAATCGGATCTGTAATTCGTGCAGAACGTAAATTAGCAGCAACTGATCGTGACGATTTATATTCAGCTAACGTAAATCCATTAGCAACATTCCCAGGTGAGGGAGTTGTAGCATTTGGACAGAAAACTTTACAAAAACGTGCTACATCATTAGATCGCGTAAACGTACGTCGTTTATTGATCAACTTGAAGCGCTACGTATCTTCAGTTTCTCGTCAGTTAGTATTTGAACAAAACACAACAGTAACTCGTAATCGCTTCTTATCAATCGTTAATCCATATATGGAACAAATCGTTTCAAAACAAGGATTATACGCTTACAAAGTAGTAATGGACGAAACAAATAATACAGCAGACGTAATTGATCGTAACCAATTAATTGGTCAGATTTATGTTCAACCTACTAAAACTGCTGAATTTATTATCTTGGATTTCACACTTCAACCAACAGGAGCAGCATTTCCAGCATAATAAAAATTTAAATGATATATATTTATAATAAACAATAATATAACAAATGGCAGTATTAGATCCTTCAGAGATAATGTTTTCGGCTTTTGAACCAAAAGTTCAAAACCGTTTCATAGCATATATAGATGGTATCCCAGCATACCTAATTAAATCAGTTCAGTCTCCATCATTTGATGCTGGCGAAATCGTATTAGACCACATTAACACTTACCGTAAAGTTAAAGGTAAAGTAAGATGGCAAGATATGTCTTTCACTTTATATGATCCAGTAACACCATCTGGTGCACAATCAATTATGGAGTGGGCTCGTTTAGCACACGAATCAGTAACTGGACGTGACGGATATTCAGATTTCTATAAAAAAGATATCGTTATCAACGTATTAGGACCAGTTGGTGATGTAGTTTCTGAATGGATTATCAAAGGTGCATATGCTAAAACTGCTAACTTTGGTGCATATGATTGGTCAAACGAAGCAGCTGTTTCGATTGACTTAACAATCGCTATGGACTACTGCGTATTGAATTACTAGTAAACATTATTTATATTTTATCCCTCTTCAATACTTGTTATCGGAGAGGGATTTCTTATTTACATTAATAATATGATAAAATTAATAGATATTCTAAATCAAATCGAACATGATTCTGACTATAAGTCATTGTCTCATTTTGGTGATCAAAATCTATTTGAATCATATACTATATTAGGTGAATTACTAGATCCAGACAATGCCTATTCATATGAACAAAGTATCAAAGGATTATGGCAGTATGTAGATTCATCAAATAATAATTATTTTGTTAGAATAACATACCAACCAACTAAAAATCCATATTATGAATTAAAAACAGGATATTTTAATTCTGATGGAAAACCACAATACGATCCCGCTGTTCCTGAATCATCGACAGTAAAAGATTGGGATAAACGCAGCAATACAATGGCTAAAATATACCGTGATGAAGTTATACCATACTTTTTAGACCAAACATTAACTAATACATTAATAATAAAACCACTAGAAATAAAACGATACCAATTCAGTGTACGAATGGTAGATAAATTTACTCTATTAGATAAATTACAAATAACATACAATAAACCACAATCTATAATTATTACAAAAAACTAATCAGTTATATATTTATATACGCACAATAAAATTGTTATATGGAATCAAAATTCAAATTACCTACCGAAACGGTAACTCTACCCTCAAAAGGCTTATTATATCCTAAAGAAAATCCATTATCTAAGGGTGAATTAGAAATGTCGTATATGTCCGCAAAACATGAAGATATCCTAACCAATGTTAACTTCATTAAAAACGGAACAGTAATCGATAAATTACTTCAGGAACTAATCGTTACACCAATCAATTATAATGAATTATTATCAGGCGATAAAGATGCAATTATGATTGCTGCTCGTATTTTAGGATACGGTAAAGATTATCCAATTAAATTCACTAACGAAAATACTAAATCTGAAGAAGATTACATAGTAGATTTGACAGAATTAAAAGAAAAACAAATCGATCAATCATTAATCACTCCAGGAGTAAATGAATTTTCGTTTTCATTACCACAATCAAAAAACGATATTACATTCAAAATCCTCACACACGGTGATGAAAAAGCGATTGATCAGGAATTAAAAGGATTATCAAAAATCTATCCAGATAAATCATTCGATACAACTACTCGTTTGAAACACCTAATAACATCTGTTGGGGGAAACCGCGAAAAGAAAGACATCCGCGATTTCGTTGATAACTACCTTACCGCACAAGATGCGCGTGCTTTACGCCAGTATTATTCGCAAGTATCACCCGGAGTGGATATGTCAATAACGATTGATAAAGATGGATACACACAGGAGGGTGTAGCATTGCCTATTGGGCTAAACTTTTTTTGGCCTGACTCCAGCCTATAGAATGATTATATTCTCTCAAATCCATGAAATAGTATATCATGGGAATGGAGGATATGATTGGCATACAGTTTATAATATGCCGTTGTGGCTTCGTAAATTTACGTTTGAAAAAATTAAAGAATTTAATGAAAAACAACAAGAAGAAATTGAAAAGAGACAACAAAAAAGCTCATTAGATTCTTCTTCAAAAAACGAAATAGCACGACCAAATATTAAACCCGATTATTCATTCAAAGCATCACCACAAAAGTGATGCTTTTGATATTTATATTATATAATTAATTTATGGCTGATAACAATATCAATTTTAATGAGATAAATGAAAGTGCAGGATTTGCTAATAATGCATTTACATCTATAAATACAAAGTTAGAAGAAATGAAAAAAAAATCATCTAGCATTGCAGAGGAATTAAAATCATTTGTTTCATCTACTTCAGCCTCAAATTCATTAGCGAATGAATTATTAAAAACTAATGAAAAAACATTAAAATCTAAAAAAGAATTAAATCAATTAGAAAGCGCTACTCAAAAAACACAAAAGGAAATTCAGAAAATAACAACTGAAATTAGTGTTTTTACTCAAAGGAGATTGAAATCTACTAAAGCTGAAAAGATTGAAATTGATAAAATTCTTCGTTTAAAAGCCGATCAATTAGACAATGCTAAATTATTAGTTGCATCAGCAAATGAATTATTAGAAGTATCAAAAAATCAAACTGATAGTTTTGAAAAGATAAAAGATGCATTTTCCAAAATAAAAGGATTAAATGATAAATTATCTATTTCCTTTTTTGGATTACAGATGCTAAAAATTAGCGAACAAACAGCTAATTTCCAAAAATCATTATTACTATCAGCAGACCAAGCTAAAACATTACGTCAAGAATTTGTTGCTACTGCTAACGCTAGTAACGATACATTCATTACTACTAATAAATTAATTGAAGCAAATACTGCTTTAAGTAAGCAATTAGGATTTGGTAAAAATTTCGGTGCTGATTTAAACACCGAGTTCGTTAATTTAACTAAACGCGTTGGATTATCAGAAGAATCAGCAGCTGGATTTGCTAGAGCAAGTATATTATCAGGTAAAACATTAAAATCAACAGCTGAATCAGCTGCTGGTATAGTATCGTCTGTATCATCACAATATGGTATTCAGTTAAATATAAAAGATGTATTAACTGAGGCTGGATCGTCTTCGGCTATAATGTTGTCTAACTTTAAAGGAAGTACAGATGCTTTAGTTCAGGGAGTAGCCCAAATGAAAGCATTAGGTACTAGTTTAGCTCAAGTAGACCAACAATCAGCATCATTATTAGATTTTCAAACATCGATTGAAAATCAATTAAATGCTTCTTTACTAACTGGAAGACAAATAAATCTAGAAAAAGCACGTGAATTAGCTTTAAATAATGATTTAACTGGAGTAGCTAAAGAATTAGCTAATCAGCAAATGGATTTCAACGGATTCCAAAGAATGAATCGAATCCAGCAAGATGGATTTGCTAAAGCTTTAGGTCTATCTCGAGATATATTAGCTGATCAATTATTAAAAGTAGCAGTACAAAATAAATCACAATCAGAAATTGTTGCCTTGTACGGTAAAGAAGCATACGAACGTGCACAAACATTAAATGCACAAGAAAAATTCAATGCTGCTATTGAAAAAATGTCTGATTTATTAGGTAATATAATGGCAGGTCCATTAGGTACATTTGTTGATATGATGGCAAAATTAGCAGAAAGTTCAGTTGCTGTTTATACTGGAATTGGATTAATAGCAGGAATGCAAATTGTTGGGATAATTAATCAATTTGCTCAATTAGCAAAAGCCGCTGCTATATTTTCAGCATTCTCAAATCCATTAGTTGCTTTAGGTGGTATTGCTGCCGCAGCAGCTGCTGTTGGATTAGTAGGAACATTAATAAAATCAGACGATTTAATGTCTGGATATGGTGATCGCACATTAGTCACCCCACAAGGCGCATACGCATTAAATAATAACGATACAGTAATTGCAGGCACTAACTTATTTAGAGGTAATGATGTATATTCTGGCCCTAAAGACTCAATAAATTTAGGCGGATCAATCGATTACGACAAATTAGCTTCAGCAATGGGTAAGGTACAAATGGTTACATATGCTCGTCCTTCTGAATTTGCATCTCCAATTGGTGGGAAAATAATCAGAGACCAAAGAATAAGTATGTAATTTTAATATTTATAACAAAACACAACTATGGGATTATTAGATAGCATCGCAAAAATGACATTAGGATTAGGTGGTAAAAAACCTACTAATTTCTCAGGCGAATCAGCAACATCAACTTTACACAACCAATCATCAACAATAGGTAAACCAGCAATTTCTCGCAAGGCATCTATTTTAGATGAAACAGACGCATTGAATAATAATAAATTCAAGAGCGGTAAAGGACAAAAATACAACGATAAATTACCTAAATAATTATGTCATTATTTGACAAATTGAAGGACACCCAACTAAAGTCATTAAAGTATGGGTATGATAAGCCTGGAGGAGGAACCGGTCCTGAACCGATCGTTATAAAGCCTATCCGAGATGATAACACTGTAGGTACAATACCTACATTCAAGGATAAAGCTGCTGAAAGCAAAGCACGTATTGATGCTTTATTAAAATCCACCCCACGTGGTTTAAACTTTGTATCAATACAAAGAGGACTTCAATTATCAAATACACGATTAGAATTATCAACTGGACCTACATTAAATAGATTTGGTGAAAATGGTGGATTCGGTACTGAAATTGCTAAAATATTAAATAAAAGTATTGATGCTGTGAATACAGCCACTAGTACATTTAATAAAACAGCAAATCAACGCTTTAAAACAACTGAACTACTCCCATATAATCCAGATAATACTATCACTCAGGTAGGTGCTTTACAAGGTGAACATTTAGATCGTTTCGGATTAACACCTTATATTAATGATAACTTAAAATACATTAATATAGCTAAATCCAATAATTCAGGGATTGATTCTTCAAATAATCGTTTAGTAGGATTACGTAATAAATTTAGTTTAGGATTAGAAGAATCAGGAACAGTTTCATTAAGTACATTTAGAAGTAATACTGTAAGTAAATTTAAATCTAAATTAAAAACATTATTAGGTGGTGTTACATCATTATTCAACACTGCTACTTCAGTAGCTAATATATTTGGTGGTAATCCAACATTAAATAAGATTAATAATAAAATTAATCAAATTTCAAGAATTACAGTACCATTTTTGGACCCAATGATTGATCAATACGTTGGCGGTCCAGGATCAGTAAACGGATTAGGAGTAACTAATATTAGACGATTTGATTTCACTAATAAAGATGAAACAATAAATGCTAAAGATGATTCCCGCAAACGATATCAGTCAATTGTTGGAAGAACGGGTGGGTTACTTTTCAAATCAGCTGAATTTTATGCTCCTGCTACTGTATTATACGGTAATCAAAATGTATTATTTCCTCCCACTCCACAAAAACCAGTATCTGAAGTTGCTACTGATTTTACAAAACTATTTAAACAAAAAACAAAACCTCATCCAATATATGGAGGAGCAGAAGTTAGAGTTAATGGAGCAAAAACACAATATAGTTATTTGCCTGCATTTGTAAAGTATAAAGATGTTGAAAGTTTAGGATTTGAAAGAAACCCATCTACTCCATTTAAATACTTAAAAAACAATGGTAAATTAGCAAATAGTGATCAATTCGATAGAAATGACGGTGAAAATATGTCTATTCTATTCCAATTAGTAGATCCATTTACAGCTAAAAACTTACATCGTATAATATTTCCAGCATATATTAATAATTTTAGAGTTAATTCAGATGCTACTTGGAATGATGTGTCATACATTGGACGTTCTGAAAATTTATATGTGTATACTAAATTCAAACGTCAAGTATCGTTTGGATTCCAAATACCATGCTTTAATATAGTAGAACTACGTGAACGCCATCGTGCATTAGGTGCTTTAGAATCATCATTAGCAGGTAAGTATAATGATAAAAATAAATTAGGTGGTATTTTAACTAGACTATACTTTGGTAATTACTTAAAAGGAGAAACTGGTATTATAAATAGCCTATCATATGATATACCTAATGAATCAAGTTGGGATATTGATGAAAAACTAGCACATAATATAAATGTCTCAGTTAACTTTACAGTTATTCATAATGAATTACCAACGTACCAACGCGAAGGTGGATTCTTTAATAAAACAATAGCAAACGGAGCTAACTTCTTTATATCATCAGAACAAGCATTAATAGGAACAGGTGCTGCTACTGATGCATTTAATGAAAATATCCCTAATTATTTTACTAATGTAAGTAGAGTAAATAATTTTACATTAATAGATCAAGGAAATAACAAGCCAGCTCAAGCATACGATAAAGTAATAGCTGCAGATGCACCAACAGAAAATGAATCAATATCAAATAGCAATACTACAGGTCTTACAAACCAACTACAGCTTAAATTACAAGGTAAACAAGAAGCATCACAAGCTGTTGAAGCGCAAATACTACAAGATCAAACTAAAGCATTAATTACACCTACGTTCTAATGAGATACGATAAGAATATAACATATAAAACCTCAAATAATAAACCATATTATAAGGGAAAAATATACCCAAATATTCCTTACTCAGTAACTGATGAATACATTATTACTACTGCAGGTGATCGTTTAGATTCAATAGCATATAGCTATTATGGTGATGCTGAATTGTGGTGGATTATTTCTGTTGCAAATAATAACATAACTAAAGGATCTATGTTTCCTACTCCAGGTACTCAATTACGTGTTCCGATAAACAAAAACGCAGTTATGCAGTTGTTTGATGAATTAAATAACCTATAATAAGTTATGTCTATATTTAAAGAGTCGTTTAACGCTGATGTACAAAATTCATTAGAGACCCGTCAAAACTTGATAGGTAAGTCAAATCGTACTCCCCAAGAATTAACATTTTTAAATTCAAATACAAACTGGGTATCACTAAAATCATCAGTTGATGTAAATAATGATGGAGGAACATTAGCCAAAACAAATGTTCTAATTGGTGGTACTTTAAATAATGGAAAATTACGATACGGAGTTGATGATGCTGGAGACGGTGCTTACTCACTGAAAACATCATCAGGTGCTAAACATGTTTTAGGTATAAGACCAATGCCTGGTATTACTTCAATCGAAGTACATAATAAAGGTGCATATGGTTCAACTCGTATTGCTACAATCAACTTCCAATGCTGGGATGTAGAGCAACTAAATATATTAGAGGCATTATATATGCGTCCTGGCTATACAGTATTACTTGAATTTGGACGTAACAATTATTTAGATGCTAAAGGTAATTTAAAACAAGTAAGTCCAACTGATGATTTCTTTACAAAGAAAGATATTGTATTATTTGATTACTTAAACGATTTATATAAACGCTCTACAAATTCAGGTGGTAATTATGATGCATTATTTGGATACATTATAAATTACGGATGGTCTGCTCGCAATGATGGTGGATATGATTGTAAAACTGAAATAGTAACTACTGGTGAAATTTTAGAATCGTTAAAAGTAAACTATACAGTTGGATTAGTTAATTTTGAAAAATTAGCTATAAAATCAACTCCAGAACCGGCTCCATTAGTAAGAGCTATAGAAAGTAATTTACCTAAATTTACTGGTCTATTGCATGATTCTGTTAACAATGCATATAATGGTAAATTAATATACGATTATTTAATTACTTATTCTCGTATAAATGAAGAATATTCTCAGAATGTATTATCAGGATTAATATATGAATTCTTTAGATTATGTACTGAGTTAGAAAAAGAAAATGCTATAAATTCATTAACTCAAGGAAGTGAAACTAATGGAACAACAACTAATTTAGGTGTGTTAAATACTAGAGATTCACTTTTTTCAATTACCAAACCACTTCATTATGCTGCTGTAAAATATAATTCTACTAATCAAGATGATCCTGATTATAAAACTATAAAAAGCTCAGACGAGTACGGAGATATATACATTACATTAAGTAGCTTTGTAGATTTAATTAATAAGTATTTAGTATTAACTAACCCATCCCAACCAAATAATGCACTAACAAAATTATCAGTACATGATAGAGGGTACTTAGGTAAAGGAGAAGATCCATTATATTGTTTATTTCATCCATTAATGACATCAGTTAATCCTGATGCTTGTTTAATCAATAATAACCAATGGGTAAATCTATTATCAGAAGTTGATTTTGGAACTCAATGGGTAGGAAGTGATAATATAGGACAAGATATTGGATTTGTAAAAAATGACCAAATGATTGGCACTGTACAACGTGTCATAAATGAAATAATAACTAAAGGTGGAACATTAGAAAAAACATTATTAAGTGGTGAATCAACCGAGGTTAGCATTATAAATTTAATAAATGAAGAAGGTATTAAATCAAAATTAACACCGTCCGCATTTGCTAAATCGTTTAACGAAAATTACATTTATTTAAGATCAGGATTAATATCATCATCAAATACATATACTTTTAAAAATTGGGATGGAGCTCCATCAACACTTTCAAAATTAGGAAGTTCATATACTAAAAATTTTGATACATTATGGACAAATTATCTTCAAAAAGCAGAATTTAATTCTAGTTTTGGTACAGATATAGCATCATATACTAAATCTGTATTTGCATATAATAAAGCATCATTATCTAGTCTTGAATCTAAATTTGATGCTGAACAAAAATTATGGGAAGATAAAAATAAATTAAATCAAACCCAAAGAGATATAAATTTAGCTTCAAGTAAAGCAGGCGAATGGTGGAGAGAAAATGTATTCAATAAACTAACCCAAACATTTATAGTAGAAAAAGGTAACAAAATATTTGGAAATATAGGCAATATATATTTGAACACTAAGTTCTTATATAAAATGGCTAAAGATTCATCTCTACAACAACAAGATATTTCAGGTAAGCAAAGCCTATTAGTATTGAATTACCTGAAAGCAGTAATGCATGAAATTCAAACATCACTAGGTAATATCAATAACTTTGAAATTATAATTGATGATAGAGATGGTGTGGGACGTATTGTTGACCTAAACTACATTAATTCAGATAAAGAAGATTTATTCAAATTTGAAATAGGCAGTAATAATTCAATTATTAAAGATATAAAAATAGAATCAGAGATATCAAATGATATGATATCGATGATGGCTGTTTCAGCACAATCAAGTGCTGGTACTTTAGGTTTGGATAATAGTACATTACTGTCTTATAATGTTGGTGTTTTAGATAGAATGATTCCTAAAAAAGATTCACCAATATATTCCCAAAATGGAAAAATAGTAGATCGAGGAGTTCAAATTGAAGGATTTATATCGGCAATATCAGTAATTGCTAAATTTTTCCAAACATTTGGGGGAACATCCCCAGATGTACCTGGTACATTTGAAGCACAGAATGCAAATTCAAATAAAAATGCATTACGAGAAATTATTACCTTCTTTGCTGTAACTCAAAACTCACCAAATTCAAATAAAGCATTTTTACCATCTAAAATATCATTAACTATAGATGGATTAGCTGGAATTGTAATTGGTAATTTATTTGATGTGGATAAAACATTTATTCCTAAATTCTATAAAGGAAACCCACAAGGACGAGATTTAGGATATATAGTAGTAAATGTAGCTCATTCAATTTCGAGTAATGTTTGGAACACTACAGTTCAAGGATATCCATTTATTATAGATAAGAATGAAGATTTATTTAAAATAGATCAATACCAAAACAGACTTAAATTAATCGTAATATACGATGCTATAAACAATACTAGAACAACTAATATAAATCCAGGTCCATCATTTGGTAGTATTCAAAAAGCAGCAGATAACGCCGAAAAATCAAACCCAGGATTTAGAGAAAAAGTACGATCAGTAGCTAAATCAATTGGCGCTAATGAAAATGATTTATTAAAAATTATGTTTATTGAATCAAATAGAACTTTAAATCCAGGAATTATAAATAATATTGGATGTGTTGGATTGATTCAATTCTGTCCTGATAGAGGTCAAAAAGTTATCAAAACAATAGGTAATAAAAAATATAGAATAGCAGATTTAGCAAGAATGAATCGTATCCAACAAATGGATGTTGTTCAAGAATATTTCCAAAGTCAAGGATATAGAGGAAACAAACCATTATCTTTAACGGATATGTATTTAGCTACATTTTATCCAGCAGCAAAAGGAAAACCAGGTAATTTTATACTTGGAAGTGAAGATAAAGATCCTAATTGGAAATTCGAAATCGCTAATGATAACTCAGGTATAGCAGCAGATAGTACAAGATTTATATATGGAAGAAAAGTAATTGATGTTGATGCTGTTACTAGATTTATAACTAAATAAAATGGCAAGAATACCAAAAAATCAGATAATTACAGATCAACAAGCTCGTCTTAACGAATTTGTATACGTTGATTCGGGTTTGGCATTTTCTGGATCTTATCATATTATAAGTGGAAAAACATATGCTGGTGCTAATGAAAAAACATACACGCAACCAGTTCCAATTGAAAAACCACAAAACAACGCTTTAGCTAATGTAATTAGTACTACTGGATTAGGTAGTGCCGCATATAATTTAGCAATTCGTAATAAAAATACAGCACGTAATTTATCTCCTATATCTATAAATCCACATATTATTAGAACTGATTTATCACTTAAAACAGGAGTTAGTTATTACTTTCAAAAATCAAATGATCCTAATTATATTGTAAAAAAGATATCATACGAGGAAGCATATCATTTATCAAAAGATCCAATCAATAAAGTAATATCAATCGACTTTTCAGCAGATAATTTAGATGAACAATTAATAAACGCAGAAAAAATAATACCAGGCATTACTACATTTGTTAATTTATAATTTCCTAATTATAATTACGTAAAAGGTTATATTATGTTTTATATTATTGAAAAACAAGATCAGCTAGATCAGTTACATATTGGCGAAGATGTATTCATTCATATTATTCCAACGAATGAAAACTATCATCCTGCTTTACAAAATATTAGCCTAATTTATGTTCGTTGGATTAAATCACATAAAGGATACATTCTGTGTTTAAACCACTCCGAATCGCTATCACTACAATTAGCGGATGTACTCGCTAAGCTATCTAAAGCCGATAAACTATACACATTAGATAAGAAAGCGGTGTTACACCACTTTCCCACGTTGAGTCCTCAATTAATTGATGCACAACTGATTAGCTCATACTATTCGATTCAAGACATTAACATTGATCAATACGAATCAAAAGTTGAAGCGGATTTTAAACGCAAATACTATACTGAAGCACCATCAACATTAATTCCAATAGCGAAACATTATGAAAAATGGGAAAACGTATATGATCATATTGAGCAAACTATAAATAAAATTAGTGAAAATATAGACGAGTACGCATTCTTGAATCATTACATGATTCCATTATTTTATAATATTGAAAAGCAAGGTATTAAATTAAGCAAGGAACCATTTATTGAGTACTTTAAAACATTACCTAACCCTAAATTTTCAGTATCTAAAGGTAAAATATATACACAATATAATTTAAATACATTAACTGGAAGACCATCAAATGCATTTAATGGTGTTAATTTTGCTGCTCTAAATAAAACAAATGGCGAACGTGCTGCATTCATTCCAGAAAATGATACATTAGTTGAAATTGATTTTAAAGCATACCACCCAACTATCATCGCTAAATTAGCTGGATACGAATTTAAAGGAAACATATATGAACAATTATCGCTTCAATTTCCTGGATCAACACCTGAAACAATTAAGGAACTAGTATTTCAGCAATTATATGGAGGCGTTAGAAAGGATTTCCAAGACAAACCATTCTTTGCTGAAGTAAATAACTATACAAATCAGTTGTGGAAAGACGCAGAAAATGGTGCAATTGGTGCTCAATTCGGTAAACGATTCACAAAACAAATAATAGAAAACGCAACACCACAGAAACTTCTCAATTATATTGTCCAAAATACAGAAACGATATTTAACGTAGTTCAGTTTTCTGCTGTGATGAATTTGCTTAAAGATAAGAAAACAAAAATTATCCTATACACATACGATTCTATATTATTGGATTACGATTCGTCAGAGAATTTATTAGATAGCATAACTGCGTTGCTAAAGTTTAATTACTCCACGAAAATGGGTGGAAATTATGCAGAAATAAAATAAATCATATATTTATGGCAGACTTAAGTTACGATTTATTTAACAGCACGTTTTTAATGGCGAATAAGCTATTCTGTACATTCACGGCTCCTGAAGAATTAGACAATACTCTAAATACTTTACAGACCAAATACACTATTTTATATTCTAAGATATTTGTATTAGAATCGTTGTCTACTGAAGAGTATGTTTGCACGTATAATATCGATACATTCAATATGGAGCAACAATCCGTGCTACCTAATACGATATTGCTGCATCGTAAGAAAGAGTCAAATACGTTATATACAATAAATGCACTAAATGCATTAATCAAGTCTTTGAACAATGGTGTATTAGACACCAACTACAGAATTAACTGGATCGATTACAAGAATTCAATATTGTTGATCCAAAGCAATGATTTAAATATCATCAAAACTAAAATCCACAAGATAATTAATCTGTAGGATTTCTCAATTACATTTACCGAGTACAATTTTTAAAACTTAAATAGTTATATTATGGATTTAGCTTTGTTAAAGCAAAAATTAGGTAATCTTAACGCTCCACAGAAATCGGGAGGTAAGACTTACGAAAAAATCGACTACACGAAAGTGTTCTGGAAGCCTCAAGTAGGTAATCATACGATTCGCATCGTACCATCAAAATTCAATAAACAAAACCCATTCCGCGAGGTATATTTCCACTATGGATTCGCTAAAGGACCAGTATTGGCTTTAAACAACTGGGGTGAAGCAGATCCAATTATGGAATTTGCAGCAAAATTACGTCAATCAAAAGATCGCGACAACTGGGCATTAGCTAAGAAGTTAGATCCAAAAATGCGTGTATTTGTTCCTGTTATCGTTCGTGGTGAAGAACATTTAGGTGTTCGTTTATGGGAATTCGGTAAGGAAGTATACAAATCATTACTAGGATTTGCTGCTGATGAGGATTACGGTGATTTCACTGATATCCAAGATGGATTCGATTTTAAAATCGATGCCGTAAATTCTGAAGTAGCTGGCCGTAAGGTAGTTAGCTGTACATTACGTCCTCGTCCAAAATCATCTCCAATTTCTGATGATGCTAATCTAGTAAATAAATGGTTAGAAGAACAACCAGATATTATGACGATTAATCGCAAACGCGAATACAACGACATTAAAGAATTATTAGCTAAATGGCTAAATCCAGATGCTGAAGCAGAGCAAACAACAACTACAGCAACTACAACTGAAGCTGCTCCTGCTGCTCCGGCTGCTCAATCAGATTGGGTAAATGAAAACCAAGTAACAGAACAAGAACGTGCTGCGTTCTCTTTGAATACAAACTCATCAGATAAATTCGACGAATTATTTCAATAATGGCAAAAAAATCAGTTTCGGAAACAGTATCAACTGTACTAGGCGACAAATCTAAATTTAACTTGGCTTCTTTTAAGAAGTCCAAGTTTTTAGATCAGTCAGTAAAGTTTAAAGCACAGAAATGGCTACCACTATCTCCTGCGTTTAATGAAGTATTATCATTACCAGGTATTCCAATGGGCCATATTACCTTACTTCGAGGACATTCCGATACAGGTAAAACAACCGCAATGCTAGAGTGTGCAGTAGCAGCTCAGAAAGCAGGTGTATTACCAGTATTCATTATCACCGAGATGAAATGGAATTGGGATCACGTCAAGCAGATGGGATTCAAATTAAATGAAGTATGGGATGAAAATACAGGGGAATTAATCGACTATGAGGGTGATTTTATCTATATTGATAGAGGTACATTAAATACAGTTGAAGATGTAGCAGCATTTATTGCAGACTTACTACACGAGCAATCACAGAATCGATTACCATACGATTTATTATTTCTATGGGATTCAGTTGGATCGATTCCATGTAAGTTATCTGTTGAATCAAATAAGAACAACAATGAATGGAATGCTGGAGCTATGTCTCAATCCTTTGGTAACTTTATCAATCAAAAGATTGTATTATCACGCAAAGAAAATTACCCATACACTAATACGTTAGTGGCAGTAAATAAGATTTGGGTAGATAAACCATCGATGCCGATGGAACAACCAAAAATGAAGAATAAAGGTGGAAACACGATGTTCTTTGATTCATCAGTTGTAGTTACATTCGGCAATATCACAAATGCTGGTACTAATAAGATTAAAGCAACTAAAGGCGGCAAGGACGTTGAATTTGCTAAACGTACTAAAGTAGCAGTGGATAAAAATCACATTACAGGTGTACAAACTAAAGGATCGGTCATTATGACAGTACACGGTTTTATTGATGACGATAAAAAGGCAATCGACAACTACAAGAAAGACCACTCCGAAGAATGGTTACGTATCTTGGGAACAGCTGATTTCGATATTGTAGAAGAAGCAGGCGAAGACGGAATCGATACATCAGTAATGTTTGATCAAGAACCAGAATAAAATGGATATTGAATTTGTAACCTACGAGCAAGCATTAGCCTTAAAGGAATTAGGGTTTGATGAAAGATGTTTGATAAAATCTGAACATACTAAAAAATGTATGGAGAAAGAAAGACCTGGAGGATGTCAATTACATAATCTGCATTGTGGCTATCCTGATTGTACAATAGATAAAACTATTACACCAATTCCATTACCACTTAAACAACAAGTATTTAGATGGTTTAGAGAAAATCATAACTGGATAGGCGGCGTAAGAATGTTAAGTGGTGGAAGTAATTATTTAGTAGGAGAGTTTTATAAAGACGAAGATAATTCATTTATGAGATTCAGAGGAACATACGAGGAAATCGAGAATGATTGTATAAATGAACTAATTGATCGAGTTAAAGAACAAAACAATGGATAAAGACTTTCTAAATAAGTTATTATCAGAATTAAACGCTGATAAAAATAATTCAAAGAACGCTAGAGTACTCATTGTAGACTCAATGAATACATTCCTCCGTTCATTTGCTATTATTCAGCACTTAAACCCTAATGGACATCACGTTGGTGGATTAGTGGGCTTCCTTAAATCGGTTGGTTATGCTATTAAGCTATACCAACCGACTAGGGTTGTTTTAGTGTTTGATGGACAAGGCAATTCTACTAATAAAAAGTACTTATATGCTGATTATAAAGCAAACCGTACTAATTTAAAAGTAACCAATTGGAAAGTATTCGATACTAAAAACGAGGAAAGCGAATCAATGGCTAATCAAATGGGACGATTAATCGAATACTGCACTCAACTACCAGTATCGATGATTTCGATTCCAAAAATTGAAGCCGATGATGTAATGGGTTATCTAGTACAGAAATTCGAAGCAGATTCTGAAGTAGATGAAGTAACGATTATGTCGGCTGATAAGGATTTCCTACAATTAGTATCTAAGAAAACATCTATATATTCTCCAACTAAAAAGAAAACATATAGACCAGAAGACGTACTAGAAGAATACCAAATCCATTCACATAACTTTATCAATTATAAATTATTGATGGGTGATGCTGGAGATAACGTACCTGGAGTACAAGGATTAGGCCCTAAAAAATTAATTAAATTATTTCCAGAATTGTTACTTCCAAAACAACTGGAGATTGAGGATTTGCTTAAAAAAGCACGTGATAATGAATCAACAAATCCATTATACACTAAAGTGTTGCAGTTTGAGCACCAATTGGGTATTAACTACCAATTAATGTCACTAAAAGATCCAAATATAAGCAACGAAGATAAGCGCATCATTGACGCAACAATTGAAATGGCGCCACCATCCCTAAACATAGGGAATTTCGTTGAAATGACGGAGAATGACCAACTAAATGAGCGAGTAAATTGGCAATCATGGTTGATAGAAAATTTTTCTTCGTTAGATTGGAAGCAATAAAATTTACAAATATGGAAAAGAAACAAACAGCAATGCAATCGTTGTTTTTAGAATTTAAGACAATGAGTAAGGTTATGAGAGATTCTGGTGATGATACATATGCTAACATTTTGGATCACCTATGTGAACGAGAAGAAGTAGCAGTATTATGTGAGAAAGAGCAGATAATGAATGATTATCTACAAGGAATTGATTCTATTTTAGAGCACAGAGATGAAGAAGATTATTATAATGAAACATATGGAAAATAAATAATATTATTTTAATTTATCTAGTGTTGTCATATATTTATTGTCGATATGAATTATAATAAAATATACAACCAAATAGTAGAACGAGCCCAAAACAGAACATTAGAAGGGTATGGAGAGAATCACCATATCCTTCCAAAATGTTTAGGTGGAAAAGATAAAAATAACATTGTTAGATTAACAGCAAGAGAGCATTTTCTGTGTCATTTATTATTATGTGAAATATACCCACATAATGAAAAATTAAAATATGCTTTATTCCTGATGGCAACAGGTAAAAGAAAACATAAGAATAATCATTATGTTATAAGTAGTAGAATGTATGAACGACTCAAATTAGAACATTCTGTATTTCTTACTGGAGTAAGTCGTACTGAGGATACTAAACAGAAAATCAGTAAATCCAGTCTAGGTAAATCCAAATCAGAAGAAACAAAACAGAAAATGTCAGATAATAGAAAAGGACATTCGATGTATAATGATGAGTGGAGAGAAAAAATTAGTAAATCTTTAATAGGAAAGACACATACTGAAGAACATAAAAGAAAACGTTCTGAAGCTATGAAGAAAGTAAAGCGAAGTGAAGAATGGAATCAAAACATTTCTAATAATAGACATAAAATTATAGAAACTAGATCTACTCCTATCACACAGTATACATTAGATAATACATTTATTAAAGAATGGAATAGTATATCAGATGCTGCTAAATCATTAAATAAACCACCATCAGCATTATCAGAATGCTGTAATGGTATTAAAAAACAAGCATATGGTTATATATGGAAATTTAAAATTTCCTAATCATATTTACATTATCACATTTTAAAGGTTATATAAGTTGACTTCATTAGAAAATTTAGAGAAATACGGTAATTCGTTCCAAACCAAAGTACTAGGTTTGCTTCTAACGGATAGGAAATTTCTAGTAGACGTATCAGATTCAGTTACAGACGAGTATTTCGAAAATACAGCCAGAAAATGGATCGTAAGTCGTCTACAGAAGTACTTTGACGAATTTCACACTACTCCTACAATGGAGGCACTTCAGATCGAAGTAAAAAAAGAAGATAATGATGTATTAAAGATTGCTGTGATTGAGGAATTAAAAGAAGCCTATAAAATGGCGGATCAATCACACGATAAAGAATACATCGAGCAGGAATTCTCAAAATTCTGCCAAAACCAACAGATGAAGAAAGCAATTATGACATCTGTTGATTTACTAAACGATGGCGACTATGAATCAATCCGTACATTGATTTCTAAAGCAATCGTCACAGCACAAGAAAAAAATACTGGACACGATTTTGCATTAGACGTTGAAGCACGTTACAGACCAGATGATAGGCGTGTTATACCTACTCCTTGGCCACAGATTAATTCAATTACTCAAGGAGGTTATGGTAAGGGCGATTTAGTTATATTCTTTGGTGGTCCTGGTTCTGGTAAGTCATGGGCAGCAATTTCGATGGCGCTAGAGGCAGCTAAATTAGGTGGTAATGTAGTATATTACTCACTTGAATTAGGTGAAGGATATGTTGGACAACGTTTTGATGCTAATTTACTTAAAATTCCAGTTGATCAATTACCATTACATCGTGTTAAAATTGAGGAAGCAACTCGTGGATTAGCTGGTAAATTAATCATTAAAGAATACCCACCAAAACGCGCATCATTAGATGATATTGAGCGCCATTTGGATCAAATGTGGACACAACATAACTTTAAACCAGATGTTATCTTTATTGATTATCTAGATTTATTAAAGAACCGTCAACGCGCTAGAAACGAACGTAAAGATGATTTAGATGATATCTATACAGACGCTAAAGGATTAGCTAAGGAATTAGGTATTCCAATTGTATCGCCATCACAAGTAAATCGTTCAGGTGCAGGCGAGAAAGTAGTTGAAGGAGATAAAGCAGCAGGATCATATGATAAAATTATGATTGGCGATATTATCATTTCTACATCTCGTCTACGAAAAGATAAAGTAGATAATACTTCTCGTTGGCACATTATTAAAAATCGTTACGGTACAGATGGTATTACATTCAATTGTGATTTTGAAGGATCAACTGGAGTGACTCGTATTACAGGAGAGTATGTCGAGGATGAAGACGAGTCGAATGGTGCACCAAAACAGCAACAAAGAACTAAACAAGATATTGATCCAGACGATAGAGAATATCTAGCAAAGAAGTTTTTCGAGCTGTCAACTTCTTCTTAATTATCGTTAGTATATACTGTATTTATATCTGCACCTTAAAAAATTAAAATAAAATTTATGATAAAAGTAACAAAATTCTCTGCAAGCTGGTGTCAGCCCTGCAAGCAGCTGGCACCAATATTTGAACAAGTTAAGTCAGAAGTATCTGATGTAGCATTCCAAGAAGTTGATGTTGACGCAGAATCATCATTAGCTATTCAATACAAAGTACGTGGCGTACCTACAATCGTTATTGAAAAAGACGGCCAAGAGGTAAAACGTATTGTAGGCGGAACTACACAAGCATTATTAACTTCAACTATTAACTCGTTTAAATAATATGATTACTGATAAGCGTTTATATTACAAACCATTCGAGTACACTCAAGCACACGAATTCTTAAAAGCACAACAACGCGTGCATTGGCTACCTGAAGAAGTTACATTAGCTGCTGACGTTAATGATTTTAAATTGAAATTAACCGAATCAGAAAAGAATTTGATCGGCCAAATCCTAAAATCATTTGCTCAGACTGAAACACACGTTGAAGATTATTGGTCATCGTATGTATCTAAATGGTTTCCAAAGCCAGAGATTCAATCAATGGCCGTTACATTTGGTTCATTTGAATCAATTCATGCTGAAGCATATTCATTGCTAAACGAATCATTAGGATTAGATGATTTTGAAGCATTTATGGATGATGAAGAAGCTAGAAATAAAATTGAGCGTCTACAACAAGTAAACGCAGGTACAATGGAAGAAATTGCACAATCACTTGCTATATTTTCAGCATTTACAGAAGGTGTTAATTTATTTTCATCATTTGCTATTTTGATGTCTTTCCAAATGAGAAATTTGATGAAAGGCATGGGACAAATTGTTGCGTGGAGTGTTAGAGATGAATCACTGCATTCGAAAGCAGGATGTTGGTTATTTACTCAATTGTTAAAGGAACGTCCTGAACTAGATACAATTGATTTACGTTTAAAGGTTACAGAAGCTTGTCAAATATCTGTTGATTTAGAATTTGCATTTATCGACAAAGTATTCGAGATGGGGAACTTAGATAATTTAACTAAGGAACAACTAAAGAACTTCATTTGGGCTAGAGCAAATGAAAAAATGGTAGAATTGGGTTATAAGCCAGTGTATGTAATTGATGAAAATTTATTAGACGAAATTGCTTGGTTTGGTCAAATTACATCAGGAGTAGAACAACAAGATTTCTTTGCACAACGACCTTCATCATATTCGAAGTCAACAGCAGATTGGTCTGATTTATAAAATTTAAAAATAATAAAATATGAGCATTACAGTGGATACCCGTAAATGGGTGGTAGGAAAAGATTACCCCGAATGGTTAGATGATATTGGAATTAGTATGATATCCAAAGGATATCTACTACCTGATGAAAACGTATTTGATGCGTTTAAACGCGTATCTAAAGCATCAGCTCGTAGGTTACGTCGTAAAGATTTACAACCATTCTTCATGGAAGCAATGGTGAAAAACTGGTTATGTTTGGCATCGCCAGTACTCTCAAATATGGGCACTGAGCGAGGATTGCCAATTTCATGTTACGGAATTGATGTTGATGATTCAGTAGATGGTATCTCAGAATCACAATCAGAATTGATGAAATTATCATCACAAGGTGGTGGTGTTGGTATGTCGCTATCTCGTATTAGAGGTAGAGGTAAAGCTATTAAAGATAATGGTGTATCTGAAGGTGTTATTCCTTGGGCTAAGATTTATGATTCAACAATTCTAGCTACAAATCAAGGATCAGTACGTCGTGGAGCTGCATCATTCAATTTAGATATTAATCACCCAGACATTGAAGAATTTTTAATGATGCGCCGTCCAAAAGGTGACGTTAATCGCCAATGTTTAAATACACACCACTGCGTTGTTATTGATGATGTATTTATGCAAAAAGTAGAAGATCGCGATCCACATTCATTAAAATTATGGGGTGAAATTTTACGTACACGTTTAGAAACAGGCGAGCCATACATTATGTTTAAAGATAATGTAAATAAAGCAAATCCTGAAGGATATAAGAAATTGAACTTAGAAGTTACAATGACAAATATTTGTTCTGAAATTGTATTATATACAGATCCATTACACTCGTTTATCTGTTGCTTATCATCATTAAATTTTGCTCGTTATGATGAATGGAAAGAATATCGTTTCGATAATGGTATGTCAGTTCCAGAATTAACAATGTGGTTCTTAGAAGGTGTGCTGCAAGAATTCATTGATAGAGCAAAACACATCAAATCAATGGAAAACACAGTACGTTCAGCAATGAAAGGTAGAGCAGTTGGTATTGGTGCTTTAGGATGGCATACATTCCTGCAATCAAAAGGTGTTCCATTTGTTGGTATTCAAGCAAATGCTTATACACGTGAAATATTCTCATTCATTAATTCTGAGTCATTGAAAGCATCTCAAGATATGGCTAAGGAATATGGCGAGCCAGAATGGTGTAAAGGTACAGGTGTAAGACATTCACACAGAATGGCAATTGCTCCTACAGTATCGAACGCACACATTTCAGGTGGTGTTTCTCCATCAATTGAGCCATTACCAGCTAATATCTATAATCTAAAAACCGCTAAAGGCGTATTCATTAAAAAGAATGCAATACTAGAAGCATTACTTGAATCTAAAGGATTTAATATTCCATCAGTATGGGAACAAATCGCTAGAGATAAAGGATCGGTTTATGGATTAGCAGAACATATCCTAACAGATGAAGAAAAAGAAATATTCAAAACATTCAAAGAAATCAATCAGTTAGAAATCGTACGCCAAGCTGGTATTCGCCAGCAATACGTTGATCAAACTGTATCATTGAATTTATGTTTTGATCCAGATGATTCTCCACGTTGGATGTCTGAAGTACATAAAGAAGCACATAAATCCGGAGTTAAAACATTGTATTACTTACGTACAGAATCAGTATTAAGAGGTGATAATTTAGATCGTCTATCAGATTGTGTTAGTTGCGAAAGTTAAACGAGCGTATATTTATTATCGAATAAAATAATAAATTATGGTTGGAATATATAAAATAACAAATCCCGAAGGTAAAATATATATCGGTTTATCTAAGAATATAGAATTAAGATGGAAATCTTATAGAAGTAAATCGGGAATGAATAAAACTTCTACATTTAAATTATCATTAGATAAATATAAACATGAAGATCATATATTTGAAGTCATAGAAGAAGTTATAAATGATAATAAATTATTACGAGAACGAGAGAGATACTGGATTAATTATTACCAAAGTAATATAAATGGTCTTAATGATAATAGAGGAGGGTGTGGGCCTGGTTCCCACACTTCCCAATCCAAACAAAAAATATCATCTGCTTTAAAAAATAAACCAAAACCAGCTGATTTCGGGAAAAAACGAGTAAAATGGCAATCAACAGATGAATTTAAAGAAAAAATAAAAAACGCTCCTCGTTGTCCTATTTTAATGTATGATTTAGATGGAAAATACATTACAGAGTTTCCCAATCAACAACAAGCAGCTGAATTTGTAGGAGTAAGAAAAGAAATGATATGGAATGTATTGAATAACTTCATAAATAGAAGTGGTACTCCTATCACTCAAGTTAGAGGATATAAATTTAAATACAAAAATAAAATGTCTTAATTAAATTTACTATGTTAAAGGAATTACTTAATGATCTATATACTCTAAAAAGTGAAGTAGAGGCACTAAATCAATTACCGGAAGACCAGCGAGAGGCAGCAGTTACTGCCCTCGCTGAAAAGGTTTTAACAACATTAGACAATGCAACAGTCCCGTTATCCGAGCAATATTCAGAGCTTAGTGGAGAACAAATTCCAACCAGCGAAATTTAACGTATTCTATTATTGGAGACGATTCCAAATGCGTCAACCAATGCATAAGTATAACTTATTAGAAACACGTATTAAAAACGGGGATTTTGAAGTATCGGATTATCGATTGCAGGCATTCTATGAATTATGGCTATTAGATGAGCGTTTAAAAACTGAACGCTCTAAATATCCATCTCATGAAGCATGGCTAAATCGCCGTGAAGTAATTGAAAAACAACAATACGACCGCTATCACAAATTAATGAATGCATTCGATAAGGAAGAACCCAAATTATGGGATGACTTAGTTAGAGAACTAGCCAATGAATTCAGACATTTGGGCCCAGATAGATTGTCTCGTATAGATTTAATACATGAATTAGCAGCTGAATTCGATGGTACTACTATTGAATTCTACGAATACTTAAAAAATTATAATAAATAGTTATGGCCCTTATTTCACATGAAGTACCATTAGATCTATTAGATGCATCGTTAAAATTTAATGATTATCATTATTGCTTACCTCATTTATTAGAAAACGAACAGTACCATCAATTCTTTAAAAGCGCATCAGAACGTGGTGATTTAATCATCATGGACAATGGTTTATTTGAAGGAGTATCGCATACGATCGAGGATTTACTCGAGAAAATCAACGATATTAAACCAAGTATATTCATTACTCCTGATGCTTGGAATGATCCTGAAACAACAGTTAAAAATGCTAAGAAGTGGATCGACTACTATGCAGATAAAATTCCCTCAACAACGAAATTAATGGCAGTAGTGCAAGCTAAAACAGTATCTGATGCTATGCTAACATATAGTAAATTTATTGAGTTAGGCTACACACATATTGCATTAAATCACGCTGGTGTATTTTACAAGGAATTATATCAGCATCAAAACGAGTTACTTAGCTTAATGAATGGACGTATTAGATTCGTTAATATGCTTCCGTCATTAAAAGGATTTAGTAGCAATATCCATCACCACTTATTAGGTGCTACATTACCTAATGAATTTTCCAATTACAAAGGAAAACAATACGAATTTATTAAAACAATCGATACATCAAATCCAGTTATCTATGGTTTAAAACATGGTAGATATCCATCTGAAGTATTATTAGACAAACCGAAAGAAAAGTTAGAAACATTCTTTGATCAGCGATTAACTCCTCAACAAGTTTCTGACGTATTATATAACGTTAAACATTTTAAATCATTACTATCATGATTACATTTAAATCATCAAAACTATATGATGGATTTTCTACAGTATTTAGACAATGGAGAGCAGAAGGTACTCACTGTAGATTCTTACATGGATATGCAGTATCCTTTAAAGTTGATTTCGAAGGGGATTTAGACGAACGCAATTGGGTATGGGATTTCGGCGGTATGAAACGTGCTAACGGCAATATCGATGGAATGAATCCAAAACAGTGGTTCGATTATTTATTAGACCACACAACAATCATTTCTGAAGATGATCCATATTTAGAGCAATTCAAACAAATGGCAGAAGACGGAATTATCCAGTTACGTATTTTACCTAGTGTTGGTGCTGAACGTTTTGCTGAGTACCTATTTAAAAAGATCAATGAATTCGTTCAAGACGAAACACATTATCGAGTTAGAGTAGCTAAAGTAGAAGTATTTGAAAACGGACGTAATTCAGCTTCATACGAAGAAGAATATACAGCACTATAATTTCTTAGTTACATTTATAGTATAAACAAAATAAAAGTTATGTTATCATTATATGATTATTTAGGTCGCGCAGCTGGTGCTGAATTAGGTAAACAAGTAGCTGATTATGCTGCATTTAAAAAAACTAAAATTGAAACTCGTGATGTATCTAATCCACGATATACTGGAAAAGTTATGTTATACGAAAAAACATTTTTAGACGAGTTCTTTAAAATAAAATCGGTTATCGGAACTAATCGATAAATAAACTAATACGTTCCAATCTTATATTTTATAATATTATGTCTAGTACAAAAAAAGCAGTTTTATCACTATCCGGAGGAATGGATTCCTCAACATTATTACTTCACTTATTAGCTAATGGCTATGAAGTTACAGCATTAGGATTCGATTACGGCCAAAAACACCGTGTTGAATTAGAACGTGCCGCTTCATTAGTTGATTATCTACAAAGTAAAGGACAACCAGTAACACATCAAATTATTAAATTAGATGGATTGCAGAACTTACTCCATTCAGCATTAGTTACAGGTGGAAACGATGTACCAGAAGGACATTACGAACAAGACAACATGAAAGAAACTGTTGTACCTAATCGTAATAAAATTTTTGCTTCATTGATTCAAGCAGCAGCATTGTCAGTTGCAACCAAAGGCGATAAGCAAGAAGTAGCAATCGCGATGGGTATTCATAAAGGAGATGAGAGTGTTTACCCCGACTGCAGAGCTGAATTTCGCGATGCTGATTTACATGCTTTTAAAGTTGGGAATTGGGATTCTGAATTAGTAACATATTATACTCCATATTTAGAAGTTATGAAGTATGATATTCTAGAAGATGGTTTAGTATCATGTGAAGCATTAGGATTAGATTTTGATAAAGTATATAAACGTACAAATACTTCTTACAAACCCTATCCTTCAGGAAACAGTGATTACAAATCAGCAGCATCAGTAGAACGAATTGAAGCTTTTATTCGATTAGGACGCCCTGATCCTGTTCAGTACGAAGATGAGACGGGTCCTGTTAGTTGGGATGTTGCTAAAGCACATGCTGAAAGTGTTTTGGAGGAATGGAAAAATAAATAATAGCGACCATTATTCTTCTAAGATTGTCACATATTTATTATAAATGATAATCATGGAAACAAAACATTGTACTAAGTGTAATAGTGATAAACCATTAACTAAAGAATTTTGGCATCACAGAAAAAGTAAAAAAGATGGGTGGGAATATTATTGTAAAGCATGTGTAAGAGAAACTACTAAAGCTAATTATAATAAGAATAAGGATCAATGGAGAGAATATCAAAAAGAATTCAAACGAAAATACAAAGAAACAGTAAATGAATATAAACAAACATTATGCTGTTCTAAATGTAAAGAAACTAGATATTATCTTTTAGATTTTCATCACATTGATCCAACCACTAAATCTATAGCAATAGGTAATGCATGGCAGTACAAATCTATAGAAGATACTTTTAAAGAAATTAAAAAATGCATTCCTTTATGTTCAAATTGTCATAGAGAATTCCACCATTTAGAAAAACAAAATAACATTACATTAGAAGAATACTTAAAATAAGTTATGGAGGAAATTAGACACATTATTAGTCATTTGTTAGGTGGGTGTGGAGACGCCCACCCTAACATTTTAACATTACTTGCTGGTGATTTGCACTTTCTTACTTACATTCAACAAGTAATTAAATTAAAATTCAAATGAAACGTAGTAGCTTTATCAAATCATTAGGTGTATTAGTAGGTGCTGCATTTATACCCGAATCAAAATCATCACCACTTAGAATTACTTCTACTGGATTTGAAGGTATAGGATATCCACATCCATATGAACGTATGCGAATAACATCTAGTGGTAATGTTGGAATGGGTGTATTAAATCCGAAACAAATTTTAAAAGTAACAAGAAGAGTAAACGGTGGAATGTCATCATTACAATATAGAATAAAATAATATGGAAGATACAAATGATAATTTTAAATTAACAACAGACTTACAACCAATAATTACATTAACCCCAACTCCATTCAGCATAACATTTAGTTGGCAAGGTAATGCTATTAAAGTTGAATTAGTAAACGGTGAAGATATATTAAAATTAGCTGATATATTCTCTAAAATGCTAACTGAAAATAATATAGAACATAAAATAATAAAATAATATGAAGTGTATCAAAAAAGGAGATGAAATCCGTAGAGTATCAGACCAAGACGCTGATAACAAAGTAAAAGTACATGGATGGTCATTCGTTCCTAAATCGGAATGGAAAACTAAAGTACGCGATGCAAATAAGAAAACCATTGAGGTGGATATTAATGCAGAAGTAGTTATAGATAAAAAATTAGCTAAACGTCAAAAACTAAAAGAAAAACAAGATGGCACTAGATTATACTAAAAATCAGCCTATTGTAGAAATGTATAGATGTGTGCAGACTGAAGGCTCATTAGCCGGCAGACCACACATTATTGTACGTACTACAGGGTGTACTCACCGTTGTTACTTTGGTGAAGGTGGATGGTGTGATTCATTTTATACATCGATTACACCAGAAAAAGGTAAATTTACATTACAAGACATTAAACAATTCTTTGCCGATAACTGGGATATCAATCACTTGATGTTAACTGGTGGATCACCAACGATGCATCCTGAATTATGTAATGAGATTATCAATCTATTTAAAGCATTACATGCTAAGAAAGGTATTGTAACGATGGAGACTGAAGGATCACATCCACTAATTACAGATCACCGCATTGATGTTATTTCATTATCGCCTAAATTCTCTAATTCGGTTCCAGTATTAGGTACTAAAATTATTAATACTGAGAAAATCGTTGATCAGAAATTTATCGATCAACATAATAAATTTAGAGGAAAATACGATGCAATTCGTCAATTACTAGCATACCACAAGAACTATCACTTCAAACCCGTAGTAAATCCAGTAGAACAACCGGAAATATGGGCTGAAGTTGAATCATTCCGTAAGCGTTTTAATATACCAAAACACAAAACGTGGCTGATGCCTCCAGGAGATTCACGCGATGAATTAATTCGTACTTATCCTATGGTATTAGATTTCTGCACGAAAAATGCATATAATTTCTCAGGTAGAGACCACATTATAGCTTACGCAGACCAAAGAGGTGTGTAATAATGAGAAAAAGGGATTTAGTATATTTATACTAAACCCTTAACTTGTTATACAAATGGCTAAAGCTAAATCTTCAGTATCGTCTTCAAGTATTTACAAATACAAATCTAAAAAAAGAAGACCAGGTGTTCATGCTAAAACAAAAACATCATCACATAAGCATAGTAAAAACTATGTTAAACTAAATGTTGGACAGGGCCGTTAATTCGGTCCTTTCCTGATTATATTTAAGAGTAAAATAAAAGTTATGGCAACAGCAACATTAACGTATGATTTAAATGATGCCGACGATAGAATGGCACATTTACGAGCAACTATGTCTTTAGATCTAGTACTGATGCTATGGGAATATGATCAACATCTACGATCAGAATACAAACATGGTGATAAGCCAGAAGCATACGAATACAGACAAAAGTTCATCGAAATGATGAATGAACGCAATATCGATTTAGAACAATTATTAGGATAAGCAATGTACGAAGTTGGACAACGTATAGTTACGGATTTAGGTGTTGGTGATATATTACGCATAGAACACGAGAGATACTACGTGTATATTGAATTTCCATCCAACAACACACACTCATACGAAACTTGGCTTACCGACAGTGATATACGCTATTCATACGATACTAAAGATGATTATAGGCGAGTGCCACCCGAAGACGATAATCGAGTAACGCGATCATTAAAACAACCTAGAGCAAAAAAACCAAAATCAGTATACAGACATGGCAGATACACAACCGTTTGGAGGTAAAACAAAAGCAGTAATAGCATTTATTGTAGGATTTATTTCATTTCAATTATTATTTCATTTAGTAATTAAACCCAATGGTGTAGCACAAAAATCAATGTCTGAATTACAAGTTGATTCATTAAAACAAGCAAATGACTCGTTACAAAATGAATTACGACTTTATATTGATGGATGCGATCATAAAGAACAAATATATGAACAAATCATATATGATTGCGAACACCAACGTAGATTTAGACGTCAAAAATACAAAGAAACATTAAAACAACAATCCCGTTATGAACAATATTGATAAATCATATCAAGCATTATTACAAGACATTTTAGATAACGGTATAGTTAAATCTGATAGAACAGGTACCGGTACAATATCTGTATTTGGACGTCAGATTCGCCATAAAATGTCTGATGGGTTTCCACTTTTAACCACTAAAAAGATGGCGTGGAAATCAATCGTAGCTGAATTACTATGGTTTTTACGTGGAGATACTAATATCAAATTCCTATTGGATTACGATTGCCATATTTGGGATGGTGATGCATATAAGAATTATAGTAAAACAATTGATAATGTAATTGATGGTTACAAAAGTGGTGATATTATGGGAATGCAACCTCATATTGAAAAATGGTTTAGTAACTCCGATGAACTTACACCACTAACAAAAGAAGAATTTATCAAAAATATTAAAACCGATAAAGAGTTTGCCGAACGATGGGGTGAATTAGGACCAATCTATGGTAAACAATGGAGAAGTTGGCTAAAAGTAGGTGAAGAAATAGACCAAATCCAAAATCTAATAAACGAACTTAAAACAAATCCAGATAGTAGAAGATTAATGGTAAGTGCTTGGAATGTGGGCCAATTAGACGAAATGATTCTTCCACCTTGTCATTATGGATTTCAAATTTATACGAGAGAGTTGGATATTAAGGAACGATGGGAATCAAGACTTAAATATTATAGATCAGATGAACCTATTCCTTGGGATAGAATGGCATACCCATCGCATTCATATTTGGATAAATTCAATCTACCAACTCGAGCAATCTCTCTAATGTGGAATCAACGTTCAGTAGATACGTTCTTAGGATTACCATTTAATATTGCTTCATATGCTCTATTACTTGAAATACTAGCTAAAGAAGTGAATATGGTACCTGATGAATTGATTGGAAATTTAGGCGACGTGCATTTATATTCAAATCACATTGAACAAGCCAAAATGCAGATTCTACGCAAACCATTTAACTTACCTAAAGTAAACATTACTGAACGTAATTGGTACCAACATGAGTTAGTTAAAGAACGATTAGGACCAAAAACATTTAGTGAAAAAATATTATCATATCGTCCAGATTGCTTCGAGTTAATCGGATACGAGTCACATTCAGGAATTAAAGCACCATTATCAAATTAATATGAAAAAAATATTATATACTGTATTTCCATCATTAATGCCTAAGCAATGGAAAACAAGAAGTAGCGATCCTATCATTTATACGTACGATGAAGATTGGGATGTATTTATTGGATCAAATAAAGTAGTACTTGGATTAGGATTCGTAATCAAACATATGGACATTTACAAAAAATAAAATATGCAAATAGATAAAGAAGAATTACATAGATTATATATGGAGTGGGTAAATCAAGTAGCCGATGAATTAGATTGGAAAACACATTTTGGACCAGAAGAAATCGTATATGCGATTGCAAACATATTAGAAAAAAATCCATCATTAATTAAATCAGAGGACAATGCTGTATAAAATAGGAGTAGTAGTTGGTGTATTTATATGTGTGTATATAATGTACAAATTATCTAAAATATATTAAAACATGAAAAAATTATTACTATTATTATTGCTAGTATCGTTTGGTACTTTAGCACAAGACATTTCAATTCTAAAACACACCAATTACACATCACACTTTTCAATCTCAAAGCGTTACCCAGTAATTGTAGAATATTACCTAACTAAAGCAATGGTAACATGTCCCGTGCCTTTAAAACGTAAAAATACATTCAAACCAGATCCATTATTACCAGATAAAACAAATACATTAAAAGATTACGTTGGATCAGGCACTGATAGAGGCCATATGATGCCTGCAGCAGATAACTTATGCCAATCCCAATCAATACAAGACGAATGCTTCTACATGTCTAATATGTCAGCCCAATACCATACTTTAAATGCAGGTGATTGGAAAGCAGTAGAAACAATGGAACGTAAATTAGCTGAGGAACATGGTGATTTAAAAATATGGACCGGAAACATTGGTGAATTAAAGAAAATCGGTACCGTATCAGTACCTGAAAAATGCTGGAAAGTAATATATGTAAAATCAACTAAAAAATGGCTAGCGTATTTATTCGATAATAACACTAGTACAGTAAATAAAGACGGTATTGCAAACAACGAAGTAAAAGTTGAACAAATTTCATTAATGACTGGCATTAAATTTGTTCCTTAAATATTTCCTTCGTATATTCAATTAAATAAAAGTTATAATATGGAATTTAAAGTAGACACAGTAGTAGCAAGTATTATTGCTAAATTTGAGCGTAGAGCTCGTATGGGTAAAGAAAAGTATGGTACTGATTTAGATCGTACTGACTTGGATAAATTATCATGGGTGAATCATGCACAAGAAGAGTTAATGGATGGTATTTTATATCTCGAAAAATTAAAACAAGAATTGCAAAAAGATTAGGAAATTAAAGATTTCTCAATTATATTTAAGGAAAGTTAAGGGAAACCTGATTTGTATATATTTATTAACATAAAAGCAACAATGCAAAATACATTTTTACATACTGTCGAATTAAATCGCAACACGAGATCGTGGCAGGGAGCATGTCTGTTTATTGGCACACCGGCGAGTGATTATAAGAATGACAGGGGTAAGAATATGAATATGAGATAATAAGTATCTAATACATAAAATTCAGCCCCTAACCGCAAGATTAGGGGCTTTTTTAATTTATATATGGGCTCGTAGCTCAACGGCTGAGCGCTTCATTTGCAATGAAGAGGATGTGGGTTCGAATCCCATCTTGTCCACAGTAGTTGTTCTTTGATTTATTGGCAAAATGCATTCTTAACTCAATGGCAGAGTGCTGTCTTTACATGGCAGAGGTTGGGGGTTCGAATCCCTCAGAATGTACGATATGTGTCTTTAGTTTAACGGATAGAACTCCTCACTTCTAATGAGACAGTAGGGGTTCGATTCCCTTAAGACATACATAATGCTCTATTGGTGGAACGGAAGACACACTGGCCTTAGACTCCAGTTATTACAGGTTCGAGTCCTGTATAGAGTACAGTAACATGCCTGTATCGCATAGCGGCAATTGCGGGGCGCTGTAAACGCTCTCCTTCGGGTTCGGTGGTTCGAGTCCATCTGCAGGCACATTTAATTGGGGATGAAGCTAACTTGGTAGAAGCGCTGGACTGAAAATCCAGAGGAATTGGTTCGAAACCAATCTTTCCCACTATAGGAGAAAATGTCGGTTCGAATCCGACCTGGGGAGCCAGAAGCTACCCCGGTAGTAATAACGGGCAAAACATCTCCTAAACGACTCCGTAGCTCAATTGGTCAGAGCACTACACTTTTAATGTAGGGGTTATGCGTTCGAGTCGCATCGGGGTCACAATAGTTTACTTCGGCAACGTTCTATATAAAAATCGGAGCCGATCAACGGGTGGTAGAGGAGTCAGGTTTATCTCGCTCGCCTTGGACGCGAGAGCACGCAGGTTCGAATCCTGCTCACCCGACCATATAGGAATATAGCTCAACTGGTTAGAGCATCTGCCTGATACGCAGAAGGTTACAGATTCGAATTCTGTTATTCCTACAGAAGTAATATGGACAGCAGATGGAATTATTCCAATAAGCGGCGCGATACCTGAGGAGCTCAGGATGTTACTTCTAATACACATTTGTGGTGAAATGGTATCATACCGCTCTCCAAAAGCGTTGTTCAGGGTTCGAATCCTTGCATTTGTGCGATTTGCTCTTTTAGTTCAATGGATAGAACACTTCACTACGGATGAAGAGATTGGAGTTCGAGTCTCTAAGAGAGTACATTTAATAAGGTCGATTAGCCAAGTTGGTTTAAGGCTGGGCTCTGCAAAAGCCCGATCACAGGTTCGAATCCTGTATTGACCTCGGTGATTGTGGTCTAATGGTTAAGACTAAGGTTTGTGGTGCCTTAAATAAGAGTTCGATTCTCTTCAATCACACCAATACGGAAATATAAGATTTCCAAATTATATTTAATACGGTGCTGAGGTCAAATGGTTAAGATATCTCCCTGTCACGGAGTTTGGAGCGGGTTCGATCCCCGTCAGTACCGCAATTATAAGGAGGGTTGCCAGAGATGGATTATTGGACTGGTCTTGAAAACCAGCGATCGTGAAAGCGATCCGTGAGTTCGAATCTCACACCCTCTTCATCCTCCAATCCTGTGTCGGCTCGAGCAGGTGAGAGTTGAGGTATCGGGCCCTTATAGAGAGTTACCCAAGTTGGTGAAGGGGCCTCATTGCTAACGAGGTAGATCGGATAAAACCGGTGCGAGGGTTCGAGTCCCTCACTCTCTACTGTAAACGCGCCAATGGGGGAATAGGTAGACCCGTAGCACTTAAAATGCTATTCCCGTAGGGAGTGCAGGTTCGATTCCTGCTTGGTGCACAATTTAAATAAATGGGATATGAGAAAATTCAAAACACTGGCTAATAAAACTCCGATTGAGTTGATTGGCTACATTAACGAGTACAAGCAGACACATCCCGATTTAGAATTATTAATTGGGTGTGATTCACAGAATAGGAAAAAAGAAACGTTTTACGCTATTGTAATCGGTTTATATACTCCTAAAAAAGGTGCCCACGTTCTTTATACTAAGTTCGAAGTACCTAGAGAAAAAGAACACGTTACTCGATTAATCAACGAAGTTTGGTTTTCAGTCGAAGTAGCAGAACAAATTAGAACAGAATTAGATATTAGAGCTAAATTTATTGATATTGACTTAAATCCAGATCCAAAATACCGATCAAACCAAGCATTAACAAGTGCTGTGGGTATTGTAACAGGAATGGGCTATACAGTAAGACATAAAGGACATTCACCTATGATGACTTATGCTGCAGATAATTTAGTAAAAATGTAGGTAATGAATATTTCTTAATTATATTATAGTAAGAAATAAACGCCCCTATCGACAAGCGGTTAAGTCACATCCCTTTCACGGATGAGTCACGGGTTCGAATCCCGTTGGGGGTACTTAATTATTGGTAGCAGGGAGGTTGTTGGTCGCCCACCGGTCTCATAAGCCAGGTCTACGCCAGTTCGATTCTGGTCCCTGCTACGAATAAATGTCAACATAGTGAAATGGTGATCACAGAGCTCTCATAAGGCTTTATTTCAAGTTCGAATCTTGATGTTGATACGATGGGTCTGAGGGAGTCCCGAAAAGGAATAAATAACCTGTCCCTCTCTATGCTCTCAAAGCATTGCAGGCGATGCGCCAGATTTGTAATCTGGATAATTCGGTTCGATTCCGGATGAGAGCTCATAAGCAGGTATAGCACAGTGGTTAGTGCTCTGGTCTTCCAAACCGGAGACGTCAGTTCGAATCTGACTACCTGCTCATATTGTCCGATGGTGTAGCGGTAGCACAAACGTTTTTGGTGCGTTTAGGGTTGGTTCGAATCCAGCTCGGATAACATTTATAAGGGTTTGTAGCTCAGAGGCAGAGCAGACGACTGTTAATCGTCAGGTCGAGATATCGTAATTCTCCATTCCCTCCAAAATTTATTACTATGGTATCAGCAATTTTAATTTCACTATCAATAGGATTCTCCGTAGGGGCAATTAGCGGAATGCTAGCGTATGAATGCCCTAAATGTGATTGCTGCAAAGAAGATAAAAAACAATTACTAAAAGGATAATTAAATAGATAAATCTCTATTTATATCCAACAAACCAGGCTTACCAGCATGACGACGGTGAGAAATTGGTTGCTTTGTATTACTTATACTCTTATGTAATACTGTTCCAAATAATGTGCTGATTGATAATAAAATAAATAATAAAGGCATAATTTTATATGTTTATGTTTGTAAAAGAAGTGAACCGTTATGGATTCACTTCACAATTTGATAATAAGATATAACTATATTACGAGTTATTACTTAATTGTAACTAAATCTCTTTTAACTTCTGTATTGATAGCGAAATCTTTAATTTCGATTACTTTTCTAGTCGAATCAACTACTTTAAGCTTATAATTACCATCAACTAAGTTGCTGAAATCAAATGCTTTGTGCTTAGTTAAAAATTCTGTGTGAATAACGTTGTTATCCGCATCTAATACAATAGCAGTTAATTTAGATCCCGTAGGAACGCTAACTAAGAACTTTAAGTTATTAGTCTTCTCGATTTTAACTCCATCAGAAGCATTAGCAGCAGATACAGTTAAGGCAAACAATAATGTGAAAATTGTAGTTTTCATGTTTTGGGTTTATGTTAGGTTTAATTTTAAATCCAACTATACGTATAGTACATTTCTACGAAAACGACAAAAAGCCATCATACTCGTAGACTAATCCACACAACGCCTACCATACTCAACCACTACTAGTAAACTTTATAATATTTATTATAGAATTAACTAGTAAATATGAAATATATATTTTTCTTTACACTTATGTTGGTATCCTTAGCAGGATGGGCTCAAACACCTAAAAAGATATACATCGAGAATGTAGGAAATAAAATCCAAATAGGTAAATTAGCAGGAAATCGTAATCTAGCATTCGGAGTTAAAAACATATTGGATGAATCTCTATCAGACAAATATGATTTAGTTTCATCTGCAGATAATGCCGATTATACATTACAAGTAGATATCGTATTTTTAGACGTTGAGTCATCAAACATGAGTATTGGTATCCTACATCAGGATGAGCAAGCAGTAGTGATTAGTATGGTAGGACGCTTACTAAAAGGCGATAAAGTTATCAAGCAAAAAACAGCAACAGAAAAGTCATCCGAAATATCGATGTCAACTTTAGTTATTTCTGAGGCTGGTGGTTTTAATCAAACATCATTATCAAATGCATTGAAAAAAGCATCAGTTTCATTAACAACTAAATTGTTTGACAAAATATGAAAAAATTATTGTTCCTATTATTTACGTTAATAGGTTTTAGTTCATTTGCTGGTCCAATTAAATTAAGACTAGAAACTCCAAGATTATCTACTGCTATCGATGGTACAACTATTGGTAGAGGTGATGAGTTCGATGTAGTAATTCAAGGTGATGGAAATGGAAATACAACAACACGTCAATTGATGTTTGATTTCCAATACGATGCTGCTAACTTTGATATTATCTCAGTAAACCATACAGGTACTGGTGGAAATGGTGGTATTTTACCTTATGGATCAACTATTAGCATATCTCACAATCCATACCCAGGATATACTTACACTAATACTAATGCTACAAATGCTGTATCTACTGATGGTAATGTCAGATGGTCAAGTACCTCTTATACCTACCAAAACGGCGGTCAGAATGGTATTTTAAGAGCAACATTAACATGGACATCACCAAACGGAATGCCATATGCTGGTGGGTGGGATAGATTCGTTGTTGTTAGAATGAAAGTTAAAACTACATCTACAGCAACAACATTTAATCCATTTAAGTTAAACTTTGTAGCGGGATGGAATGCACAAGGTGCTCAAGATGCAACTTATCAATTTGAACAATTAGCAACTGAAATCTTATTTGATCAAAGTATTGGCAAATATGTAACTGCAAACGTAGATGTAAATTCAAATTTACTTGCATTATCTGATTTAAGAGTATCATTCAGAAACCCAACAACAAATACGGGTGCATTATTTAATGTCACATCAACTGGAGCTGTAGATATTGATCAAACATTACTTACAGCAAATACAACATACGAAGTATCAGTAATGCATGATATGGATAAAACAAACGCAGTATATAATTCAGCAATTACATTATCTGATTTTACAACAGCACAAGGTGAATTTACATCAATGGGACTGGATGGTTCAAACGGACAAATTCTAAAAACAGGCCAATCACTTTACGCTGCAGATATTAATAGAAATAAATCAATTGATGGTGGTGACTTACCTCGATTACTAGCTCAAGTAGTTGGTTTAGATACGTTAGTGACTGTGCCTGCAAATTATGTATCTCAAGGAGCAAATACATCATGGAGAAGTGTTCCAACATGGAGAGCAACTGATGTAACAACTATTACAGGACAAGTAGAATGGGTTGTTATTGCGGTTAACTCATATTCAGCAGGTGTAAGTAAAGTTTTAATAGATATGAGAGAATTTGGTAATATAGATCCTACATCTATTAAGGCTCTTCAATTACTAGACTTATATTCAGGACCAGTAGAATTTGTAAGCCAAGATGCTACATGGGCTACATATAAAGTATTCACAAACTTCTCTACTATACCAACATCAGTATTTGCATCATCTATACGATTTATACAAGGTGGAGATTATGGAATTAAAGCAGAAGTAGCATTTAATACATCAGTAGATAATTCATGGAGTACAATTACTGCTTTAAACTGGAAAACAATAACATTTCCTAAAGTAACATTTACTACTAGTGATTTAGGATCTAACCAGGTATTAAATTTAAAATACTTACTATGGGGTGATGTCAATCGTTCACACTCATCACAAGTTATAGTAGTAGATAATGGAGCAAGCACAGTAGCAACAAACGCGAAAGCTAGCATGTTAACTAATACAGCATTCAGAACAATGAATTCCACGGTAGCAGCTCCTACATCAATTGATGTTAACTTATCCAACGTAACTGTTACATCAAACGATATAGTAATACCAATAGCTGTAAATACAAACGGTGCTTCATTAGGTGGATTACAATTTCAATTTAATTACGATCCATCAAAATTAAAATTCAATGAAGTAAAAACAGATTTACCAGCTAACTGGTATGTATTCGCAAACGCAAAATCTGGTGTAATTAAGTTTGGTGCTTTAGATCAATCATTAAAAACACCAATAACAATAAATTCAATACCGTTTAAATTGAAATTCACTTCGATTGGTTCTGGGGTAGATATCTTAACATCAGTTAAAGTATCACCAACAATGGATGCTAATGATTCTAAAGGTAATCAATTAGGTATTAACTTAAATACAGATAAAATTAAATTAACAGGATACAATAACTTCTAATATGAAACGAATATTATTTTATACAGCATTATCATTATTAACATTAGCTGCTTGCACTAATTATGAGCAAGAAGTTATTGCACCTCAAATTGATTTAGGCGTAAAATCAACATCAACGTCTATTAAATCAATTAAACAAACTGAAAACACAGTAACAGCAGTATTTGAAACTACTGTTGGGTCTAAGTATGCTATTCAGGTAATTCCGTTTGGAAGTGAGCAACCAGTTAAAAAGGAAAAATTCACTGCAACAGAATCATTAACGACTAAGAATTTAGACCTATCAGATTTACCAAAGAGAGACTACGACTTTATATTTATTGACGTAGACGGAAAAGAAGCAAAATATCCCTTAACAATAAAATAAAAAACAAAATGGCAGAAGAAGCAGAAAACGGAGGAGGCTCATTAAAGAGCATTCTAATCGGATTAGCGAGCACAGTTGCGATAGCAGTAGGTGGTTTCGTAACTAAGACTCTAACAGGAGATGGTGATGAACCAGCACAAGCAACATCAGCACCCGCTCCAGTAATTAACATTACTCAACAACAGCAACAAGCAGCAGCTCCAGCTGGTGGTAAAACAGTAATCATCAAAGAAAAAGCAGCAGCATCACCAGCAGCAGCACCAGCACCTAAGAAAAAAACTGAAAAAGAAGAGCTAGAAGAAGCTCCAAAATGGTAATTAAAAATGAAGTTATTTAAAGACGAAGAAAATATGGCAGCACCTGCTCCAGTACCTACAGGATTTAGAGACCTGTTAAACGCAATGATGAAACGTAGATGGTATATTACCGCTATGGTTTTAGGTGGTTTTATGTTAATAATTGTTGGTATATTCTTTGCAATTGGACAAAACACAGCAATTGCAGGTGAATGGAAAGAATTATTATTATTATTACTTGGTGCTTTTATTGGCTCATACGGTAAAATTATCGACTACTGGTTCTCAGACACTGACAAAGATAAGATGTTAGTTCAGAAAATGGACGAAGAAGATGGAACAACAATGAGTAATACAGCAGACATGAAAGATACTCCTATCGTTCCTACTGATGTATCTCCATTAGTAATTCCAGAATCTGCTTCATCAACTGAAGCACCTGCAGAAGTTAAAAAAGGAACCGAAATCGACGAAGACGGTGACGGCGTAATGGACGGTTTAGATTTCGATGGTGATGGGAAGATTGATGAATATTTTGCACACCGCCAATGCGAGCACGTTTGGGGTGATGCAGATGGTGATGGCGAAGAAGAGTGTTTAAAATGTGGTAAAATCAAAGATCCAGTTGCTCCAGAAGCTACTGATGATATAGAAGGATAATAACAATGGAAAAGGTATATAAAATATATTCAAAACTGGTTTTAGCTTGGATTGCAGTTGCTTTCAGTACCCAGATGTATTTTGCATATTTACATTTTTCGGGTCAAAATGAGAAAGCATCTAAAATCGCAGCTAGAATCTCAAAACAACCGTGGTAAAATGGAAATATTAAAAAAATTTATGGATGGCGTTAAGTCATTAATGGCCGATGAAAAAGGTGCAGTATCATCAAAGCGATTTGTTGGTTTATTAGCTGCAGTTACTTTGTGTGTTACAATGTATCATAATTCATTCTCAACAGTAGACGTAGCCCCAGCAGATTCATTAGTGAATGCAGTAGCAATGTTAGCATTTGGTGCTTTAGGTTTGACATCATTTGACAAATTTACGTCATTAAAAAAGCAAACAGCAGAAGGTACTAAACCAGCAGAAACAGAATCAGAAGGATAATATGAAATATATATTAGTTACATTTCTAACATTATGCAGTCTAACAGTATTCGGCCAAACAGTCGGATCTGTTAAGACTGAAACATACGTGGCTGATTTTGAAAAGAAACAGTCAATAGCAGTAGTGTCTGACTATGAAGGACCTAAAATACCGATTCAATTATTACAAATCGGTGTTACGGAAGAAGTATTTGCTATGTATCCTGAATTAAAGGATAAACGCGTTGGTTTAGGTTTAACAAATATCGTTGTTGAATTTTTAGAGGAAACTAATCGCTTTACATTTACCGAAGACAAAGCCGAAATTAAAAACCGAATGGTAAAACAATTCCAGGCGTCTCAATCAGGCATCACCGAAAATAAATTAGATGGTAGAGGTAAGATTAAATTAGCACAATACTTCGTATATGTAGAGATATACGACTTCTCAGTTTCTGAGGATGAACAATTAAAATTGAAAGATGGTGTTAAGCAAACTCAAACTACCAGATTGGGCTTACAAGTTAAGTTCGTTAACGCTGAAACTGCTGAGTATCTCACTGGTTCAGGCTTAGGTGAAGCAAGTACAGTAAAGCAAGGAGCATTATCCGATTCATTTGATGAAATTAAATTCAATCAATCTACAATCGGTATTACAACTAAAAAAGCACTTGAAACAGCTGCTTCACGGATCGTATCACGTATGATTAAAAAACAAGTATTTAAAAATTAATAAATAATTAATTATGTTATTGAAATTAGGTTCAGAGGGAGAAGACGTAAAAAAACTCCAAGAAAAATTAGGTGTAGATCCAATCGGTAAATTCGGTCCTAAAACTGAAGCTGCTGTTAAAGCATGGCAAGCTATTAACGGATTAACTGCTGACGGTATTGTAGGTGATGGTACATGGGCTAAATTATTTGGTGGTGCTGCTCCAGTAGCAGCTGCTGCTCCAGCTCCTGCTGCCGCTGCTCCAATCGCAAACGCAGGTGCTTTAAAATTACAAAATCTAAAAGGACATATTCCAGATGCAGTAATTGCAATGATTCCAGATACAGCAGCTAAGTTTGCTATCAATACACCATTGCGTTTAGCTCACTTTCTAGCACAATGCGGACACGAATCAGGTGGATTCCGTGCAACACAAGAGAACTTAAATTACTCGGCTAAAGGATTAAACGGTATCTTCCGTAAGTACTTCCCTACTGAAGCTGCAGCTGCTGCATATGCACGCCAACCAGCTAAAATTGCTTCTAAAGTATACGCTAATCGTATGGGTAACGGATCTGAAGCATCAGGTGAAGGATATAAATTCCGTGGACGTGGCTATATTCAATTAACTGGTAAAGAAAACTACACTGCATTTGGTAAATCAATCGGTGAAGATATCATCTCAAATCCAGATAAAGTATCATCACAATATGCTTTATTATCTGCTGCTTGGTTTTTTTCTAAAAACGGATTACATAAGATGGCAGATGAAGGCGCATCAGATCAAGTAGTGACTAAAATCACAAAACGCGTTAATGGTGGTACAATCGGTTTACCAGATCGTATCAAACATTTCAAAGAATACTACAAGCTATTAGCTTAAGTGAGATATGTATTTGTACTTTTATTTATAATCGTTTCATTTACTAGTAGATCTCAATCTATTATTCACACATACTTTGATCCCTGCACGAAACAAGTACTAACGTATGAAGTTCCGATCGGGGGTCAAATCTTTGTCGTGTATCGTTCAATGTCACAATCATTTACTTATGCTCAAGTAGCAAATGGTGATTTATCAAAGTGGCTAAATCAAACAGCAAATAATTATCCATGTAAAGTAGCTGAAGTAGTTACTCAAACACAAACTCAAACTGTAGCAAACACAGTATCGGCAGTAGTAGCTCAAGCAGCTGCTGCTACGGCTGCTCAAACTGCAGCACAAACAGCAGCATCAACAGCGGCGTCAACCGCTGCTTCAACTGCTGCTTCAACTGCAGCATCTACAGCATCAAATACAGCAGCATCAACTGCTGCCTCATCAGCATCAGCAGGTGCTTCATCAGCAGCCAGTGGAGCCGCTAGTGGTGCTGCTAGTTCAGCTGCAGGTGGTGCTGCCGGTGGAGCTGCTAGCGGAGCAAGCGGTGGATCTGCGTCGTCTTCAAGCAGTAGCTCATCAAGCAGTGGAGGTGGCGATGGTGGAGGTGGTGGCGGAGGCGGCGGGGGAGGCTCGTCCGAATCTAAATCCGATAGTGGTGGAGGTGGTGGAGAATCTAAATCTGAAGGTGGAGGAGGAGAATCCAAATCCGAATCTAAGTCCGAATCAAAATCTGAATCTAAAGACGAAAAAAAATCAGAATCAAAGTCTGAATCAAAAAAAGACGGCAAGAAAGAAGATAAAAAAGCTCAAAAGGCAGCTACAACAAACCCAATGATTGTATCTGGGGATTTAGCAGCAATGCAAAACGCAGATAATTCATTTACACCAGTGCTAGGTATATCAGTGTCTAAATCATCATTGATGGGAAATGAATCGTGGGGTGCTACCTCGATGATATTCTTAAACTTTAAGCAAGCAGCACTAACTGGTAAATACACTAAGATGTTTGCTACTGAAGGTAAAATATCACACGTAAAGAACTACTCATTAACCTATGCTACTACATTTACAGATCATTTAGTATTTCTTGGTTATACTTACATAGAATTATTAGATGAAATGGGAGTAATTGGCTCAAATACTTCAGCTATATCAGCGTTTCTATCTGATGGTTCAATAATGTTGGCACCATCATTTACTGTGTTTTATATGAAACCATTAAAGACAAAAACTAAAATAAAATTCACACCAGAAATATTCGTTTTAACGTCTCCGTTTTCGTATATGACTTCAACTAAAGATATGTCAATAAATAAAGATTTATCAATGATGTTAGGTAACTCGTTTGACATACCATTATCTAAACGTTTTAGAATTAACTTTAATGTTAAATCATCATTAAGCACTAATCCAGCATCACCAGTATTAACATTCTTTACTGTAGGATCTAAACTAAACTTGTAAGAGTTTTATTTCTTTATTATATTTATATTAAATAACAATATGGAAGAACAAGAAGAAAATAAAATGGACGTCATCACAGTTGATGTACCATTATTCATCAGATTATTAGAATTTGCTCGCGAAGATTCAACTGATGATATGCAGTTACACGATATAGCTGAAAAATTAATCGAATTGTGTGCTGATGGAGACATCATGACAATGGAACAATACGATGAAATTGTTGGTTCTAAAGAAAATGGAGCCGATACTTCAGGAATGAATGCAGTCGAAGACGATATGCAAGAAAAACAAGACGCAATTAGCGAACAAGAATATCGCTGGTATAAGATTGCCGGAATCCAAGTAAAATAATTAAAATGGGAAGACTTGTCAATCAAGTCTTTCCTAATTAAATTCAGTTATAAATTTAAACAATAAGTTATGTGCGAAATTAGCAATTTAGAAATTACCAATTCAGGTAATGCAAATGGTATCTCATTACATTTGCAACAAATCATCGAAACCGAAGGTAAAGAACGCTCTCTGACTGTAGAGGAAAAACAAGCAGTCATTACCAATGCAACTAAAGCATATGGTCAATTCTTAGACGCATTAGGCGTTGATTGGCGTAATGATCCAAACTCATCTGACACACCAAAACGTGTTGCTAAAGCATACGTTAATGATTTATGGCGTGGACGTTATGAAGTATTAGGTGATGTTACAGCATTCCCATCAGATGGTTACAACGGTATTGTATTAGAGCGCGATATCCCAGTAATTTCGATGTGTTCTCACCACCACCAAACGATCTTAGGTAAATGTCATATTGCATATGTGCCAGGTCCTGAATCAAAGGTAATCGGATTATCAAAATTAAATCGTGTAGTTGAACATTTCTCACGTAGAGGTGCTATTCAAGAACAATTAACTATGGCTATTCATAATGCTATGAATAATTTAATTGAAGGTAATGAAGGTATTATGGTAATGATGCACGCAACACACAACTGTGTATCGTGTCGTGGAGTTAAGCATATGGGAGCTTCAATGGTAACATCAGAAGTATCAGGTGTATTTGCTGATCACCAAAAGACAGCTAAACAAGAAGTATTAGAAATGTTAAAATTAAATCTACAAGCATATAGCTAATATGATCAAATTATTTGATATACTTAAAGAACAAGCGCAGCCAAAATATGAGTATGGCTGCGTTATGTTGTATTTTAATTTCCCATTAATAAACAAAATACACGACGCTATTGATCCTAAAGATATATATAATGATCCATCAAATCCCACATTTGGATTAGAAACAGAACCTCATACTACATTGTTATATGGATTACATGATGGAGTTTCAGAACAAGATGTAAAAAATGTATTAGATAAATTTACATTCGGTACTTGTAAAATTTCAAATGCGTCATTATTTGAAAATGAAAATTTTGATGTATTAAAATTTGATGTAAACGGTGATAACTTATTTAAAGCCAATACCGAATTAAGTAAATACCCGAACACTCAGAATTTTCCTAATTATCATCCCCATATGACAATTGCTTATTTAACTCCAGGTACTGGTAAAAGATATGCTAATATGTTAAACGGGCAAGGATTTGAATTAACACCAACTCACGCTGTTTATTCGATGCCTAATGGTGAAAAGAAACAAATATCAATAAACACAAAATAAATAACATGGCAAGCAACGGTTATAAATTACACTTCGTTAACGAAGTAGAAAAATTCAATTTCCTATTCGGTAAACTGAATAATTACACTCCCACCATTCCCGAAAAAATGGAACGTGATTTTATCTATAATTTCATTCTAGAGGAATTAGACGAGTATAAAGCAGCAGCTGAAAAAGGAGACATCGTAGAAGTATTAGATGCATTTTGTGATATCATGTACGTATTATCAGCGGGTATTATGGCCTATGGTTTAAAGGATAAATTCGTTGACGCATATAATGAAGTACAGGAATCGAATCTATCTAAATCATGTTCAACTGAAGAGGAAGCAGACGCTACAGCTAAATTTAGAGCAGCAGCATCACAACGTCCTTGCCATTTTGAAAAACGTGGTGATAAGTATGTAGTATATCGCTCAGAAGATCGTAAAGTACAAAAAGCGTTATCGTATTTTCCACCAAATTTAAGACAATTCTTTACTGAAGACGAATTAAATAATGCAAAACGATAAAATATTCGTAAATGTATCATCGTATAGGGACCCATTACTTCCATATACTATTGATAATGTATTAAAAAACGCAGCAAATCCCGATAACGTTGTTATTGGGCTTTGTTGGCAATACGGAGATGAAGAACCAAAAGAATTACCATTCGATAAAGACCAAGTAAAAATTATTCGTGTACCTGCTGTACAAAGTAAGGGAGCGTGTTGGGCTAGAAATTTAGCATTTCAATTATGGGATGATGAAAAATACTTTTGGCTAATTGATTCACATATTACTGCAACTAAAAATTGGGATGAGAAGTTAATCAAAATGTATAATCAAACTTCAAATCCTAAATCAATTCTATCGTGTGCTGCGTCACAATGGAACCCACCATCCGATAATTTAGATTGGCATGGAGATCCAAATAAAATGGCTGTATCTGTAGCTAATCACTTTTATGGCAGTATATTACTCCAAATGTATGAAGTTAGAGATCAATCCGAATCACCAGAATTAAATACATTCCTTACAGCATGTAATTTATTTGGCCATTCTCAGTGGATAAAAGATGTACAATACGATCCAGATTTATTCTTTTTAGGTGAAGAAATAACATTGGCTGTTAGATCATTCACTCACGGATGGGATCATTATGCAACAACTGAAAACATGATTTACCATAAACACGATCGTGGATTCAGAAAAGTATTCAGTGATGACCACTACAAGCAAGTAGGGCAGTTAATGGATTATAGTTTAAAACGTTTAGAAAGTATATTATTAGAAACCAATGAAATCGAAATGGGGATTTATGGTTTAGGTAATGAACGTACTTTAAAACAATACGAACAATACGCTGGAGTAGATTTTAAAGAAAAAGTTATAACCGACAGAGCAAGAACAGGCCGTCCAGATTTAAATTATTTATAATGAGCAAAATATTCATTCAAATAGCATCATATAGGGATCCACAATTAATTCTAACAGTTGAAGATGCTATTAATAATGCAAAATATCCTGAAAATTTAGTATTCTGTATTGCCCATCAATTTAGTGATGATGATGTATTTTCTAAAGATTTAGATAAATACCGTGATGATAGTCGCTTCAAAATATTAGATATTCCATATAAAGAAGCAACTGGGGCTTGTTGGGCTAGAAACCAAATTCAACAAAAGTATGATGGAGAAGAATATACATTACAGATAGATTCACATCACCGATTTATTAAAAATTGGGATGAAGAATGTATTAATATGATTAAACAATTACAAGATAAGGGACATAAAAAACCATTATTAACATCATACATATCTTCATTTGATCCAGATAATGATCCTGAAGGGCGTGTTTTAGAACCTTGGTGGATGACTTTTGATAGATTTATTCCTGAAGGTGCTATATTCTTTCTTCCATCAAGTATCCCAAACTGGCAAACTAGAACAGAACCTATCCCATCTAGATTTTATTCAGCCCATTTTTGCTTTACTTTAGGTCAATTCTCAGTTGAAGTACAACACGATCCAAATTATTATTTCCACGGTGAGGAAATCTCAATTGCCGTTAGAGCATATACTTGGGGGTATGATTTATTCCATCCTCATAAAGTAGTTGCTTGGCATGAATACACTCGTAAAGGTAGAACTAAGCAATGGGATGATGATCCTGATTGGGTAGCTAGAAATAATGCATCACATGCTAGAAATAGAGCATTATTTGGAATGGATGGAGAATGTTCTCCATGTATGAAAGAAAGCTTAGGTAAATACTATTTTGGTACTGAGCGCTCATTGCAAGATTATGAAGCATACGCTGGCATTTCATTTAAAAAACGTGCAGCACAACAATATACTTTAGATAATAAGATTGCTCCAAATCCAATTATCAGAGATCCACAAGAATACGAAGCGTCTTTCCTACAACGATTCAAACACTGTATTGACTTAGGATACGATAGCGTACCTTATAATGACTATGAATTTTGGGCTGTAATATTTGAAGATAAAGATGGTAATTCATTACATAGAAGAGATGCCGATCCAGAAGAAATTCAACGATTAAAGAGCGATCCTGAAGGATATTGTAAAATATGGAGAGAATATTATGGGCCAACACCTTATAAGTATATTGTATGGCCATATTCTAAAGAACATGGATGGTGTAATAAAATTGAAAACGTACTATGAGAAAACTATATATAACTGTATTATCAAAGAATCGATCTCTACAATTCCAGTCGTTAATTGATAGTTTATTTTTAAACATTAAAAAGTATTATCCATTAACTATCAAAGTTTTATACAATGATAAAGATGATGATCACTTTTTTAATCCAAATGCATATAGAAAATTAAAATCAAGCTACGAACATATCGAATTTAAAAATATAGAATTTGATAGTACATTTAACATCCATGAGTATTTTATTAAAGATGAATTAAATTTATTTCTAACGGATAATGTTTTATTTACTTTACCTTTAGATCTATATGAAATTGGATCAATTGATTTCGATAATAGTGTTTTAGATTTATTTAAAGGAATAAACAGACAAAAAAATACAAACAATACATATAGATACGATGCTCATAAATGGAAACAAGATAATAAATTATATTATATAGAAAATAATAATGAAGCATTTGAAACAGCTCCATTAATTCATCCATGTATTGGAAAGATATTTCTAGCTAATGATAAAGACGTTAATACTCAAAAAACATATTTCTTCCCATTAGCACCATGTTTTATTAATAGCGTCAATTCAGAATCTGGAGTTGATAATTATTCAACTGATGATATTATAGAATATGGAACTTATGCTCTATGTACTAGGTATTTGATGGGTGAAAGAATTGATGTAAGCAAATCTCAAGGGTATTCTCCAAATACTATATTAGACGAATATAGATATGAATTTACAGATATATTAACAAAAAATCCATCATTCGATTACTTTAAAAATATCGTTTATTTAAACTTAGAAGAACGAACAGATCGCAAAAAAGAAATCGAAGACGAATTAGCTAAATTCAATATCAATGCTCAACACTTTAATGCTTTTAAAGTTGATTTAGATGAAGCACTAAAGTGTATGGGTAATCGTACTGATTTAGATGAACATAGTCTAAAATTAGCTCCATCTAGAGTTGGTGCTTCAAAATCGCATTTAGGTGCTGTACAATTAGCTAAAGATAATAATTGGGATAATGTATTGATTTTAGAAGATGATGTTAAATTCGTAGATAATGCTCCTTATATACTAGAACAAGCATTACTTGAATTAAAAGATTTACCTAGATGGGATGTATTATATTTAGGTGCTAATTCAATGGATACTATCAAGCAAATAAGCGGACACGTTGGAGAATTAACAGCAGCATTCTGTAATCATGCTTATGTAGTTAATAAACACTTTTATGATACTATATTAAATTATAATTGGAATCAATACTTAATTACTGATCAATTTTATTTAGATATCTGTCGAGATAAACGTTATACAACATATACAGTATTACCTATAATAGCAACACAAAAATCATCATTTTCAGACATTGAAGGTAAAGAAGTAAACTATGAAGATGTAATTAAAGACTCATACAAAAACACCCTAAATATATTTAAATGATAACCTTTAGAAAAATTGGAGAACATGGTCGCTTAGGTAATCAAATGTTTCAATACGCCTTATTAGCAGGTATAAAAGCTAAAACTAATTATGATATAATATTTCCTGAAGGAAAAGATCAAGTAGATGTATTTAAATATTTTTCAATTAAGGATATCCATTTCTTTAATGAACGTGATATTAATACTGAAACATATCATGAACAATTCTTTCATTTTGATAGAAAAGTATTTAACGTATCAGATCGTACTAATTTTGAAGGTTATTTCCAAACCGAAAAATATTTCATGCATTGCGAAGACTTAATTAGAGATCATTTTACATTTAAAGATCAATATATTCAGGAAGCAAAAGAATTTTTATTACCTTACCAAAATAAACAATTAGTATCAGTTCATATTAGACGAACAGATTACTTAGCAGTCCAAAATCATCATCCAATCATTCCGTTGTCTTATTATAAAAAAGCAATGAGTGAATTCGATGGTAATGACACTATATTCATTGTAAGTTCGGATGATATTGAATGGTGTAAAGAAAATTTCCAACAAGATAATATAGTATTTACAAACAAGATATCTCCAGTAGATATGTGTATTCAATCTTTATGTAATCATAATATTATAGCAAACAGTACATTCAGTTGGTGGGGTGCTTGGTTAAATAATAAAGCAGATAAAGTAGTTATATCTCCATCAATGTGGTTTGGTCCTGCTTACTTTCATTTCGATACTAAAGATATATATTGCCCTTACTTTAAAAAAATGATATAAATATGAAAACAGCATTAGTATTAGGAGCTGGAGGTTTTATTGGGAATCATCTAGTTAAAAGATTAAAATCAGAAGGATATTGGGTACGTGGAGTTGATTTAAAATACCCAGAATATGGTAAATCAGAAGCAGATGATTTTCTAAGATATGATTTAAGAGATCCACGTCATGTTGAAGCAGTAGTAAGATTAGAAGGTAGAAATGGATTACCATTACCATGTGAGTACTTTAAGCATCCATTCTCAGAAGAAATGGCATTTGACGAAGTATATCAATTAGCTGCAGACATGGGAGGTGCTGGTTATATTTTTACAGGCGATAACGATGCGAATGTAATGCATAATTCTGCAACAATTAATTTAAATGTTGTTAATGAATGTGCTAAAAATAAAGTTAAAAAGGTATTCTACTCGTCTTCTGCTTGTATGTATCCTGAACACAATCAGTTAGACCCTGAAAATCCAAACTGCGAAGAGTCATCTGCATACCCAGCTAATCCAGATTCAGAATACGGATGGGAAAAATTATTCTCAGAGCGATTGTATCTAGCATATGCTCGTAATTACGGATTAAACGTTCGAATTGCTCGTTTCCATAATATATTTGGACCAGAAGGAACTTGGATTGGTGGAAAAGAAAAAGCACCAGCAGCAATATGCCGTAAAGTAGCAGATTCATTAATGGATGAAGAAATCGAAGTATGGGGTGATGGCGAACAAACACGTTCATTCCTATATATTGATGAATGTTTAGATGGTATTCGTAAATTAATGGAATCAGATTTTACAGGTCCAGTCAATATCGGATCCGATCAAATGATTTCTATTAATAACCTAACTAAACTAGTAATTAAATTAGCAGGCAAACGAGCAGGAATCAAAAATATTTCAGGACCTACTGGTGTTAGAGGCAGAACGTCTGATAATGCATTAATTAAGGAAAAGTTAGGATGGGCTCCGTCCCAACCTCTAGAAGTTGGCTTGGAAAAAACATATAAATGGATTCAATCTCAAATGTTTTCTTAATTATGTTTACAACAAAAAGGTTATATGTATCAATCAATCTATTACGATTCTAGAGAAAAGAAATATCACTTACGTGATGATAAATTGGGTTGGAACTCATTCGAGTACCAACCCACATTTTATAAACCCGACTCGCAAGGTCAATTCCAAACATTATTCGGCGATAAAGTATCACCAACTAAAACATACTCAAGTGATTGCTTCGAAACAGACGTTGACAAACACACTCGAGTACTAGTTGATCTATACTCAGAATCAGACGATACACCAGAATACCACAACACAGTATTCTTTGATATTGAGTGCGAGATTGCAGGTGCATTAACGCCACAAACAGTAGCTAATGCTCCAACTAAAATTACATCAATTGCTTTATATGATAATACGTTAAAGCAATATTATTGCTATATTCTAGATGAAGATCAATTACTCACAAATTCTGAAAAGGACGGTACATTTGTTATCTCATGTGTTAATGAAAAAGTGCTATTGCAGATGTTCCTCGACAAGTGGGAGCAAATGGATCCAACGATAATTTCGGGGTGGAATAGCGAATTCTTCGACGTGCCTTACACGTACAACAGAATTGCCAAAGTGCTAGGTAAATCGCAAGCTGACCGCTTATCTCCGATTAGAAAAGTAGCAATTACCGAATATGAAGGTGATCAAGTAATTAAAATTGCAGGTATTAATCACCTAGATTATATGTTACTATTTAAAAAATATGTAACTAAGCAAGAGCCGTCATATGCGTTAGGCAATATCGGAACCAAATACGTTAAATTAGGTAAAATTGAGTATTACGGATCATTAGATAAATTATTTAAGGAAGACGTACAGAAATTTATCGAGTATAACATTCGCGACGTTGAAATTTTAGTTAAGTTAGAGGAGAAGATGAAATTTATCGATCTAACAGTTACTGTTGGTCACTTATGTCATACTACTTATGATAACATCTACTACTCAACTGCTCTAAATGATGGCGCTATCTTAACTTATCTAAAACGTAAGAATGTAGTATCGCCTAATAAACCTACTACATCTAATCCTCAGCTAGCTGGCTTATCACGTAAGAAAGCCGAAATCGATTACAAAGCAGGACGTATTACTAAAGAACAATACGAGGAAGTAATCGAATTATCTGAATATGCTGGTGGCTATTTAAAGGATCCAGAACCAGGATTATACGAGTGGGTGATTGACTTAGACTTTACATCACTATATCCATCAATTATTCGTTCTTTAAACATCGGTATCGAAACATTAGTAGGTCGCATTGTAAATAAGCACAAAACTGATAATCAGTGGTCTTTGGATGAATTAAAAAACATGGATCCAGATACTAAAATTACAGTTGAAAAGCTACTACCAGATAAAACATTAAAGCTAACAGATACCACAGCAGGTATTATGTATAATTTTGTTAAAAACAATAACCTAATTATATCAGCTCCAGGTGTGATATTTGATAAAAATAAACAATCAGTCGTGTGTGAAATTCTAACTGACTGGTTTAATAAACGTGTCGAGTATAAGAATCTAATGAAAAAAGCATATAAGGTAGATAATGATCCTGCTATGGGTGAATTTTATAACCGACGCCAACACGCATATAAAATTAAATTAAATGACGTTTATGGTGTATTTGCTTTAAATTCGTGGCGCTACACTGATGGCCATAAAATGATATCCAAAGCTATTACTTTAACAGGACAACGATTAACTCAGGAATCGATTATATTCTGTAATAAAGTAATGAATGAAAAATTAGGTACTACAAATAAAGATTATATCGTTACTTCAGATACTGACTCATTATTCATTCACGTTAAGGATTTACTACGTGCTAAAGGTATTGATTTAACAGATAAAGCAGCATGTATCGCAGCTACATTAGAGATTGCAACCGAAATACAAGCACTAGCAAATAATCACCTAAATACACTAGTAGTTGATTTATTTAATCTACATGATCGACCTCACTACTTTGAATTAAAGCAGGAAGTGGTAATTGAACGGGGGTACTTTTCGGGCAAACGTCGTTACGCAATGTATATTGTAAATAAGGAGGGCGTTACTGTTGAGGAGCTAGACATGAAAGGATTGGATCTAATGAAATCTAATTTCCCACCATTATTTAGGGAATTTGGCGAGTCGATTCTAAACCAAATTATGTTCGGAAAGCAAAAACAAGATATCGATAAGCAAATACTTGAATTTAAAACCAAAGTAAATACAATCGATTGGCGTCAGCTACTGAAACCGACTGGCCTAAAACAATTAGGATCATATGTTGATTCGCGTCCTAGAAACGGTGAAATATTTAGTAAATTAAAACTAAAATGTCCGATCAATACTAAAGCAGCTATTCGCTATAATGATTTATTGCAATTTAAAGGATTAGATAAGCAATACTCTAAATTCCAGATTGGTGATAAAATGCTGATTGCATACCTAAAAGATAATCCATTTAAAATCGATTGTATCGGATTTAACGGCTATAATGACCCTAAAGAAATTATCGACTTTATTGAAAAATATATCGATAGAGGATTATTATTTGATTCAGTAATGAAAAATAAAATCGAAGGACTATATTCCGATATTGGATGGGGTATGCCTATATTCAACGCTAACTTTAATAAATTCTTTACATTTAATTAATACAATGAAAAAAATAGTATTCTGTTTACCTGGCAGAGAGTTCTCAAACAATTTCTTACAATCATGGAGTGAAATACTTCTATGGTGTACTCGAAATAACATTCAACCATTACTGAGTAATGCATACTCGCCTTTACTATATTACGTTCGTAATATGTGCTTAGGTGGAAATAACTTAGCTGGAGTTGATCAGAAACCATTCCAGGGCCAAGTCGATTACGATTACATAATGTGGATTGATTCAGACGTAGTATTTAATCCATCACACTTAACTCGCTTACTTGATGCAGATAAAGACATTATTTCGGGTCTATACATGATGGCAGACAATACTCATTATGCTACAGTAGAGCATTGGGATAATGACTTCTTCAAGAAGAACGGTCACTTTCAGTTCCTGAATCGCGAACTAGTCAAAGCAAAGAAAGCACCATTCGTAGTTGATTATACTGGATTTGGATGGATACTAATGAAAAAAGGCGTAGTGGAATCACTTCAATATCCGTGGTTTCAACCTATATGGAAAGAATATGAAATCGATGGTAAAATCATTAGAGATTTTACTATGGAGGACGTAGCGTTCTGTCATATGATTAAAGAAAAGGGTTATGACATTTGGATCGATCCTGAAGTAATTGTAGGACATGAAAAGAGCTTCGTTATTTAAAATTTCTTCATTAAATTCATATTATGATCGATAAACGTAAATTAGTAGATAGTATTGAAAAATATTATCTAAACGGACTAACTGAAGCAGTTAAGTTCAATGTCAAAAATAATGTACTAAACATTCCATTCTCTACTACTAATCGTGATGTAGTAGGTGAAGTTACTCTACCAATCGAATTACCTAATGCCGAGTTTGGTATATTCGAAACATCACCATTGCTAAAATTACTAAATATTCTAGATACTAATATTGATATTCAGTATAAGGAAACGTACAACATTGTAGAGAAGTTATTGATTGAAGATAACCAATACAAAATGATGTTTTCAGTATCGGACATATCATTAATTCCTAAAACGCCAAACGTAATTGATGTAAATTACGATCTAGTATATGCTATGGAGTCTGATTTCGTTACTCGATTCGTTGATTGTAAGAAAGCACTTGGATCGGATGTAAAAACATTTACCTTAGAGCCACAAAACGAATCAGCACGCATTATATTAGGTGATCCATCAGGATATGCCAATAAGCTAGAATTCGAAATTCCAGCTAAAACGGAAGGAATGCCATTTATTCCATTATTGTTTCCATCAGATGTGCTAAGAGAGATATTAGTTGCTAATAAAAACTTTGATGTTGCTGAAATGAAAGTTAATGGAGGTGGATTAATGCATTTAATGTTTACAGAAGGAGATGCAGTATCTCAATACTTTATTATGGCTTCTGTAAACTAGCTATATTTATATTATGGAACCCGTCATAGGTCCAATTGGAGTATGACGTTAAAAGTTGATTAATTTAATAACTTTAAAATTTAAAAACCATGTATTTAACACTCCTAAACGAGAGAAACAACTCTGTTTCTACATTCGACAAAGTATTTGACGAATTACTCAGAAAACAATTCCCAGAATTACAAAAAGAAACCGGACTATCATTTACTCAAGGATCATATCCTAAAGTTAATGTTATCGAGTTTGATGATAAAGTTAGAATCGTAGCAGAAATTGCTGGACTAACTAAAGACGATATCGCAATCGATATCGATGAATATGTTATGACTATTTCAGGTGATTCACAAGTTAAAAGTGATGAAAAAGGAATTTATTTAATCAAAGAATTAAAGCACTCATCATTCAAACGTTCATTCACATTCGGAGATAAATTCGATATGGAAAGCGTATCAGCTGAATTTAATGAAGGCATCTTAAATATCGAAATCGTTAAGAAGACACCTGAACCTAAAATATCTAAGCGCGTAGAAATCTCATCTACATCTAAGAAAAAATTACTTAAATAAATTAGAAGGACGTGGTTCCCGTCCTTTTCTTAATTAATTTTACGGTAAACGAAAATAAAAGTTATGTCAGAAGAAAAAAAATCATTCGGCCGCGTAAAGGGTCAAACCAAATCACAATCAATCATTTCGGATGAGTTATTAACTCCATACGAGATTCAAATTGATGAATATAGCTATACAGTTGTAGATTCAACAAAACCCACAAACGGGTTCTGTGGTAGCTTCACTAATTTAGGAAGTGCAATCAATAAAGTGATTCAGTTTAAAGTAGCGAGCAAACGCAATACCTACTCGTTAAGTGAATTTATGAATGAGTATAAAGAAACTAAAGAAAACATTAAAAACTTATTAGAAATATGATCAAAGCAGTATTTGACAACATCGTAGTAAAAAACGAAGACTCAAGCGAAAAATTCTACGGATCAATCGTAGTGCCTGATATGGGCAAGGAAATGCCTCACGTAGGAACTATCATTGGAGTAGGACCTGGACGCAGAAATGGTGAAGGTAATTTAATTCCACCAACATTTAAAGTAGGTGATAAAGTAATCTTACCTAAAATCGGACCAGTAAGAGTAGAGTATGATGGGGTAGAATACCTTGTTACAGGAGAAAATAACGTTTTAGCATTAATCGAAACAGAAGACAATGAGTAAGCAAATAGTATTTAATCAAGACGCAAAAACCAAATTATTAAAGGGTATCGTCAAATTATCAGACGCAGTAACGTGTACATTAGGACCAAACGGCCGTAACGTAATCATCGACAATGAAGGTGATAATCCAGTATCAACTAAAGACGGTGTTACAGTTGCTAAATCAATCGAATTAGAGAATCCAATCGAAAACATTGGTGCTCAGATTCTAAAGCAAGCAGCAATTAAAACAGCTGATTTAGCAGGTGATGGTACTACCACAACAACATTACTTGCATCAACTATGATTTCAGATGGATTCAACGCAATCAAAGCTGGATCAAATGCAGTAGAAGTAAAACGTGGCATTGAGCAAGCAACTAAAGATGTGGTAGCTGAAATCAAACGTGTATCTAAAGATATCACTTCAGACGATCAAATCAAGCAAGTAGCAGTTATTTCAGCTAATGGAGATGATGAGATTGGTTCATTAATTTCTGAAGCAATGAAATCAGTAGGTGTAGATGGTATCGTTACAGTAGAAGAATCACGTACTGGAGATACATCATTAGAGATTGTAGAAGGTATTCAAATCGATAAAGGATACAAATCATTGTACTTTGTTACAAACAACGATACAATGACTGCTACGCTAAATAAGCCTAAGATTTTATTGTATAATGGTAAATTAACTCAAGTTAAAGACTTACTACCATTATTAAATTCATTATCACAGTCAAATAGCGAATTGTTAATCATTGCAGAAGATATCGACGGAGAAGCATTATCTACTTTATTGGTAAATAAGATGCGTGGTATTCTAAGAGCAGCAGCTGTTAAAGCACCTGATTTTGGAGATCGTCGTTTACATATCTTAGAAGATATTGCCACAGTAACAGGTGGACAAGTAGTATCGCCAGAAAAAGGTATGAAATTGGATAAATTTAATTCCGATTGGTTAGGCGAAGCGCGTTTAGTTACAGTAGCTAAAGAAACAACAACAATTGTTGATGGACAAGGTAAAGTTGAAGAAATCGAACAACGTATCGATGATTTGAAAAACCAAATCGACAATGCTAAGTCAATGTTCGAACGTGAAAAATTACAAGAACGTTTAGGTAAGCTATCAGGTGGTGTTGCAATCATCAATATCGGCGCTCCCACAGAAGTGGAAATGAGAGAGAAAAAGGACCGTGTAGATGATGCATTACACGCAACTAAAGCAGCATTACAAGAAGGTATCTTACCTGGTGGTGGAGTTGCATTAGTACATGCTCGTGAAGTATTAGCTAAAGAAAAATATGCAAACGTTGATTTAGATTTAGGACGTCAGATCGTTTATAATGCTTGCGTTGCTCCATTCAATAAGATTCTATCGAATGCAGGATATGAAGCATTAGAAACATACGGATTAGTAACTCGTATCAATCAAGTAAGTTCGGATCAAGGCTATAACTTAAAGAGTAAATGCATTACTAACTTAGTTGAAGATGGTATTATTGATCCTACTAAAGTTACTCGTTTAGCATTAGAAAATGCAGTATCGGTTGCAGGTACAGTATTAATTACAGAATCAATCGTGTACAACAAACCAGAAGATAAAAAGTCAGAACAACCATTAGACATGAATATGTATGAATAATCAACAATTTATATACTGGCTTAACGGATTTGTAGATGCTGTAGGAGAAGAAGGACCAACACCGAAGCAATGGGAAACCATTGTTTCGGAGTTAGGTAAAGTAGGAGAAACAATAGTATATCCACCATATACTCCTAATACTATCCCATCTGGTCCTATTCCTAGAAATCCATTTGACAACCCTTACTGGTATAAACACCCATCAGATATTAATAAAGTAACTTGTGAAGGGGATACAGTATTAACAGCAACAACAGGAAGTGGTACTGTTTATGGTGCTTTTGGTAGTATTACAACAAATGGTAATACAAGTGTAACTGCTAAAATACCAGAAAATTCAACTCTAACAATCGGTAATACAGTGACTACTTTACCTAAAGGAACCACTTTAAACTATACAGCTAACTTACCTGAAGACTTATAGTAAATTGTAGTGTGGCGAAATTGGCAGACGCACCCTCCTGTCTCGGGGGCGGGGAATAATGAAATAAAGTAAGGATATCGGGGTAGACCACCAGCTTGCAAGCGCTATTGTCCTTTACCTAATTACCTCATGAGTGGTTCGAATCCCTCCATTACAGCATACCGCTAGCATGTTCTGCAGGGCAGCTAGATCGAAATCACCAGAAAGCATCCCATAAGAACTGCAAATGGGCCAAATCGTTGGTTGGACGGAAGGGGGACCGGGCTTTTTCAAATCCCCCACTTTAGGGCTTGTAGCTCATTCGGTTAGAGCAACGCACTCATAATGCGGAGGTAGTAGGTTCGATCCCTACCTGGCCCACTTAAAATAAATGTTATGAAAAAATTATTTAGACTACTATTTCCTAAATATGAATATAGGCATTTATCATTTCATACCGGAACAAACGGAATGAAAAGACATAGAAAGTTTATTGAGGATGTCAATATAGAAAACGCTGAAATTATTAATTCATATATTACATACTATAGAGATTATAAAAATAATCATCAACCTGAGTATATAAATTATGTGGTTAGAATTAAAAAATAAATGTCATGACAGCAAAAGAAGAAGCAGAAGAATTATATGTAGGATTTTGGAGGCTTACAAATGATTCGAGAATAGCTAAACAATGCTCATTAATTACAGTATATGAGATAATAAAAGCTATACCAGATGCTAGTGACGATGATTCTCCATATAATCACGAATTAGTATGGTGGCAAGAAGTTAAACAAGAAATAGAAAAGCTATGACAGTAAAGACAGTAAAACTACAATTAGAGCGTGCTCTGGAAGAAAATGCTAAATTAAAGGAAAAAATCGCTATATTAGAAGATACGATTGATAAATTAAAAGCTCTTAATTACATTCAAGAAAAATATAATATACCTGGTAATTAATATGCAACATACTCTTTGGACTGAAAAGTACCGCTCACAAACATTAGATCAATACATTGGTAATTCAGAATTAAAAACTACAATCGGTAGTTGGATTCTAAAAAACGACATCCCCCACTTATTATTATATGGTAAAGCAGGTACTGGTAAAACTACACTTGCTAAATTAATTACTCAAAATATCGATTGCGATATGATGTATATCAATGCATCAGACGAAAACGGTATTGATACGATTCGTGATAAAGTAAAATCATTTGCTTCTACATCTACATTCAGACCATTAAAAGTAGTTATTCTAGATGAGTCCGATTATTTAACTATCAATGCACAAGCATCATTACGTAATATAATTGAAACGTTTTCTGCTAAAACACGTTTCATTCTAACATGTAATTACGTTGAGCGTATTATTGAGCCATTACAGTCAAGATGCCAAGCATTCAAAATTGAAACACTATCTAAACCCGATATTGCTCGTCACTTAGCAGGTATATTAGATGAAGAAAATGTATCTTATATAATAAATGATGTAGCAAACATTATTAATAATTACTATCCAGACATCCGTAAAATTATTAATGTAATTCAACAACATACTGTTGATGGTAAATTAGTAGTTACTAAAATCGATACTAAATTCGATATATCAGATGTAGTTAAATTAATTCAAGGTAAAGATGCATTCAAATCAGTTAGACAATACCTAGTAGATAATAACATATCTGACTTTGAACCAATGTATAGAGCGTTATATGATGAATTAGGTAAAGATAATGGATTAATTACAATGACATTAGCCGAATACCAATTCAAACACGCTACAGTCGTAGATAAGGAAATTAATTTTATGGCGTGTATTGCCTCAATTATAAACATAATTAAATAATGGAAACTAGACAAACGGCAATAGAATGGCTAGTAAAAGAATTAAATAATTTACATCCTGATTTAATTTTATCGTTAAAAATGTGGGATGGTATAAATAATTTAATTACCCAAGCCAAACAAATGGAGAAAGATCAGATAACAAAAGCCTATAATAGTGCAATCCCTTTTAAATTTGGTGAAGAATATTACAACGAAACTTATAATAAATAATGGAACCAGTAAAAATGAACATTAATCTCGAAGATACTACCGAGATAACGTGCGATGAGTGTGGTAGCACTACATTCCACGAAGCAGTAATGCTACGCAGCATATCACGCTTTATTACCGGTACTGCTCAAGACGGTATGATGCCTATTCCTGTATTTGCTTGCGATAGATGCGGTCATGTAAATGCACGATTCTTACCTCAACAACGTGCCGCATCAGGTGCTCCGTCAGTTGAAGATGTAACTGAGCAACCAAAGCGTTCACGTTTTCCACAACCTGAGTAATGAATGAATTCTTTAAAATATTAAATTACTTATCCTACGATAAGGTACCTTATAGTAAATTAACTGATGCCGAAATAAAAAGCATTAATGTGTATATGCTACATAGGTACCTATCTATGGATGCGAATTACTGTATAGTTGCTAATGAAGTACAAGCTATACCTAATCTAAATGCAGAACAAGTATATAATATTTATTTATCATTAATTCCAAAAGCAAAAAAATACTTTAAGTATACTAAAGCAGCAACCGAAAAGATAGATAAGGATAAAGTGTCTAAATTATCTTTACTAATGCAAGTATCTCAAAGAGAAGCAAACGATTATCTCGCTTTATTGAGCGACGATCAATTTCAAGACATATTAAACAGTTATGGCCAAAACACAGATACCCGCCCTGCTAAAGGAAATAAAAAACAAAGCGGTAAGAGAAATAAACTACCAAAGTGATAAAACAATATCATATTCTCAGTTCTCTATCTATGCTAAATGTCCATTTCGTTGGGGTTTAGAATATAGGGAAGGGTATCGTATCTATCAGCCATCAATGGCTGCTGTGTTTGGTACCTCAGTACACGTTGCAATGCAACACTATATTCAAACAATGTTTGATACTAGCGGTGCTGAAGCAGATCGTTTAGATATTGAGTCATTCTTTCAGCAGACATTCTCAGACGAATATAAGAAAACACTAAACGATAATAAAGGTGTTCATTTCTCGTCTGCATCCGAAATGCGTGAGTACTATGAAGATGGATTAGCTATTATCGATTACTTTAAAAAGAATAAAGGCGAATATTTTAGCACTAGAAAATGGCATTTAGTTGGGATCGAGATGCCTTTAGTGCAGCCGATTGATCCTAACCATCCTAACGTTTATCTAAAAGGATACATTGACTTCGTATTATATAACGAAAACACTAATAAAGTTAAGATCTTCGATATCAAAACATCTAAGATGGGGTGGAAAGATAAGGAAAAGAAGGACGAACTAAAAATGCAGCAGATTATTCTATATAAGGAATACTTTGCTAAACAATATAATATAGATCCAGAACAAATCGATGTTGAATTCTTCGTTGTAAAACGTAAACTATATGAAAATCTTGATTTCCCTCAAAAACGTATTCAAATCGTTGAGCCCGCTTCAGGTAAAGGCAAACGTAATAAAGCAGTATCACACATTACAGAATTTATCAATACAGTATTCAACCCTGATGGCACTTATAAGTCAACAGAATTAGTCAAGAACGTATCCAAAGAATCATGTCAATGGTGTCCGTTTAAAGACAATAAAGAACTGTGCAGTAAAGATTCATCTTTCTAGTTCTGTTATATATTTATATACAAATATAATAATATACAAAAATGGGAAAAAATGAACAACTAGTCTTAACAAGTGTAAAGGTACACGGAGACTTATTTGAGGGATTTAAAGTTGCCTCTATAAAAGATAAATTCAACTTACAAAAATTAATGAACAGAGCTATGCACTTGTATTTGACGAATGACGAATTCAAAAAACAAATACATAATCACACTGCATTAGTAATGTCAGGAAGTTTATAATCAATAATAAAAGTTATGTTAAGTGCTGCTATAGTAGAAACTAGGAATATTAATATAAGTGAGGTGTTTTTAAATCATATCCCCTACTTACCTTTAGATACTCATTATTTTCTATTTACAACACCTGAATTAAAGAATAAATACAGTAATGAATTAAAGAATCTCAATATAGATTATACAATAGTAGAAATCGAATTAGAAGATAATTCAGTTCATTGCTATAATTTATTACTTACAGATCACGGATTTAAATTTTGGGCTCACTTCACTGATTACGATAGAGTATTGATATTCCAAAGCGATAGTGGATTACTAAGAAGTGGTATTGAAGATTTTCTTGAGTATGATTATATCGGCGCTCCATATGAATATTTTCCATATGTTGGAAATGGTGGTTTATCTTTACGAAACCCAAAAATAATGATGCAAATATGTTCAGATTATAATTGGAAACGTGATTGTGGTGAAGATTTATACTTTACTAAAATAATGACCGAACATAATATAGGTAAATTAGCACCTATAGAAGCCGCTAAAAAATTCAGTGTTGAGAGTATATTCGAATTAGGTACTTTAGGTTATCACAAACCATGGTATTACTTAGGAGAAGAAAAATATAAACAAATACAAACACAATATAAATAAGTTATGCAAAATTACATTCCTAAGGATCAAAGGAAAAAAATCCTACTACTGTGTGACGACATTCGATTTACCTCTGGTATTGCTACAATGGCTAGAGAAATGGTTGTTGGTACAGCACACCACTTCAATTGGGTAAATATTGGAGGTGCTATTAATCACCCAGAAAAAGGACAACGATTAGATCTATCAGCAGACACAAACAAAAACGCTGGAATCGAAGATTCATCAATTATGGTTTATCCAACTGATGGATACGGTACTATCGAATTTGTACGTCAATTGATTGATATCGAAAAACCAGACGCAATTATGTTATTTACCGATCCACGCTATTGGGTATGGTTATTTCAACACGAGCGTGAGTTACGTCAGCAAATGCCTATTATCTATTTAAACATTTGGGATGATTTGCCTTATCCATTGTATAATAAGCCATACTACGAATCATGCGATACGTTATTTGCTATTTCGAAGCAAACAGAAAACATCAATCGTGTAGTATTAGGTGATTTAGCAAATGATAAAGTTATCAAATACGTTCCTCACGGTATTAATGAAAAACAATTCTATCCGTTAGATAAGTCAGCAGATGATTTCAAATCATTTAAAAAACAAGTATTTGGTGAATTAGAATTTGATTTTGTTACGTTCTATAATTCACGTAATTTAAGACGTAAATCAACATCAGACTTGATTCTAGCATTTAAAACGTTTTTAGATCAATTACCTAAAGAACAAGCTGATAAATGTGCTTTAGTATTACATACAGACGCAGTAGATGATAATGGTACTGATTTACCACGCGTAATTGAAATGTTAATGGGTAATAAACAGAAAAACATATTCATCTCAAATCAGAAGATTAATACAGAACAGCTAAATAAGTACTATAACTTAGCCGATTTAACTGCTTTAATTTCATCAAACGAAGGATGGGGATTAGCATTAACTGAATCAATGATGGCAGGTACTCCAATTCTAGCTAACGTAACAGGTGGTATGCAGGATCAAATGCGTTTTGAAGACGAGAATGGTAAGTGGATTGAATTTACTGAAGCGTTCGGATCGAATCACTTAGGCAAATATAAGAAAGCAGGCACATTTGCATTTCCAGTTTTCCCACGTAACATATCATTAATTGGTTCTCCTCCAACTCCGTATATCTTTGATGATAGATGTGACTTTAGAGATGTAGCTAATCAATTATATAATGCATATTCATTAAAAATAAATGATGCTAGTTACTATAATAACTTAGGTGTGTTAGCTCGTAAGTGGGTAACATCAGATGAAGCAATGATGACAGCAGCAAATATGTCTAAAAACATCATTGATGGTATTGATGAAACATTCGAAAAATGGACTCCACGTTCAATATTTGACTTAATTAAAATTGAAGATTATAAACCAAATTATTTAAAATACCCAGTAGCAGAACATGAATAAGCCGTTATGTGTAGTAAGCTCACCTGTAGACACATTTAGTGGCTACGGTGCACGCTCTAGAGATTTTATTAAATCGTTAATTAAAGCCAAAGGCGATGAGTGGGATATTAAATTATTATCTCAACGATGGGGATCAACTCCATTTGGCTTTCTAAACGATGAGATTGCGGAAGAAGCTGATTTAAAATCACGTATTATTCCTCAAATGACTGTACAGCCAGATGTATGGCTCCAGATTACAGTACCGAATGAATTTCAGAAAGTAGGCAAATACAATAACATTGGTGTTACTGCTGGTATTGAAACTACAATCTGTGATCCATCTTGGATTGAAGGATGTAATCGTATGGATTTAATTTTAGGTTCTTCAAATCACACTAAGCAAGTATTCGAAAATTCGAAATTCGAACAGAAGAATAAAATGACGAATAAACCAGAAGGTATTGTTGAATTAACAACACCAGTTGAGGTATTATTTGAAGGTGTTGATTTAAATAAGTACTTTAAAACGACTCCACTTAAAACTGATTTAATGTCCGAAATATCTAAGATTAAGGAAGACTTCTGTTTTTTATTTGTAGGACATTGGCTGCAAGGCGAGTTCGGCGAGGATAGAAAGAATATAGCGTATATGATTAAAGCATTTTTAGAAGTATTTAAAGGTAAAACTAAAGCACCAGCATTAATTTTAAAAACGAATGCAGCTACAACTTCGATTATGGATCGTAATTCAATATTAGAAAAAATCGAAGCAGTACGTAAAACAACTAAAGGTATTATACCAAACATTTATTTACTACACGGTGATTTAGAAGACGAAGATGTAAACGATTTATATAACCATCCAAAAGTAAAAGCGATGGTATCGTTTACTAAAGGTGAAGGATTCGGTCGCCCTCTATTAGAATTTACTTTATCTGAAAAACCAGTAATTGCATCTGGATGGTCTGGTCATGTTGACTTCTTAGATAAAGACGCATCAATTTTAGTTGGTGGTGAATTAAAGAATATACATTCATCAGCAGTAGTACCTAATATGCTAATTGCTGATTCACAATGGTTTACTCCAAATGATGGACAAGCAGGATACGCATTAAAAGAAGTATTTGAAAATTATAAGAAATACTTACCAGGTGCCAAAAAGCAAGCAAGTATATCTAAGAATAACTTCTCATTAGATAAAATGACTGAGCGATTAACTCAGATTCTAGACGAACGTGCTAAGCCGATTCCAGTATTTGTACCTTTGGAATTACCTAAATTAAATAAATTACCAACACTTAAAAAAGCTGAATAATGGAAGAACTACATGATTGTCCTATTTGTGGAATTGAATCTAGTGTATTTGAAGTTAAAATGGGAGGTGTAAATACTCGCATTTGTCAGAGCTGTGGATACCAAACCAATGAAGGAATGGTAGAAGGATCTGATGTAGAAAAATCAATATATGATTCACAACCCGAATTGTTTAAAGACTTAAAATTAGTGGATGATGATGGATTTGTTTGGTACCCAACAGTACTAAACGAACAGAATAGAGCTATGTTATTTCCAGACGGTAAAAACGCAGATAGTTGGGGATTCAGAGTAGCAGCATATGTTCCCGTTACAGCAGACGATAAAGCAATCGTTGGACAAACACATAAATTAGATATGGCTAATTCAACATTATTTCCAAACGTAATGTTCCCAGCCGCACTATATGCTTATTCGGTTTTATTAAATCAAGATCAAAATGAAGTTTAGTTTTGCAATTACAGTCTGTCATGAATTAATCGAAGTACAGACATTAATAGATAATATTTTAGAAAATAAACAACAAGATGATGAAATTGTTGTTTTATTTGATACAGATAATGGATCACCTAAAGTAGAAGAGTATCTACGATCATTAACAGTGGCAAGTAAGGGTATCGCATGGTACCCTGCTTCACTGAATAAAGATTTTGCTTCATTCAAGAATAACTTTATCAAGTACTGTTCTGGGGATTATATTGTTCAAATTGATGCTGATGAATTACCATCAAATGAATTTTGGGCATATCTACCCGCTGTATTTGAATCTAATCGTGGATTAGCTGAATCGTTTTACATTTCAAGACGCAATGTAGTAGACGGTATCACCCCAGAACATATTGCTAAATGGAATTGGAATATACAAAAAATCGATGGACAAGAATTAATCAATTTCCCAGACTGGCAGCACCGCATATTCAAAAATAACGGTACAATCAAATGGAAAAATAAAGTACACGAAGTACTTGATGGACATAGATCTCTATCATATATTCCAGCTGAATTATTTTTATGGCATTATAAAGATATTCAACGTCAAGAACAACAAAACTCATTCTACGATACAATATGATATCAGAATTATTCCAAAACGAAGACGGTAATTTTATCGTCTTCCCTAACGATGCTATAGCACAGCATTTAAAAAGTGGCAAACCATGGGAACCACACTTTAAAACTGTAGTACAACATTTAGTTAAAGAAGGAGATACAGTACTTGATTGTGGATCAAATTTCGGATATAATGCTGTAATAATGGGTAAACAAATTGGTCCATCAGGTAGATTATTTGCATTCGAACCACAACGCATTGTTAATCAGCAATTAAGTGGTAATATGATTTTAAATAACATATATAATGCTATTGTAGTTCATGCTGCGTTAGGTCAAGAGCAAGGTATTACAACGATGAGTCCTGTATCATACGATTTAGATTGGGTAAATATAGGAGATACATCAGTAGGTGAAGGTGGAGATGAAGTACAAGTTATCACATTAGATATGATAGATTCACAACCTGACTTTATCAAAATGGATGTACAAGGGTATGAATTATTTGCTTTATTAGGTGCTGAAAATACAATCAAGCAATCACTACCAGATATATTCATTGAAATCGAGGAACACCAATTAGCTAAATTTAATGTAACTAAAGAACAATTATTAAATTACATTAAATCATTCGGCTACAGAATGTTCAGAATCGATAATGAATACCCATGTGATCACATCTGTACAGTACATAGCATTGATAAAGTAGAACGATTAGCTGAATTACTACCTATAGTTGAAATATGAAAACCATTTTATTCTACGATCCGAACCTAAATGAGCGAGGCACTAGTATAGCAGTATACGATTACGCTCATTATAATGAAACTATATTAGGTAATAAATCAATTATTGCCACTACTCAGAATGCTGAATTAACCAGCTATGATAAATTCAATAATCGATTCGAAACGATAGTAGCTCCAAATATAAATGAAATATATAATATTGAATGTGATTACTTTCATGTTTTAAAGTACGGATTTAATGATGGAGTACTACATCCAAATGCTAAAAATTTAGTACACGCTGTATTTCCATCATATGAGCCTCATGGTGATGTTTATGCTTATGTATCTAAATGGCTAGCTGATACTCATGGTAATGGATCTCCATTCGTTCCTCATATGGTTGATTTACCAGATGAAAAATACGATTATAAAGAAGTATTCGGACGCCATTATAGATTCGTACTCGGATATTATGGAGGTAATAACTTTGAATTACCATTTGCACGCCAAGCAGTAATTGATGCAGCTACTTTACGAAGCGACTTACTATTTTTATTCATGAATCAGGATGCGTTTTGTGATTTACCAAATGTAAAATTCCTTAAAGGAACCACTGATATGAATCAGAAAGTAGCATTCATTAATACATGCGATGCTATGATTCATGCTCGTGAACGAGGAGAAACATTCGGTTTAGCTATTGCTGAGTTTTCAACCAAAAATAAACCAGTGATTACATATAAGAACTCACCTGAACGTAATCATATCGAAATGTTAGGTGATAAAGGTACATACTATTCTAATTATGATGAGTTGTATCATTTCTTACTTAATATTAAACGTGGTGTTGAACCTATCGATTGGAACTGTTATAAAGAATACACTCCAGAAAACGTAATGAAACAATTTAATGAAGTATTCCTATCATGAAAATATTATACGTAACTAATTATTTAGATATAGCTAAGGCGAGTGGTGGATTCATTAATGACTACCAGAATGATCTATTATTCTATGGATTAAGGGAGTTATTCGGAGATAATGTAGTAGATAGTACTCAAATACCTACATTATATAAGGAATATGAAGGTAAAATCGATACTAAACACTTGTGGGGTGGAATGACTTCATTCTGGCTAATTGGTGAAAATAATATTGATCGAACTGATATTGAACAAAAAATTAAAGATCGATATTATGATTATATTATTTATGGTGCTATCAAACGTTGTAAGGATTATTGGTTTTTAGTATCAAACTACTATCCATCAAATAGAATTATATTAGTGGATGGCAATGATGAGTCAGAATTAGATTCATCATATACAAAACACCTATACTTTAAACGTGAACTAGCAGATAACCATTCAAACCTATTACCGATTACATTTGCATTTCCAACTTCAAAATTAGCTATACCAAATAAAAATAAAACACAAGAGTACGGTACAGTAATTCCAGGCCAACATGAAACATATATCTTCAAAACTGAAGAATCATATTATGAAGACTATCAGAAATCATACTACGGAGTAACAATGAAGAAGGCAGGATGGGATTGTATGCGTCACTACGAAATATTAGGTAACTATTGTATGCCTTACTTTATAGGATTAGAAGACTGCCCTAAGGATACATTAGCCAACTTCCCCAAGGAATTACTACTAGAGGCCCGAAATTTAGCTAATAATTTTGATGAAAGTAATTTCTTCAGTATATTAGATCAAGTTTACGAGCATACAAAACAACACTTAACAACTAAAGCATTAGCAGAGTATTTAATTTCAAAAATATAATAAATGGTAAATTTAGAAAACATACAATCATTAATTGGTAATCACGTAGCACCTTATATCTATAATGCTAAGAGTTTTGAACCAGGTAAAACACCAATTTACTATTCAGGACCGTATTGGGATAATAAAGAAACAGAAGCCGCTATTGATACATTCTTAAATGGTAAATGGATTACTACAGGTGAGAAAGTATTTAAATTCGAACGTCAATTCAGTAAGCGATTCAATGTGAAACACTCACATATGGTTAATTCAGGTTCGTCAGCAAATCTTGTATTAATTGCGGCGCTTAAGCGCAGATTCAAGTGGGCAGACGATGATGAAGTACTTGTATCGCCTGTTGGATTTGCTACTACTATCTCGGTTCTTTATCAACATCGATTAAAACCAGTATTCGTAGACATTGAGTGGGATACATTAAACTTTGATTTAGACGCGTTAGAGGCTAAAATCACACCTCGTACTAAGGCAATCTTCGTATCGCCCGTATTAGGTAATCCACCAGATATGGATCGATTACTTGAAATCGCTACTAAACACAATATTCAATTAGTAGGTGATAACTGCGATTCATTAGGTTCTAAATGGGGTAATGAATACTTAAGCGAATACTATGTTGCATTCTCAAATTCGTTTTATCCTGCACACCACATCTCAACTGGTGAAGGTGGAATGGTATGTACAAACGATGATGAATTAAAGAAATTATTCGTTTCGATTTCATGGTGGGGTAGAGATTGTTATTGCATCGGTTCAGCTAACTTATTATCATGTGGTACATGCGGTAATCGATTCGATAAATGGCTTGAAAATTATGATGGTATAATCGATCACAAGTATGTGTTTTCAGAAATGGGATATAACTTAAAACCATTGGATTTACAAGGTGCTATTGGGTTAGAACAACTAGTCAAATTAGATGAAATTGAAGCTAATCGTCGTACATCACATGATCGTTTAACTCAAATCTTTACAGACAATATTCCAGGATTAAGAGCACCTATCGCATTGGATAAAGCAGATCCATGTTGGTTTGGTACACCATTTATTTGTGATGAGCCAGGTTTAAAACATCGTTTAGTTGAATACCTAGAAGCAAATAAAATCCAAACACGTAATTACTTTGCAGGTAATATCTTATTACATCCAGGCTATTCATTCCTAGACGATTCGAGTCTATACCCTGAAGCAAATAAAGTATTAGATAAAGTATTCTTTATCGGTGCTGCACCACACTATACTGAACCAGTATTTGAGTATATTGAACAAGTAATTAAAGCGTTTAAATAATGGATTTACAATCAAGTGTTAAAAAACAAGGTAAGTACGTTACTCAAATCATTCACTTTGTAGGTGGTGAAAAACGAACATTTGAAGATATTGAAACAGCAGTCATCAAGCAGGGTCAGTTTACAAAACTGACTACTGCTGATGGCCGAATGATAATGATAAATGATAAAAACGTGTTATGCATAGAGGTGTTCCCGCAGACAAAGTCTTAGTATTAGGTGATGGACAATTAGGTTCTGAATTAGTAAAGCAGACAGGATGGGATTATATATCCCGTAAAAAAGATGGATTCAATATTAGTGATGTAACTAGCTTAAATAAGAAAGTACTGCATCAATTTACTGAAATTGGAGAAATAATACTAAAGTATAATACAATAGTAAACTGTATAGCAGACACATCTACTTATTCAGACGATAGAGAACCACATTGGAATATCAATTATAAGTTTGCTGCTGAGTTAACTGACTACTGTAACGATATGGGTATAAAATTAATTCATATATCAACAGATCACGTTTATGTTAATTCATTACCTAAAGCAAGCGAGGAAACAGTACCAGCAAATGATAGAAATTGGTATGGCTATACTAAATTAGTAGCGGATGCATATGTGCAATTACGTTCAAATGATTATTTAATCATTAGAGAATCACATAAACCATATCCATTCCCATGGGCACAAGCGTGGCGTAATCAATCTACAAATGGCGATTATACACCTAAAATAGCATCATTAATTATTAAATTAATTAAAACAAATGCTAGTGGAGTGTTTAATGTTGGAACTGAAGAAAAAACATGGTACGATTTAACTAAGTATGAATTTAGAACTAAACCAGTAGCAAAACCAGCATTTGCACCTGAGGACATAACAATGAATATAGATAAATTAACAGCATGGTTGTCAGAGAATTAATGAATAAAAGTGCTTACGGCACAATCGGTTATATCGATTCTCAAGAAAGTATTGATCGAATAGAGCAATATATTAAATACAATCTAGATATACTTGAGGAATATGAGAATATAATCATAGCTACAAACTTTAACTCATCTGAATGGATTAAACCATATGAGTTAATGTGGCGTGAATATTTCCCAAAATGTATTCTAATCACATCCCCAGAAAACAGAGGTCACAATCACGGCTACGTTGACCTAGATAACTTAGTATTCAATTACTGTAAGGAAAATAACATTGAGTGGCTATGTAAATCAGCAAATGATACAATCGTCACTCAGGAGTTATTAGATAAACAGATAGGTGATGCTGATTTCTATTATTTGAATGGAATCGGATTTGGTGGTATGTTTAAATACGATTTTGATTTTGAACGTATAGTAAATGAAGATTTCTACCCACAAACAAATTTCTACTTTATAAACGTAGCTAAAACCGATTATTTAAACGATGCTTACTATGCTGACGAAACATATAAGTATATTAAATCATTAGACGATTATAACGGACGCATTTGGGAGTATATTGAAAACTGGAGTTGCGAGAAATTCTTACGTGATTGTATAGAACGCAATAACTTATCAAAAGAACATTTAATATCGCCAGATAAGTACCTTTCTTTATTAAATTTAGTTAAAAAATACGAGATACACGATTCGAGTCATAAGAATATAATGATTGAGGGTGTATGTCATTATCACGTATTAACAGAAGGAGTATTAACAGTATGAAAATAATTTACAGAATATCAGACGCAGGATATAATAAAGTAAAACCAAAGTACATTACTAACCGAAATTGTCTATGGAATGCAATTAATATATTCAAAGACGCTGATTGGACCATTATAGCAGATAATACATCTGAGGAAACAAACAAAATGATTACTCAGTATTGCTCTGAAGATAAAATTCAGTACGTTTCAGTTGGACACGGTGCAGGTACATTTAATTTAGCATTAGATTTAGCTTTAACGCTAGACGATAACGAGATAGTATACTTTATCGAAAATGATTATCTACACAGACCAAATTCGTTAAAATTAATCGAAGAAGGACTAGAAATAGGCGACTACGTAACACTATATGATCATCCAGATAAATACATTAATGGAGATGTAGGTGGTAATCCATACATTACAGAAAACAGTGAAATTACTCGTGTATTCCTGACGGAGTCAGTGCATTGGAAGATAACTAATGCAACTACAATGACGTTTGCTGCTAAAGTAAAAACATTACGTCAAGACGAAGAAGTATTACGTGATTATACTTCAGAAACATACCCACGTGATTTTCATATGTTTATTGATTTATATAATAGAGGCAAACGATTATTATCCTCAATTCCAGGATATTCAACTCACGGTGAAACCGCTTGGCTTTCTTCATTAACAAATTGGGCAAAAGTATGATATCAGTTGTAATACCAACGTATAAGGAACCAGAAGCACTTGATTTGTGTTTAAAATCATGTATTGAAGGACAAACTAATAAGAACGAAATCATCGTAGTTGTAGATGGATTCTACGATATCAATAAAGAAGTATTAGATAAATATAAAGAACACATATCAATACTTAACTTGGAGGAAAACGTGGGAATGATACGAGCTATGAACTTCGGCCACTACAATGCGTCAAACGAGTTAGTGCTTCATATCCAAGATGATAACGTGTTTCCCGTGGATTGGGATACAAGATTAGAATCACAATATAAACCTGGATGTGTGTATGCTCCCAATCAAATTGAACCATACCCAAGTATGTTTTCACAATTTCACATTCAGGATTTCGGACGCACACCTGAAACATTTGAATTGGAGCGCTTCAGAGTAGAGGAAGTACAGCTATCAAAGCAATACCAAGACGAATGTGGATCTACATTTCCCATATTCATCTCTAAAACCGATTACTTAAAAGTAGGTGGATTCGATGAAACATATCCTGGACCGTGGGTAGTAGATTGGGAATTCTTTATGAAATGTAAATTAAATAACATGAAGATGATTCGCTTATATAATATATCATTCTATCACTTCGTATCATTAGGTACTAAATCAGACGAACAAAAAGCAAACGCTTCAGTTGTAGAACAACAATGTCATGATTACTTCAGATACAAGTGGGGTGGGTATGCTAGACATAACTCAACAAACAATGAAAAATATATTGGATAAGCAAACTTTCCTAATTAAATTTACATTATGATAAAAGTTTTAATACAATACGCTGTAGTAGCTGCTTTAATAGCATTTGGAGTATTTACATTAATTAATTATGATGTTGCTCTAATTGAATGGACCGACTCATCTAAATTTGGGTGGGTATTATTAACCGCATTTATCTATCATAACACAACTAAACACCATAGAGAAGAATAATGGAATACGTACTAATCACTTTTTATATATTTGTTCTTATTGTTATGAATGTTGCAGTAGCGCTTATGGTAGATTCATTATTAGATTTATCATTAGACCGTTCATATAAACGAAAATATAGACGATATTTATTAATACCCGGAATACCATTTATTGTACTATTTTTATTTATACCAGTATCACTGTTTAAATTTATGCAGTTTGTAGTATTAGACTTTTTCAAAGATTAATTTTTAAACCAAACCCAAACAATTATGTTGTTAATTTCGATTATCGCTTTAGTTATTATTGCTGGAGCAGTTTTTTACATGTACAAATCATCTGAGACCGTTGAGGTTGTTCTTGAAAACAAGGACCTAACAGATGAAATTGTAGAAGCAACGGCTAGTGTATCTAAGTCTATTGAACAAGTAGAAAAGATGGCTGCTAAGATTGATGAAGCGTTAGCTTCTGTTCCTGCTACACCATCTAAAAAGGTAAAAGCAGAGATCGCTGAAGAACAAACACCTTTAGTTGAAGCTACTCCTGTAGCTGAAGTAGCCCCAGTTGTTGAAACACCTAAGCCAGCGAAGAAAAAGCGTCGTTACTATCCTAAGAAGAAATAGTAGCACACGGCTAAAAATTAAAGGTCCTAGTTTCTAGGGCCTTTCTTTATTATATTTATATTAAGAAAAATAAATACTAAAATATGCATCATTTATTAGAAGACGAGATAAAAGCTATCATCGGAGAATTAAATGGAGAAGAAACAACTGCAGAACCAACACAACCCGCAGTTGATATGACACCTCCAGATTCACCAGATAGTGGATTAAAAATGGTAGTGGATGTGAATAAAAACCCGACTAAAAAGGGTATTAAAATTCAATTCATCGTTCCTCAAGGCACAGACGAGGCTAAGAAGGAAGAAATTACCCAAAAATTAAAAACTAAATTAAACAAAGGACTAGCAGATATCGGATTATCAGTTGATACCGATTTAGACGTACCATATCAGAATGTAATTGGATTCTTAATCCGATTAGAGAGCTTTAAATTATTTATCAAAAACATTTTAAACCCTAATTCTGATGGCCAAGCGAATAATACCGAATCTACAGTTTAATATAAACGGAGACGGTGAACCAGATTACTCAGTTATAGCTGAGAATGAAGTTGTTAGAGATATTGTTTATTATCAAACAGTAACTGGGATACGAGATGCTATTAAGCGTAAATTAAAACACGCTAAAATAGTTGAAATCAATTCTACAGGACAATACCTAACAGTTGAAAAACAAGACTTTGAGTCAGCACTAGACAAGTCTATCTCGTATTACGAGGTGTTTGAAGATTATGAAACGTGTGCTGAAATTGTAAAATTAAAAAATCAGTTATGAGTCCAATAGTATTGACAATAATAATGTTTGTAGGAATAATGATTGGTTTTATTAATCATAATATTAAAAAAGATAATAAGTTATGAATGTAGATAAAGATATTGAAGGTATTCAAAACCAAATAAATAACATTATTGGTGCTAACACTAAGATAGTACGTCGTAAGAAAAATAATGATGATATCAAACATGAATTATTCATCAATATCATTACTCAAATTGAATTAGTATTAAATCGTTCAACATTAGTACATTCAGACTTTAAAATCGATTTATCAGACTACGATGAAATGTATTTACAAATCATTGATAATCTGATTTATTTATCATTTGGAACTCAGGCTGCTGAGTTGATTATTCACTATTGTTATGATCGATTAGAAATGGACGGATCAATTCCATACGTTGATACAGATGGAAATGAACGTGAAATATCTGATCCAGAACAACTGTGGCAAGTTGTAAAGAAATTGTTATAAAATGGCTAAAGCTAAACCATTCAATAAAGAGGACCTACTAAGGGCCATGAGACATACCAAATCAATTCGAGCAGCTGCTCGTTATTTGGGTTGCTCATATCAGCACTTGTGGCCATTTATGAAATCATATAGATTAGATGACAACGATCCTAATTCTCCTACTCTGTTCGAAGTACATAAGAACCAAGAGGGAGTGGGTATTCCTAAATTCCTGCCTAACCGCCGTAAAGAACCGAATGTTAAGGATATTCTTGATGGTGGGGATGGCTGGCAAAGCTTCACGCCTGAAAAAATTAAGGTCAGAGCAGTCGAAGAAGGATATCTAAAAGAATGCTGTGATATGTGTGACTTCTCAGAACGACGAGTTACAGATTATAAGATGCCATTACTGATGCATTTTAGAAACGGTAATAAAGTAGATTATAGATTAGAAAATCTACAATTGTTATGTTATAACTGTTATTATTTATATGTAGGTGAAGTACTTACAGGTAATCAAATACGTTCTATAGAATCAAATCAGGAAACCAAACAGGTGGATTTTGACTGGCAATTAGATGAAGATCAAATTGCAAATATGAAAGCGCTTGGGTTATGGGAAGAGGATGAGCCCGAAGAAAATAGCTTGATTGCTAGGAATTAATTTATTTCCTCATTATCTTTAATTGTTAAAATAAATAAAATATGCGTGGTTACGTTAGTGTAGATGTAGATATTGATGATGTTATTTCATCATTAAGCGTTAGAGAATTACAACAGTTAGTAGACGAACTATATGAAGATGGTTACGTAGCTAAAAAAGCGGAGTTCCCAAGTACAGATGATGTATGGAATGACCAAATTGGTAAACTGTCCAACAACAGATGGAGACTATCTGAAGAAGATCAAAAAACAATTTTACAAATTACAAATAAAATTATATAAATTATGGCTCAGTATTTCACAGTAAAAGCCGTTTTCGAAGTAGAAGACGCAAAAGGTAAAATTAAAAAACAAACAGAACAGTATTTAGTAGACGCAATGAGCGTTACAGAAGCTGAAGCACGTATTACAGAATATTTAGCTGAGCGTGGCGAGAACGATTTTGAAGTAAAATCAGCATCTAAATCAAATATTGTTTCTGTGATTGAAGCATAATATTTATCATTATGGAAGAACAAGATCAATTCGAACCGCTTATAATCCGTGGAGGCAAGGCAGGAATGCCGGGTCCGGAACACAGACTAGATATTGCTAAGCAAACGGTTAAAGCGGTCGAATTTGCTTGTAAACATAAACTAAAATATATTATTGCTTGTACTATAATGTCTCCAAGTATTGGTGGTTTAAGTATGGCTACTTCATTAGCAATGGATGATACTGATTACATCGAAAATTTAGATGGATGTTTACCAGTATTGGAAGAAGCTGAAGAATATGAGTTATGTGCTAAGTTAGTTGAGTTAAAAACATTAATACCAACAGTAAAATTTACGCGTAAACAACTAAAAAAAGACATTCTAAACATAATCTCAGAATTATAATATGGAACTAAGACCACGCAACCCAAAAACTCCACTTGATGTTGATATCGATAATATTGCTTACGATGAAACATACGAAGAGGATTTAGAATACTACGGATTAGAAGAAATTATCGACCCAAATGAAATCAGCGATGCTGAATGGAATGTGATTTGGGCTGATGAAGATGAATTTCCAGAATGGGAAGATGAATTAGACGATTTACCAGACGATTTATTCGCAGATTAAATTAAATAACAAGTTATGTCAAATCAAGAACCAAAAACCCAAATTACACAAAGTTTGGTACGAGAAGTTATTAGTTCATATAACAGCCTTAAAGGTAAATATCGTTTAGATGCTCCTATGTTTTTAACTACAGACGAGATTATAGAACAAATTACTAAGGACTTAAATAAAGCTAATGTTGAAGATTAAAGATAAAAATTTCGAACCACTAATACCAAAACAAAAATTAAATGCCATGATTAAGGCATTATCAATGGAGATTATGCACGACAACGTACGTAATCCAGTATTGGTAATAGTATTAAAGGGTGCAGGTATATTCGCGGCTCATTTAGCGGAACATTTATACCCATTAAATCCTGAATTAGAATATATTAGGTTATCATCGTATGAGGGTACTGAATCTACAGGTGAAGTAAAACAAGTTCTTGGAATATCCCGCGACTTGTTTAAACGTAATATAATTATAGTCGAGGACATTGTTGAAACAGGCCTAACAATGCAGCAGCTAAAAGAATATCTCATCCATGAAAAACACGTTAACAGCGTTAAAATTTGCTCTTTATTTACACGCCCCAAGAATTACACAGTTGATGTGGTTGTTGATTACGTAGGCATGGAGTTAACCAATGATGAATTTATTGTTGGATTTGGATTAGATTACGATGAACAAGGACGTTGTTTAGATGAAATATACAAACTTGTAGATTAATGAAAATATTATATGCCTTCAATGGCACCGGTTATGGCCACGCGTCACGCGCAATGTCAATTTTACCTATTCTAAAACACTACGATGTAGATATTTTAGTATCAGGTGAAATGAATCCAATCGATATTGGACAAAACATTAAATACCGACTTAAAGGATTCACATTCGTTTATGATAATGGTAAATTAGATTACTGGAAAACATTCAGGCAATTAAATATATTCCAATTCATTAAGGATATACTATCATTACCAGTTGAGCAATATGATTTAATTATATCAGATTTTGAACCGATATCAGCATATGCTGCTAAATTACGAGGTATTAAGTCACTATCATTATCTCACCACGCTGCATTCCTATCTGAAGAAACACCTCGTCCACCTAAAGTGGATAAAGTAGCTGAATGGATATTAAAGAATTACGCTCCATGTAAACATAATGTTGGATTTCATTTTAAAGATTATGATGACTTCATATTACCACCTCATATTAGAAGCGTTATACGTGATAGTAAAGGGTTAGTAGTCGATAAAAAATATATATTAGTTTATTTATCGGCTTACAACCCAAATGAATTAATGAATCTATTTGGTAAATACCCAGAATACCAATTTGTAATATTTTCATCTCAAGTAAATAAACCTACTTGGAATAAGTCTAATGTACGATTAAAACCATCTAATCCATCTGATTTTATGTATGCTTTACTAGGATGTAGTGGAGTAATTACCGGAGGTGGGTTTGAAACAGTAGCTGAAGCATTGTACTTAAATAAACGAGTTTTGACTATACCAATTGAGGGTCAATATGAACAAGAATGTAATGCTGAAGCAGCAAATCGTATTCATAATGGATATAAAGGTAAATTAGCACCTGTGTATTTAAGATGGTTCTTAGAAAGAACAAAACTACCAGATGCTGATTATAATTTCAAAATATCAACAGACGAACAAGTATTAAAAGCAATAGAAAACGTATTATATGACCAAATATAAAACCATCATAGTGTCTGATCTCCATCTAGGAACTAAAGATAGCCAGGCTAAAGAATTTTTAAAGTTCTTAGACGAACACCCAACTGAACAACTAATATTGAATGGTGATATAGTTGATGGGTGGGCATTACAACGTGGTTCAAAATGGAAAAAACAACATACTAAAGTTATACTTAGATTACTTGAGTTATCTAAAAAAACAGATATTATTTGGATTAGAGGTAATCATGATGAGTTCCTATCTGAGTTCTTCATGATTAAAATGTCTAATATAACGTTATGTGAAGAATATATAATCGGCATTAAACGTAAGAAATACTTAGTATTTCATGGTGATATTTTAGATGTATTTTCATCAACTTGGAAATGGGTAGCTAAAATTGGATCAGTTGGATACGATCTAGCATTAGCATTAAACACAACATTCAACCGTATCAGAGCATCATTCGGCTTACCATATTACTCAATTAGTAAACGTATTAAAGCTAAAGTCAAATCAGCAGTATCATTTATAGCTGATTTTGAAGAAAATGCAGCTAAATTAGCTAAACAACACAAATGTAGTGGTGTTATATGTGGTCATATTCATACAGCCGAAGATAGAATAATAGACGGAATCCATTATTTAAACTCAGGTGATTGGGTAGAGTCTAAAACAGCTATACTAATAGACAAGGACGATAATATCAAAACGTTCGGATTTTAAAAATTTCCTAATTACATTTACATCGTACTTAAAGATAAGACGATGGACGAAATTTATGTTGAAGCAATTTTAAATGGTTTTAATCCGTTTCCCGAATTCGAGGACGAACCATAAAGATATATTTAGGATTAATTACCCTAAGTTAGGAATGACGAATTACGCGATAACACTCGCTCAACGAGGCCAGTTGAGAAAAGAGATTTTGGTGGTGAAAATCCATAAGTTCCGAAATTATTTGGTCAGGTGGCGGAATATATGCTATATATTAATTGCAAGTAATAAAAAAGCATTGGTATACGCAATCGTAGAAGCGGTGAGATGAATGCTATATAGGCTCACAACGATTAGCAATTTACAGGTTCGAATCCTGTCCTGACTACAGTGGGTGAACTAATGCCCTCCGTGTAATACGGAAACACTTGCAGAAACCTAAATATAGGCTAAAACAGAAACGTGACATAATAATTAGTGACTGATGGAAAGACATCAAATATGGTTCTATAGTTGTTGAGGTCGCTCCAAAAGCAATGAGTGGGTTAACGTGACGGTCAATCGAAAAGGCTCTAAGGTGTACACAATAAGGAGTAGTTGATTGAAGTAAGTGACTTAACATCATGGGTTCGATTCCCATTAGAACCACATAAAGAGAGATGAGCGAAGCTGTAGTGATGAGCTTACGAGGTATAGGTTGGAAAAAGGGTTAGTAATACGACTTTAAGCCTGCACTCATCATCAGTAACCCTGAAAGACCCGAAGTCTCTCTTTACAATTTTGAAAGTATAACTTTCTTAATTAACTTTAGATTATAAGTTTAACAATTTAACCAACATTACTTATGAGAAAGATAGTCGTAACGGCTATGTTAGCCGCATTGTGGATGGGTTACAATGAAAAACACAGACCCACAGTCGAACCAGAAATTATTGAAGTAGCAGAAACGTCAGACGACAAACTCTATAATACAGCTGCTTTATTCATCAAATCAGAAGAATCATTAAAATTAAAACCGTATAAATGCCAAGGTGGTAAATGGACTATTGGTTGGGGTCACGTTATGACTAAAGCCGAACGTTCTAAATACAGACACGGCATATCAGTTAGAGAAGCAGACGAATTATTTGATAAGGATTATACTAAATTCATTAAAGACGTTAAACGTCGTTTCCCTGAACTCAAATCTCGTAAGAAAGTTATACTAACATCAATGATAGCATTCAATATCGGAATGCGTTTCGCAACTGATGGATTAGGTAAAGCAATTAAGCGTGGACGTGATATTGAGCCTTATTTACTACAATATAAAATGGCTAGTGGACGCGTTAGTAGAGGATTAGTACGCCGTCGTAAAGCAGAATTGGAGTTGTGGAATTCATCCCGTAACGAAATCATCGCTGCCGCAGACGATTATCGTGATACAGTACGTAAAAAGATTAGAGAAGCTTACCAAAGTATTTAAATTTTCCTTATTATATTTACATTATAAAATAAATTTTTAACTTAAAACCAAAACAAACAAATGGAAAACACATCCGCCAACCGTAAAACTGCTCGTGACTACAAAGAAATGCTATTATTAAAAGGAATTGGATCCGAATTAGAGAAAATGGCATATCCTAAAGTATCGAATTTAAGAGCAATGCTTGAAACAATGGGTTATACAGTAGTACCTTATACTTACTCAAAACCAGAAGTAACAGAAGAAGAAATTGAAACTAAATCATCTTACAAGTACTAGGAAGTAAGAGCTTTCCTCATTATCTTTAACTCGTAAAATAAGTTAAACAATTAAACCAAATATCAAATGAACATTTTATCAAACGATCAAATCGCAAATTTAGCACCTGCAGTAATATCTACCGAGCATAAAGCCGGATTATCAGATCATTACACTCAAATCCCTACTATTCAAGTAGTGGAAGACATGAGAAAATTAGGATGGGAACCCGTTCAAGCAGTTGGTGTTAAGGCCCGTAAGGGTGGCAATTCAGCAATTAAGAAACACTTAGTTAAATTCAGAAACGAGGGTGTGTATATGGCTGATGCAAACGGAAATGTAGATTCATACATTGAAGTATTATTAACCAATTCACATGATGGTTCGTCTACATTTAGATTTGAAGTAGGTATTTTCCGTTTAGTATGTTCAAACGGTTTAGTGATTAAAGATAAGGATTTAGGCACATTAAAAATCCGCCATCAAGGTTATGATTTCGAAACATTACGTTCATTAATTCATACAATGGTAGAACGTTTACCTGATGTAGTTGGTCGTATTAATAAATTCAATGAAATCGAAATCTCAGATGAATTAGCAAATGCGTTTGCAGCTAAAGCAGCTCAGTTGCGTTTTGGTGATAATTTAAAAGAGATTAATACAGATCAATTATTAGTAGTTGAACGTAAAGAAGATGCTGGTATGTCGATGTGGGCAATTCTGAACCGTGTCCAAGAGAAGTTAGTTGGTGGTGGTTTTAACTACCAAAACGAAAAAGGTAAAACACGTAAAGCAAGAGCGTTAAAGAACTTTACCCAAGACATCGAATTCAATTCCGGATTGTGGGAATTAGCAGATCAGTATGTAAGCGAGTACGCCGAGGTAGTTTAAGAGGTAAGGGGCTTCGGCCCCTTTTCCTCATTATCTTTAAAACATAAAATAATTATTATGACAGCCAAAAAAGATATATTCAATATCAAACAGTATCCTACAACTGTAATATCATCAATTGATAAGGAATTGAACGAGTATTATGCTCGTCAGAAACGTGAGTACTTACTTAAATATAATTTAAGCGAATCACATATTAAATCTAATACTCCTAAAACAGCGTTAGAGATATGGTAGCGATTATATTACTTATACTACCATTACTAGCCTATATCTGTTGGATGTGGGTTGGTGGGATTGATTACATGCACAAAAACCATCCAGACTATAAAGGCGAGGATTTATTTGGAAAATTCAATGATGAAAATTAAATTAGAACCTACCCAACGACTATACTTCACTTCAGACACCCACTATAATCACACTAACATTTGTAGAGGAGTGACTCGATGGACTGATGCTGAAGATATTACTCGTGATTTCAAAACATTAGATCAAATGAATGATCGAATTGTAAATGGAATTAACGAAGTAGTAGGTCCAGATGATATCTTATTTCACTTAGGTGATTGGTCGTTTGGTGGGTTTGAATCAATCCAAAAATTCCGTGACCGTATTAATTGTAAGAATATTCACTTAGTATTAGGTAATCACGATCATCATATTGAACGTGATCGTGATGGAATTAGACATATATTCTCATCAGTTAACCAATATGTTGAATTAAATATAAATAAAGAACATAACTTCGTATTGATGCATTACCCAATCATGTCATGGAATAACATGAATGAGAATGTAATTCACTTACACGGACATGTCCACTTACCTCCAGAACGTCGTATTGGTAAAGGTAAAATGATGGATGTAGGTGTTGATGGTAATGGAATGGATCCAATATCGTTAAATAAAGTATTAACATTAATGAATCCAAGACCAGTTAAATCCGGATTCGAATTTGATCATCACGTAAAACGAGTTGTATAATGATATTATTATATATTATAGGAATTTATCTAATTGGGTTTTTCCTCACATTGACATTTTTTAAATTCTTTGGTAAAACATTTGGATTCGATGATGATCACTATGATTGGAATAGTAATGAAGAAGCATATACTGTACTTTCATGTATATGGTTTATAACTATTGTAGTACTGATCATAAGAAGTATTGTTGGATTAATCCAAAAATTCACAGCGTGGTATTTAAAACTATAAAACGAGTTGTATAATGACTTACATAAGTATAACTGATTTAACTAAAGGTAAACACGAAACAATGAATACAACTCCATTCCATAACGTCGATCATGAGGATTTTCCTTATGCTCATTATGCTATAAATAAGACCGGACATTGGATTAATAAGCATGAATACCTATCAGGATATTCATTTAATCTTAAGGAAATGGATGAGTGGTTATCTACTTGGAAATTTGATGAAGTACATAGTTTAGACTATACTTCATTCAAAAAACATTCATCAACTAAAGTATTTAGTAAATTAGTTAATGATAATAATGGTGGAAGTAGCATAGTGATGATAAAATTATCTCCATATAATGAAGTTAATAAATCTAAAGACGAAGAAGATGATTATAATGATACATCACTCTCTCTATACTCAAATATTAGCTTAGATGGATATGAATTATTACGTACTGATTTACTTAAGATTCTAAAAAAGAAACCTAGGAGAGAAAATAACATATCATTGATCGTTCAGACACGTCACGGATATGATACTCAAACATTCGATCTGCCTAAGCAAAAATTAGATTTAGAACACAATTACGGTTCATCATTTACTCCGATTCATGATAAGATATTATCAACATTAAATCAGAAGAAAGGTAAAGGATTAGTACTACTACATGGCGAGCCAGGTACTGGTAAGACACACTACTTAAAATACTTAGCATCTAAAATCAAGGACAAGAAGGTGATGTTCGTCCCACCATATTTGGTGGATTTCATCACCTCACCTGAGATGACTCCGTTTTTAATTGAAAATAGTGATTCGATTCTATTCATTGAAGATGCTGAACGTGTTATTACTGACCGAGATACTAACGGAGCCAACGGTGTATCTAACATACTAAACTTGACTGACGGTATTCTGGGAGACATACTAAACATTCAAATAGTCGCCACGTTTAATATGGATCGTAAGAAGATTGATACAGCGCTATTACGTAAAGGTAGATTAATTGCTGAACATAAATTCGATAAATTAAATGTTGATGATGCTAATAAATTAATCAAACATTTAGGAATGGATCACGTCGCTACTGATGACATGACATTAACTGAAATTTACAATTTACAGGAAATCGAGTACAAAGCCGCAGATACAAAACGTAAGATTGGATTTTAATTATGAAAAGATATTATTTAGATGTAATTACGGGAACTATCCAAGGTGGTAGTGGTGGAATTGTTGAATATGAAATAGATGCGGATGGATATGATTACAATAACGGATGTTATACATTTAAAATTGAACAAAAAAGCACTTACATGAAAACTATCGTTGCTTCATTTCCTATAAATCGAACCATAATTAAACAAATAAATAATGACACCGAAGGAATTTAAAGAAAAACATCTACATTATCTAACAGTAGGTGAATTAAAAGAATATTTGAAAGATTATCCAGATGATGCATTGGTAGTATCACAGAGAGTAGAAGATATATATTATGAAGAACGTGGATGGAAAACTTTAAAGAAACCAGACCCAATATATCCAGAATGGGATAACCAATATTCCGCAGTTTGGAGTCCGGTTACATACCTAGATGATAAAGAATGTTTTTATTTGGATTTACATTATTAAATTTCTTAATTATCTTCATATTATGAAAGATTTAATATTATTAAGAGGATTACCAGGTGCTGGTAAAACAACATTAGCAGAATTATTAGCTAATAGACATATCGAAGCAGATATGTACTTTATCAATGAAGAAACAGGCGAATATGAATTTAATCAACGCGGATTACCAGCAGCACATAAGTGGTGTCGTGATGTAGTTGAGGATTGGATGACAGATAACGATGCTAAAATTGTAGTAGCAAACACATTTACTCAGGAATGGGAAATGAAAGATTATTATGAATTAGCAGCTAAATACGGTTATCGTGTTCATTCGTTGATTGTAGAGAATCGTCATGGTAATGAATCAATACATAATGTTCCTGCAGCATCAATAGGTAATATGTTACATAGATTCCAAATTAAATTATGATAGAACTAATCAATCAAATACTAGCTAAATGGGGTTGTATGCATCAATGGAAAATACATGATGAGGTAAATATATTTCATAGTGATAAAGAAAATAGACCATATAAAGTAAGACAAATACTAATGTGTACTAAATGTGGTAAAATTAAAAAAATCGAATTATGATCGATAACTTAAATCTAATCAAACCATTACTCAACTTCGATGATGAGGATGATTTCTATATGCTATACGTTTTCAAACGTAAAAAGGATCAATCAACTGATAAAGCAAACCATCAATCGGTTCGTACTATTCGTTCATACTGTATTAAATCAGTTGAGCAGTTAGAAGAACGATATGATGAAATTAAAATGCTATGTGAGGTGTTTAAGGCAAGAGCATACATGCACATTCAAAAACAAAGTCATAAAGATGTATCGTTAGATATGATGGTAACATTGGCTGAACGAATCAAATGTGGACAACACAAACAACAAGGACTATTTGATTCAGTTGTTGGACAGTTGAAGACACATGAGAAGCGTTGGGTAGTTGACATTGATAGTCCTCTACTAGAAGTTGTAGGTACAATTGATGATTTCATTAATACTTTACGACCAGTAGGAGATAAAGTAGACGCAGTTATCCCTACTAAGAATGGTTTTCATCTAATCACAAAGCGATTTGATGTTCAGGAATTTAAAAAACAATATCCTGATATCGATATTCAGAAAAAGAATCCAACATTACTATATTATCCAGATAGTATAGACCAAATTTCTTAATTATATTTACAGTATAATAAGATAAACAAACAAATGGAACACTTAATAGGAAAGAAAATATCAGTAATATCTCCAAGATGGCCAAACGAACCATTAGTTGGTATTTGTACTTTTGCAGGTATTGGTTTTAGTGGTGATTTTCAAGTCACACTTGATCGTATGCCTATCTGGCCTGTTGATCCTAAAACAATTAAAATTATTGAAGATGGAAAATGAACAAACAGTAGTAGAAAGAATCTACGAGCAATTAGAAGCAGGTAATTTAGAACTTGTACTAGAATTAAAAGATATATTATTATCACTTGAACAAGTAGATTTAAAACTACAATACGAAAAAGGAGAACTAGCAGGAATATATAAATCAATATCAATCAATGGAAAACAATAACTCAGTATGCTTCGTAGGTAAAGTTACCGACATCAAACCGATTGACGGAGCAGACAACATCGAATTAGTAGTAGTAAACGGATGGAATTGCATCAGTAAGAAAGGCGAATACTATATAGATCAAAAAGCAGTTATCGCTACTACAGACGCTATCATTCCTGAAGAATTATCTGACCGAATCGGTGTTACTAATTACTTACGTAAAGGCGGACGTGTACGTACTATTAAATTACGTGGTGTTTATTCTGAATGTTTAATTATTCCTTATGGTTATATTAGAACATTCCATGATGAGGGTGATGATTTGATGAAGGAGTTAGGTATCTACAAATATGAACCACCAGTTAGACAAGTACAATTAGCAGGTGGACGTAAGATTAAATACAAGGATAATCCAAATTTCCACGTTTACTATAAGTTCCCTAACTTCAAGAACGTACCTAATATGTTTACTGAAGACGACGTAGTAGAAATTACTCGTAAGATTCATGGTACAAATGCTCGTTACGGTATTATCAAGAAGAATAAGTTATCATTGTGGGATAAAGTAAGGAAATTCTTCGGTAATGAATGGGCTAATTATGAGTTCATTTATGGCTCACACAACGTTGAAAAAGGATCTGATACACAAGGATTCTATGATACTGATGTATGGAGAACAATTGCTGATCGATATGATATCAAAGACAAATTATGGGCTCATGTTAAAACATGGTATTCACCTGAATTGATTGGTACTGGTTTTATCGTTTATGGAGAAGTATTCGGTAAAGGTATCCAAAAGAATTATGAATATGGTTTAGATGATATCGAGTTTGTAGGATTTGATGTTGAGGTGGATGGTAAATACTTATCAGTACATCGATCAGACAGTGAGATCGCTACTTTAAAATTACATTATGTAGAGTTACTGTATAGAGGGTTCTGGTCTCAAGAAGTACAAGATGCATTTACATTCAATCAATTCATTGACGGCACTAAAGTACCACATGAAGGTATCGTTATCAAAGAGGAATCAGGTGATAGAAGTAAAGTAGCCAAAGTAATTAATCCCGACTACCACATCTATGCTGAAAAGAAAGACGTTGGAGATAGTCATTAAGATTAGAATTTCAGGATTTCTTCAGTATATTTATATTAAGTAAAATAAGTTGTAAATAAATTAAATAACCAAAATAAAACAAAAATGAAAAAATTATTCGCACTAACGTTCGTTGCATTAACATTCGCTTTAGCTACAGTATCATGTGGTGGTTCTAAATCAGAATCTGCTGCTGACACAACTGCAGTTGACACTGCTGCTGTAGATACAGTTGCTGCTGATTCAGTAGCTGCTGACACTGCTGCTGCTAAGTAATCAGAGTTAGTATTAGGTAAAGGGGAGCTTAGGTTCCCCTTTCTTGATTATATTTATATATAAATAAAATATCTAATATGATTAACGAAGAATTTGGCCCTGATGCTAAGGATGAAATGAGCCCAGCTGACTATGCAAAGTATTGTATGGAAAAGTTCTATGAATATAGAACATTAGCTATGGATCCAACCATTACAGATGCAGCACGTAATTTATATGCTGAAAAGGCAATGGACTATTACGAACGTGCTCAAGCAGCAATGGACGAAATTGCTCCTGATAATACTGATCACTTAAGTGATGAAGACAAAGCATTACCAAATAAACCATTATCAGCACGTGACCAATCAATGGTAGACGATTATGAGGAAGAAGAAGCGAATCGTGAAGTACCTCGTAATTACGATTCAATGTATGAGCGTTTCCAAAAATTAGCCAACATTAAAGAATCATCAATGGATTTCGACACATATAAAATAGGTGATAAAATTGAATTAAATCCAAAATACTTTGAAGCATATCAATTCCCAGAAGGATATACAGGTGTAGTAAAATACATTGATAAAGCTGATTACGCTGATGAAACACCTGTTTACACAGTTACTCTTAAAAACATTGATCCAACTGGAGACGAGTATGATACGATAAGTGTTGAATATAAGCAAGTGAAATATTAAGATTTCTTAATTACATTCATAGCATGAAAAATAACAAATTAACATTTGCAGAAATATTAGAACGATTCAAACCGGAACCACTAAGCGTTGGGGAGTGTTGCCACATTATAAGTAAAATGACTACCGAAAGAGTCTGTAAGACAAAAAAAGGTAAATTATATCAAGTAAAACATAAGGGACATAGAGATATGTCCCATTATATTTATATGTGTATATAAATGAGCAGTGGAACAACATATAATAGTCTCACGTTTGATGGAATTACAACGTCAGTCAATGGCTTGTTTATTGGCTAGTAGAGACGGACTGCGCTCAGAAGAATATAAACTGTTACAACAAGAAATACGTCAACTACAAACACAACTAACCAATGGCACAACGAGGACGACCACGCAAAACACAGATACCAACTGAAAAATGGACTATTACTTATGTAGTAATGGGATCCAAAGATGCAAAAGGTAAATTCAAAGACTATAAGGTAGTACGAGATCAAGATAACAAATTGAAATGCAATTGCTTAGCGTTTCAATGTGGACGTACTAAGGTATGTAAGCATATTCAAAATATTAAAGATCATTTACATATTTAAGTTCTCTTAATTACATTTATAATATGAAAACAGTTGTAATAGGTGATATCCATGGTCGTGATTGCTGGAAGCAAATCGTAATAGACGAACAACCAGATCGAGTTATATTCATTGGAGATTACTTTGATTCATACGATGATTATACTGCGGCCGAGCAGATGTCAAACTTTGAACAGATAATTAACTTCAAATTATCAGACAAAGCAGAGGTAATCATATTAGTTGGTAATCATGACTTTCATTATATGGATGGCTCAGAACGTTATAGTGGATATCAAGCCGGTGCTGCTCCAGCTATTAATGATTTATTATTCAATAATACAGAACACCTACAGATGGCATACGAAATGGATGGTTATCTATTCACTCACGCTGGTGTAAGTAATGATTGGTATACTTACTGGATGAAAATGTTGCATTTAGAAGGTGATAATGTAGCAGATAATATAAACGAAATGTGGGATTCATCATCACGTCCGTTTAGATTTACTGGATTGAGTCCATATGGTGATAGTGTTGAATCGTCTCCAATTTGGATTCGTCCTAAATCACTTCAGAAAGCTAATCGTGATACATTACGTGATCAGTTCATTCAAGTTGTAGGTCATACTCAACAGAATAAAATCGATCGTGAAGGTAAATCAACAAATGGTCGTTACTACTATATTGATACATTAGGAACATCAGGCGAGTATATGATCATTGATAACGGTGAAATTAAATTTAATACATATAAAAAATAAGTTATGGAAAGTTACAACAAATTAAAGTACGGTAAATTCAAAACAGCAGACGGAACGATCGGTTATTATTTAGATCGTGGTGGTAAGAAACAACTACACAATTCAGACGGACCCGCATTAATTCCGCAAGGCGACAGAAAATTAGCTGAATGGCATGTATTCGGAATGCCGATGAGCGAGAAGGACTTCGATTACTGGCAACGCAATTTCGAGGGTATTCCTGATTATAAGAAATTCCAGAAAGCAGGTAACCGAGGCGAATAATGAAGTTACTATTATATTTGGTATGCATATTACTAGGTGATATGCTACTAGTAAATAACATCATATTTCCAGGATTAACTGCAGCCGATTCATTACTTAATATAGTAAGTGGATTAAATATGATTGGATTAATTACATTAAATTATCAAATTTTCACAAATAAAACAAAATAAGTTATGGCAGAGTTTAGAAGATATGATTATCGATATAATAACGATGAAAATCGTTATCGAACCGAAGAAGAAATCAACCAAATAGAATTAGAATTTAACGAAAAGAAAAAACAAAAAACAAAAGTTATGATCAAATCAATTTTAGGGGGTATTATCGCTGTAGTAGTATTAGTATTCTTAATGTCATCATGTGAACGCATTGATGCAGGACACGTAGGTGTTAAAGTAAATCAGTATGGCGATAATAAAGGTGTAGATGATATTGTAGCAGTTACTGGTGTGGTATTCTATAATCCAATTACAACTCGTATTTACGAATTTCCTACATTCATTCAGCATAAAGAATATAAAGGTGATAATTCGTTCATCGTAAATAGTAAGGACGGTTCGGAATTTTCAGTATCTCCTATTATGAACTATTCAGTACAGCGAGATAAAGTACCTGCTATATTTGCTAAGTATCGTAGACCATTAGAAGACATTGAAGAAGGATTCCTAAAGACAGCAGTATATGATGCATTCAGATTAGCAACTAACAAATATACAGCAGATGAATTAATCAGCAATAGAGCGGTATTCGAAATTGAAGTTCGTAGATTGTTGGATGGTCAATTATTAAAAGAAGGATTCACGATTAATCAATTCACATCAAATTTAATTTATCCTGAAACATTCAAACGTTCTATCGAAGCTAAAAATAATGCAGTACAAGCAGCATTGAGAGCAGAAAATGAAGTTAAAACGGCTGAAGCACAAGCTAAAATTAAAGTAGCAACTGCAGAAGGTAACGCACAAGCAATGTTAACATCAGCTAAAGCTGAAGCTGAATCAAATAGAATGAAACAACAAACATTAACACCATTGTTATTACAATTAGAATACATTAATAAATGGGATGGTAAGTTACCAGTATACGGAACTGTACCTCAAATGTTCAAGAATATTCAATAGTTAGTTTATAAGTTAAAGCTCGGTCGAAAGATCGAGCTTTCCTTATTATATTTACTATGTACAAATAAATAAACAAACATATGAACAAGTCAGAAAAACGCAAACTAATTAACAAAACATTCCTAACGTGGTTAACAGCAAATTACCCTGAATATGAAGTAGAAGACATCGAGGGTGATGGAACATTCACATTGGTAAATGAAAATTATCCATACGAGGCAATGTCATATCATAGATCATATCATGATGTATGTACATGCAATTGGGCACCTGCTGAGATGATTGAACACGAAACGCTGTTCAATAATCATATTCAAACAGTTATCATTCCTGAAATAGATAAAATAGCGTAATCATGGAGAAAGATATCAAAAACCTAATCAGTAAAGATAACCTGCAATCAGCTGCTATGGTAGGATTATTAATTACCAGTTTCCAGATATTAGTATCATTGATCGGACAAATTATTGGGAGTAAGAAGATTTCCTAATTATCTTTAAATGTAATAAGAAGTTAAACCAATAAATAAACAAACATTATGGAAAACACAATAGAAATCGCTCCAAACCAATTACCATTATTCACAAACATGTTAACTGTAGAGCAGGAACAACGCCTTACAGAAGCTAAAGCGTCGGCTACAAAGCAGATGAATCGTCAAAAAGACGAAGTATTACGTAAAATGAAACTGGTAATTGATGCTGGATTCTCACCTGCTCAATACAGTTATAGCATTGATTGTAAGAAAGTAATGCGTAGCGTTAATGTTAATCATTGGAGAGATGAAGCTAAAATGGTTGAAGCTGAATTAGATCAATTCGATGGTAACTTTTACATTATATTCGATCGATACGATAACACAAAGAATGAAATCGTTAAGACCAAAGCTACAATTTCACTATATGGTGATAAAGTCGAATGCTTCTGGTTGAATCAGAACTCACGTAAAATGAAAGCTGAAACGATATTAGTTAATATCGCTAAAGCAGCTGAAAAAGCACATTACGAATTTGCACGCGCCAATACAGTTAAATCAATTGTTAAGTATACAGTTAACAAATACAAGAAATTATATCCAAACGCTGAAGTAGAAGCAGGTAAAGGATATAATAGTGGCAGAGGTAATTACGATGAATTCGAAACAGTTACAGTTAAATTCAAATCAGGTAGCTACATAGTGTTTAGAACTACTACTACACCTGATGGTGAATATGCTCATAAGAAATATGATGCAATGACAAATAAAATGACGAATGACGAGTTAATGGATCACTTCAACGCCCAATAGGGTGTTGAAGTTCTCTTAATTATCTTTAATCTGTACGAATAAATAAATTAACATGATACGAGAAGATAAAATAAAAACAGTATTGGATCTACAGAACAAAATCAATTGGGAAGTAGACAACTACGAACGAGCATTAATCCCAACTCACGTTGCATTTAAAAACGCATTAAGCGAATTAACACGCGAAGAATTATTATTCATATTTGAAAATTATAGATAACATGACACAAGCACAATTAAACCAACTGACATTAGAGCAACTACGTGAATTAAATGAACGCGTTGTTAAAACTATTAAAGTAAAACGCAAACAGGCAATCGCCGAGTTCGAAATTAACATTGGAGATAAAGTAAAAGTGAATCACCCCAAACTACAAGGTAAATCATTGATCGTTAGAGAAATCAAACGTACAACTGCTACATTACAACTCGAAACAGGATACTTCAGCTATAAAGTACCAATCACAATGATTGAAAAGTAAATAATACAGTCAGGTGGCGAGAGGAACACGTACCGAAACATTGACGCTAATTCTTGGAGAGGAATGGCGGAGTCTCTGCTTTATCAATGTGCTGATGGAGACTATCACAGGTTCGAATCCTGTACTGACTACTTGGATTAAATAAATTTCTTAATTACATTTATAATGTATTAAAACAAACAAACATGAGAAATAAATATCTATACGGCTACATGCCCAAAATCGATTACTACAGCAGTCTAATCGAATCAACAGCTAGATCATTAGCTACATCACCTACAGTTGAATCTAAAGTACAATTACTAGTACTATTAGAGGAATATTCAGGTAAATTAAATTACTTCATCAACAAGGAGCATATCCGTTTAAATCAATTATAATATGGGATTAGATATGATGTTAATTCACGACGGAAATGAAGTCGGGTATTGGAGAAAAGCAAATCAAATCCACAGATGGTTCGTTCAGAACGTCCAAAACGGTGTAGATGACTGTGGAGACTACAAAGTAACTAAAGAGCAATTAATTCAGTTACGTGATGAATGTAATCAGGTATTAAACGATTCATCATTAGCCGAATCGTTACTGCCAACACAGTCAGGATTCTTCTTCGGTGAAACCGTATATGAAGATGGATATTATGTGAGTTTAGATTACACAGTAGGAATCATTAACGATATACTCGAAAATAAGCCATACTGCTTAGATGATCTATACTACAGCTCAAGTTGGTAGGCTTTTAAAAATTTCCTTATTATCTTTAATCTGTAAGAAAAGTTAGAACAAATAAACAAATAAAAACATGAGAAATCAATTAAACACATTCAAAACATTATTCGAGCAAATACGTGGTTTAGGAATTGTAATGCGATTACCTGAAGGACACAATCAATTATCTGAAAATATTAGTTTATACTTCGCTGAAGGTACTAATGTATCAGGTGTTGACTTTGGAGAGGATTATAAGAGTCAAGTCGAAATCATGAAATATTCAAATCGTGATGATAACTATAAAGTATCATTACCAATCGACATCACAGACGAAGAATTAGATAAACTAATTCAGATGGCCAATGAAGAGTATCGTGAAATTGCTACTAATTATTTAAAATCAGAAATTACACGATTAAAATTAAACGATGTAGTAGAATTAGAAATTGGAGAGACTGTATAGTTTCTCCATATTTATTATAAAACGACATGCAAATACTACCTAGACTAGAATTCAGACCACATCCAACGGATTCAAATTTAACCGAATTCGGAATACAATTCATTAATAATTACGCTGCTAAATTAACATTTGATGGCGAGTCATATATGATGACTACTTATAAAGATGGAGTTATCGACTTTACTACTCCCGTAGCAACAGGTGTATTACATGGACTAACCGCCGAAGAAGTAGACGCTAAATTAGTTATTCTTAGGAATTTATAAATTTCTAGATTATATTTACGATGTAATAAAAGTTAAACCAATAAATAAACAAACATGAAGAAGTTAAACGCACACGATCAATTCGTAATCCAGCAAGCATTAGAGTTATGGCAAGAAAATTTCGAGAAAGAAATCACAGACGCCGAATCAAACGGCAAACGCGTTCTATACGATATTAAATTCCCAGCAATGATAGCTAAGGACTTAAATGCTAAAATCGCTTCACTAACTAAAAAGAAATAGCCATGAATTTAGGAATAGAAAAATCTACCATATATCGGGTAACGTGCGGTGATGTTGATTTAACCCACATGACAGTTGAAAATAATGGTGGGTCAATGTACAGTGTGTACAGTAATGGTAAAGAAATCGATGTATTCAATTACAGAGGCGACAAGCCGTTTGATGCGATTCATGACTATTTAGAACGATACGCAGTCGAAAACGGCTACGCATAGGGCAATCTAAGAATTTCCTTATTATCTTTAATCTGTACAAATAAACAAACATATGGAAATCCAAGATTTAAGACTCAAATTATTTCATATTATGGATGAAGAAGAAGCATCCCCACCATTCCCAATGAAACAAATACGAAAGGAATTAAATCAATGTAATAATTTACATGATTTTATCCGAATCTTAGATGAGTATGGATATGATTTAACAGAATCAATTGATATACTTAATTCAATAATATTGGATAAATAGAATTTCCTAATTATCTTTAATCTGTAATAAAAACGAGCAAACATGAGAACATTAAGAAATCAAGACTTCGCATCAAATCAAACATGCGGCACATCATTAAAAGGCTATACACACGCTACTTACAAACGATTAGTAGAAGTGTTAGGTCCACCTACATTCAGCGAAGCATCACTCGATGATAAAACACAAGTGGAATGGGTAGTTAAATTCAAAAACGATTACTTTACTATCTACGATTGGAAAACATATGATCGTGAGTACACAATGAATGAATTACAAGTATTCCATGTCGGAGGTAAAACAGACGCATTATATTTCATCAATGAATTAGAAAACAAATTGTAATATGATGGAACGATTAATCGACGAAATGAAATTAAACAAAACGTCGAAACGCAGACTAAAGAAAATACTTAACGAGGAATTCAACGGAAACGCAGACGCAATGTTAGAAGACATCGAACGCTCAGTAGTGATGATTGAAGACTACGAGGCAGCAGCAGTAGTACGTGATTTCAGAAATAAATTAAAATAACATGAAATATCTAACATTAGTAGCAGCATTATTACTTACATCGTGTATAAACGATCCGATTTCAAAAGAACAATTAGGTAAGGATGATGGATTTGAAGTTGAATACCTATTCGAAAAGGATGGTATCAAAATATATCGATTCTTAGACAATGGCCGTTACCATTACTTCACTACAGGTGGAACAACAATGAGTACATACCAGTCAAATAAGCAAACGTATACAGAAGATATCCCTCATGAAGCAAATCTACCTACAAACAACAATTAATTATATGTTCCAAACCGATCCGGAAGGAACACAACGCATGTTTGAAGAGATGCCAGTCGAGCCGCAAATGAGAGAATTCATCGGTAGCGATGATGTACCAATTAGATACTATGTGTACGATTTGAAAGAATAAAATTTCCAGATTACATTTACAATATGGAAAATAAGAAATATCTAGAACTATGTGCCAAGAGTACAGTATACCACATATACTTTGGAACCGACGATTACGATGAAGAAGATAATGATGAGTATAAAGTAATCAAAATCGAAAAAAACGGTGAAGTAACTTGGAAAATCGAATCACTAATTACAGGTGATTCAATTGCTAAAAGCTCTAACGTAGGTAAAAAATTAATAAAATATTGTATCGAAAATGACAAATAAAACACAAGCCGAAAAAACAAACCGCGCATTTGAATTGATAAGTGAAATGGTAAAACAAAAATCCAAACACTTAACAGACGTTGCAATGCAACAAACCGATCGCAATAATTTAAAAACAGTATTCAGAGCATACGATAATGGAAAATAAAACTATCACAATGCCTCTATCCGAGTATGAGTGGTTGATGAATAAAAATAAGGAATATGAAGAAATGGTTCAAATGAATATAGAACTTCAAAACGCTAAATTAGTAATACTTGATCGTAGAAAGACCGAAAATCCAACATACCAAACCAGAATTTACGGTAAGGGTGTAGAGTTGAATAAAGCTATAAAAGAACTACGTGATGAAGTTGATAAAATGTATATTCAGCATGTAGGGAATGTAGAAAAATGGGAAGAAGCAGTAGACGCTTATCAGAAAAAAGCATACCCACTTTTAGCAATTAAATCAAAATGGTGGTATAAACTATTTAGTAAATTTTAAGTTTCCTAATTACATTTACAATGTAATAAGATAAATAAACAAACATCATGAGCGAATTTTGGGATTTTTACAAGAAACGAGTAGAAGAAGGCGCAGTTAAATTATCGCCTCGACCTAACGAAGTAGATCAAAACATACTATGGTTGAAAGCATACGTACAAGAAAAATTCAGCAATGAAGGATATCACAGACACGTAGGAGAAGCAGGAACCGATTCATTCGGATTTACAGAAAAATACGTTAACTACCTAATGCATTATGCTTATGAAGCAGGTATGAAAGCACGTGATCATCAATTTAAAGAATCTACAAATAAAATGCATACCGCATTAGATAAGATTTATGATGTATTAGAGGAAGTAGGTTGGGTAGAGAATAGTGGATGGTAAACAACAAGACAATGACAAATAAAAAAATAACAGTTAAGGTATTTACATTCCCATACATTCTAATTCAATTGCCGACGGCAATGATTGGATACACAATTCACAATAGTATTGGATGGGCAATCATGGATTTCATATTTACTCCCATTGTATGGTGTAAATGGCTAATCTACCAAGAAGTAAACATGAGCATCATTAAGCAAACATTTGACTTCTTCTTAAAATAATATGAGTATAACATTTGGAGGTGAGCATTTAACAATACAAGTCAGCACAAAGGCTCAAATGAATTCCTCAATTACAATAGCAGGTAGTGGAACGAAATTACCAATTACAATAATTGGTGAGTTCAAAGATATTCCGCCACACTTACATCAAATCTATATTCAAGCGATGTGGAGTTCGTATGGTAATACCAATGTGAATGATAACATAAAGGAAGAACCGTATCCAATGACAATAGAAGAAAAACAAAGTGAATGGAGATGGAATAGAATAATTAATATAATTGGTAAAGCAATAACAAAAAAGTAATATGTTAAAGATAATCCAAGATACAATGAAAAATAAAACAGCGCTACAAGAGTTAATGGAATGGATGATTGAAGAAAGCGAAGTCATTCCAGTGGATCCAGGTGATGTATATCAGAAAGCAAAGGAACTACTTCCAAAGGAGAAAGAGCAGATAATTGCATCATGGGAAAATGGGTTTTGGGAAGGATGTGAAGAGGAATTATCAGGCAATAGTGGATTACAATATTATAACGAACAATATGAAAAATAAACACTTCATAACACACGAGCAGTTACGAGATCTCAGACATTACGAACGCATGTTTGCTAATACAGCAGAAGACATAAAAAAGCTATCGGTCGGGGAAAACAACAAAATGCAACAAGGATTCGAATTAGGTAAACTACATTCAACATTACGTATGCAATCATTAAGTATGTTAAGTTTATTAGGTGAAATAACAAATCAAACAATGGATGCAGTTCCAGCAATAAACCCAGATGAAATGCAATGGTAAATAAATCGCATTCATATAGTGATCCATTACCAATGGAAACAATAAATGAGGTGTTAGCAAACGCGGAACGAGCAGCACAGCAATTAAAACAACAAACAATAAATACAACGAACATGACGGACGAGATGAGAAAGACAATAAATAATAATATTCAGACTAACACACCGAACACGAACACGGATTATCCGCCGATGTGGAAACGCCTCACAAAGTCATTCGTGGCAATGATGATTGTGTTTTTATTCGTGTATACGGGTTTTAATATATTGACGTGGTTGTACGATACGTTAGGAATGCAACACGTAATGCCGACGTTGATTGGATTAGCATTGTGGGTAGCCGTGTATGATCACATGTATGGTACGGCAAGTAAGGCGCCGCGCGTATAGTAGTGATCATGTTTTTTTCGTGTAGAATCCACGTAGATCCCACGTTTTTTTCGCATATATTTGTGTTATGTAGATGTGGAATATTTTTTTGTTAGTATGGAATGTGGTTAGACGGATGTGTAATTAGACGTTCGTGTAATTATATAAATGTGTAATGGTATGTGGAATGAATGGAGATGACGGTGGTGTGGTAAAGGGTTGTGTTCCAATTTTTCTCCCCACCCCTCCTACCATTTTTATAAATACTTTGTATATACTTTAAAATTAGTAGAATAGCCCACACAAAGGTGGTGGGTTCACATGTAAGGAGACGCTTTCTTAGTAGAACAGTCCAATTTTGTGTCATTTTTTTGTTGTGAAACGATTAGACAACCGTCTAAATGGCGATTAAATGGTTCAACGACCGTCTAAATGGTGGTGGTGATGATTAAATAAACGTCTAATCATGTTTTTTTTATACAATTTTTTGTGCTGGGAAAACAAAAATGTCTTAATTACATTTACAGAGTAAAAAAACAAAACAAACATATGGAATTATTTCAAATTTTAGGTGCAGCAGCACTATTGACAGTAGCAGGTTATTACGTGTATAAAGTATACGCAAACATGTATTACGAAACAGCAGTAGACAAGTTCGGTCGTCGTCACAAACGTGATATCCGTAACGGTCGATTCGTTAAGGTAAAATAAGAGTACCCGGTTAGGTGGCGGAATGGTAGACGCTAATTAACAGATAGAGGGAATAAAGGAATGGTTATCTCTCATACAGGTTCGAATCCTGTCCTAACCACAATATTGTTTATTAGTTAATTATTACAGATGCATAAGAGGGAGCCCGTGGCTCCCATCTTTGTTCTATTTTAATTATATATATTTCTTTATTATATTTAATATATAAATAATTAAATAATATAAATAATATAAAAATGGAAAAAATGGAAAATGTATTAATTGAATGGTTTGGATGTGGAAATGATAATGAGTATGAAGTTGGTAAGAGAATTGAAGAATTATGGTTAGATATTGAGTATAGTGATAGAGAAAATTATGATGATGAATTTGTAGATGGTTGGATTGATTTAAAAAATAGATTAAGAAATGGAAATATAGTAAATGATGAGTGGGATGTAGAGATGAATTTTGAATTGAGAGGAGAAGATATATTAATGTGGTTTATAGAAAAATAAATAAAAAGAGGGAGGTATGGAAATGCCTCTCTCTTAATTACCATTACCATGTAATAAATAATTAACAATATGAGTAACGATTTAAAATTCGAATTAAAATTAAAACAATTAGAGGATGCGATTGAGCGCCTAGAAAAGTTCCAAGCCAAAGGCTGGACATTAATGGTTGAGTCAACCAAGAAACAAATCGCCAAATTAGAGGCAGAAATTGACGCGTTGGAAGGATAGAAATTCAAGGTTACATTTACGATGTAATAAATAATAAATAAACATGAAAGTATACGTAGTAAATAAGGAACATTGTAGTGGTGAGAGTAATAGTACCGATCTAGAGAAAATATTCACTACATTAGAAAAAGCAAATAACTATATAGCTGAAATGGAAGTTAAATATAAAGATAGTTTTGGATTCCAGTATAAATGGTATTATTGGGATGTTGAAGAGGTTGAAGTTGAATAATTTCCAGATTATCATTACCATGTAATAAATAATTAACTAAAACAAACAAACATGTCAGCAACAATTCACAACCCAGGAATCAAGAACATCAACCCATCAGTAGTACCGGTTAAACACTTCAACGGAGACACTTATATTCGCTTTGATTACTGTACAGCGCGTCATGAAGAATTCATTACAATCAACAATGTAGTGTATTACAAAATGAAGACAGTTAAGAAACACACGAAACGCAGAGTTAAAAAAGCGCCTATTATGATTAGATAGGCGCGTGTGTCCTGATTAACTTTACCCTGTACATAAAAACAAACGAACATGAAAACTCAAATCATCAAAAAAGCGGCAGTTAAGAAACCAGAATTCACAGTTGGACAACATATTACATTCATGTATGAAGCACCAGTACAGAATATAGGATGGGGATATGAGAAAAGTACAGGCGTAATCCAAAAAGTAAACCGAGTTACAGTTCACGTATTAGATAATGAGGGTAACTTATGGAAAGTAAATAATGATGACGTGATATACCAACATGAAGTAAATGTTGAAAACATGTTATAGTGTCAATTTCCAGATTATATTTACCCTGTAATAAATAATTAACTAACAAAATAATAAAAACATGACACAAGCTCAAATCCAAGAAATCGCACGTAAGCAAGCTCAAACTAAGAAAAACGGAGCAGCAATCCTAGCTATACTAGGTACAATGTTAGTGATGATCGCATGCTACGGAATGGTATTCACTAATGATATGGATTACGTAGTGGTCCTAGTGTTTGGATTCCTAATAGCAATGTTCGGGTTCGTAAGTTCAAAAGAGTAGGGTCCGACAGATTTCCAGATTACATTTACATCATAATAAAACGTAATAACAAATAAACAAACAAACATTCATTATGAAAAATCAAGAAAACAAATCAGCACAATTAGGTCGTCCAGTAAATATGAATTCAGCTCGTCAAATCCGTTTAGCTGAGATCCAAGCAAAGCGTGAAGCAGGTTTAATTAAGCGTGGTCGTCCATCAGTTCCAGGTTCTGCTAATGCATTAAAGAAAGAAATGCAATTAGCTAAGAAATTATCAGGTGTAGATATTAAGCGTGGTCGTCCAGTTAATCCAGAAAGCGCTCGTGCAAAGCGAATCGCTGATTTAGAAGCACGTCGTGCAAGTGGAACATTGAAATTAGGACGTCCTAAAATGGTAGTGGTTGAAGTGCCGGTTAAAGCGAAAGCAAAGGTTAAGACAAAGGTAGTGGCTGAATAAGCCATTACCAATTCAATCCACCTAAGTTCAACCATTTAACCCACTACACATGACTAAATTAACTAACCCAAAACACCGTTCATATCGTCCAATTCAATTCAGTAATATACACCGTATTGCAAAATACCAAATTGAGTCACATGTTCACGCCTATCATATGGATGATGCTGGGAATGTGACGTATTACACAAAGGTTAGGTAGTTTACGTGTATAACAAAAAAGTGCGCGTATCACAAAAAGGATGCGCGTGTTAAAAAAATTTTAAAAGATACGGTCGATAGCGGGTCGATCGCGGTTCGTGTGCGGGTTGCTCCCACGTTAACCGCGGTCCCTATGCGGGGTGGGTGGGGCCGTGTCTTAACCATGCGCACTCTCAACACGTATACACTTTTACACCCAACCCCTCGTATATACAAATATAACCAATAAGTCAAATAACGTTTCAACAGTCTAAATATAATAGAGAAATTTTAGGGATCAAATTCCAAAATAACCCTTTTGGGATAAAACCGCAAGATCCGAAATTTTAACCTCTACAAAATTTTTTGGAAATACAAGCGTATATACGATCTTTGGAACCTCAAACTGTCCTTACCACATTCCCAGGTTATGAAAAATAAATAAACATATAATGGAAAATTTAACAGGTAAGGACACATCCGAATTTTATGAGATGAACGCTCAACAAGTGCGAGATAACGTTCGTTCAGCTCGAGCATACGACTTTGTTGATGACGGACAAAATGCATGGAAAGTGCGCTATTTTAAAAAGAAATTTGGTCATAAAACCTCCCCACATTCAACAGGCCATATTTACGTTCTACAAAACACTTCGGTGCCTGGAATATTCAAAATTGGGTTTACTGAGCGTTCGGTTGCTGATCGTGTGAATGAAATAAACTCTGCTACGGGTGTGATTACACCGTGGCAAATTCGTGATTTTTGGTTTACCCAAAATCCATACGCGGCAGAACAAGAAATTCATGACCGTTTGAATGAATATAGAGTGGAGAATAATCGCGAGGGATTTGCGGTAAATTTTATGGTTGCGCGTGACGTGATTTTTGAAGTTTTGGGCATACCTAACGAGGATCTCACGTAGATCCCAAATATATATATTTATTATAAAACAAAATAAAATTTTATATGGCAACATATCTATTTAAAGATGCTAATAAAGCAGCTTTTGTAAACGGAGTAAATACTTTATTTAAAGATAATGGTTTGGATCGTGAAATTTCTTCAACCGATTTACTCGATGCTTTACCCGGTAAAGCCGAATTTACATTTTTTATTACTGACGATCCACAAGAGGATGATATTTTAAAAGATGCGGAAAAAAATAAATATTTTTCATTTCCATTCCGCGCTATTGATTTAAAGGAAATGATTAAAGAGTCTAAAAAGAAAAGAAAAAAATAGTTTGGCAATGGAAATTTCTCACGTATATTTAAATGTTTGGTGTTTTGAACCAAACGTTTAGAACGAATGAGAAAAAGAACGTTCAAACGTTTGCAAACGTTACCAAACATCACATAAACGCGTATATACGTATTAAAAATGAGGTATAAAGACCAAGCTTTGGATAGAATTAACCAATTGACGAACATTGCTCGTACATTGGATTTTCAAGTTTCAAGATTAGAATCACAAGATTCGATTTTACAAACAATTCAAGATTTAAAAGAAAAGATTGAAGAAGTTCAATCATTAATTTCAATCGAACATGATGAGTTTTCATCATACGTTTAAACTTTAAAATAAATAGGTTATGTTGAATGAACAACAATTATTAGATAATTGGAATACTTTTTTGGATTTTATTAAATCTGAAATTAAGGGCGAACGTGGTACTAAATTATTACAATTCTATGAAAAGTACGAAGAACGTTTTATTCTATTACCTGCATCGCACAAACCACAATATCATAATTGTTTTCCTGGAGGATATGTTGAACATGTTAACCGTGTTGTAAATGCATCTTTAGATATTTTTGAGGTTTGGACAAAATACGGCGTCAAACCAGTGTTCACACGTGAGGAAGTTGTTTTCTCCGCGCTTAATCATGATTTGGGAAAGTTTGGAACATTGGAATATGAAGCTGTATTACCGAATCCGTCTGAATGGCATGTGAAAAATCGAGGTGAAATTTATACTTTCAACACTCAGATGGATTATATGACAGTTCCAGACCGAGGTTTATGGTTATTATCACAAATCGGTGTTGAAGTTTCTAAAAATGAGTATTTAGCAATCAAATTACATGATGGTTTATATGATGATTCTAATAAATCATATTTAATGTCATGGTCTCCAGAAACTAAATTACGTACATCATTACCGTTTATTATCCATCAGGCTGATTTATTAGCTGCTCGTATTGAATTTGAACGTGAATGGTTAGATAAATTAAACGGAACACCAGTTACTGCACCTAAACCCGCAACAACACAAACTTACAATAAGAAACCACAAATTAATGTAGACGCATTACCTCAATCGGGTTTAAAAGATATTGTAAGTAATTTCTTTAACGATTAATATGGAAACTATATTACTATTTACAGTATTAAGTTTATTTGTCCTTACGTTAGGATATATAATATATAATTTACTTAAAAAAACAGAACGTTTAGAAAAATTGGTTGATGAACAAGACCAATATATTACTAATATTTCTGAACTTATTGAATTGTCGAATAAAAAAATTGGGGAGTCTGAAGTAGCACAAGCTTTTAAAGCAGACGATGATATTGGTTTTTTCTTTGAGACATTACAAGAAATTCAAACTCAATTGAATTCTTTTAAAACACGAAATAATTAATATGGATTTAATATCCCCTCCAGAAGAAGAGGTACTTCTTACCAAGAAAGGTACTATACGTAAACGTAAGCCTAAGAAATCAATTCTATATTTTACTTCAGATACTGAAGAAGCAATTATAGAATATTTAGCGTCTAAAGATCAAGACGAACGTAATCATATATTTGATCAACGTATTGACTATGCTTTTCATAAATTAGCAGAAAATATTATTCATACATTTAAGTTCTATTATACGGATGTTGATACTATTAATGAGTTAAAACATGAAGTAGTTGCTTTTTTACTTGAAAAACTTCATTTATATGATCAGTCTAAAGGTAAAGCATATTCTTATTTTGGTACTATTGCTAAGCGTTATTTAATTATTTATAATGAAAAAAATTATAAAAAAATTAAGGGTAAAGGCGAATTAGAAGAAGTAGATGAAGATAAAATTATTGTTGAAGACTTAGTTCGTGAAGCTAATAACGATGCTGATTTAAATGACTTTATAGATTATTTTGTTCGTTATATGGATGTTAATCTTGAAAAAATATTTTCTAGGATTCAAGATCAAAAAACAGCAGACGTAATTTTAGAATTATTCCGTAAACGCGAAAATTTAGAAATATTTAATAAAAAAGCTATCTACATTTATATTCGTGAAATGATAGACGTTGATACTTTTCAAATAACTAAAGTAATTAAAGTACTAAAAAAGATATATTATCGTTTATATAACGAATACTACGAAACAGGTTTTGTAAAAATCTAAGAAAATATATTTATAATAAATAAATATTATGGATTTTGATCAAAAAATATTTGGAAATAAATCATTTTCCGATCTTTTAAAAAACATTTACGATAATTCCCGAGAAAAAGAAAAACAAATTAAAGATCTTATCTCGGGACTTAAACCGTTTGTAGCCGATACTCAATCGGCTTTAATGGTTGTTCCATTAATTAAAGAATATCTTGACGTTTCTGTTAAGAATGATGATTCATTAATTAAAATGGCTGGTATTGTACAACGTGCTATGGCTAATTCTGGTGGTAATGGTGATAGTGATTTTTTAAGTGAAGCTGAATTAGAACAACTAAGAGGAGAAGTACAGAAAATAAGCAACGAAGTAGAAAAACCGGTAAATGTAGATGGCAACAATAGTAAGGAATAATCAAGGTGTTTTATTTAACTCTTTAAGTTCTGTAGGAGGGAGTAATACTCAATCTTCTATAGTTGGAAGGGTATACCATGTTGTTATAGATAAAAATTCACCTGGATTTTACGGAGATTGGAGTAATATAGGAAATGTATATTATGTTTCTCCAAATAAACCAGTCCCTTCAGATATTAACGATGAGTCGTTAAAGAAATTAAATTTTGCAAAACCCTTATTTCCATTTAATTCATATATTCCATTAATTGAAGAATTAGTATTATTAGTAGATTTACCTTCAAGTAATTCTTCTGATGTGACTGATCAAAAACAGATATATTATTTAAGTTCTATTAATTTATTTAATAATACAAACCATAATTCTCAGGCTGTTTTTAATGTTAAAGAAAACAACTCCATTAAGTTAGGAGAAAGTATTGAAGAAAAAGAAACAATTAATTCTTTACTACCATTTGAAGGAGATCATATATTATATGGAAGATGGGGGCAAGGTTTACGCTTAAGTGGTACTTTAAAATTTAACGAAACCGAAAATTTTTGGTCTAAAGTTGGAAACAATGGTGATCCTATTACATTATTAGTTAATGGATATAATTTCCCCAAAAATTCAGTTACACCTTATATAGAAGATATAAATAAAGATGATTCATCTATTTATCTTACTTCAACACAAATAATCCCATTAGAAGTCTCACGGTTAATTGATTCAAATCCATTAACTTCTCCATTAAATCCAAATAAATATTCGAATAGCCAAATAATAATATCATCTAATAGAATCACATTAAATTCTAGAAAAGATGAAATTATGCTTTATTCGGGTACTAATATAGAATTAAGTGCTAGTCAAATAATTCATTTAAATTCTAATAGTAGTATATTATTAAATAGCCCTAAAATTTATTTAGGTGTAAAATCAACAGGTAAAACACCAACAGAACCTGTATTATTAGGAGCAAAAACAGTAGATCTACTTTCTAAATTATTAGAAGCATTAAATGGATTTGCTTCTGATATCAGACATGCTAGATCACCATATACTTATAATGTACATGCTGCTACTTTATTTGGTAAATTAAATACATTGCGTGGTAAATTAAATGATATATATTCTGAAACTGTATTTGTATCTAAATAATGGCAGAAAAATCTAAAGAAGTTCAAGGATTAGTTAGTAAAGATAATAATCTTATAGCTAAAAGTAAAAATAAACTTGGATTAGGTAAAAAATTAAAAGCCCAATATGCTAAAACTGTACGTATTCTTGAACTTGAAGTAGAGCAACAAACTCTTGAAATGAAAATTGATGAGTTGAAATTAACAAAACCATTTCTACTCAATCAAATTCGTAATAGCCCATATATCAAAGATGAAGAACGAGATACATTAGTTACAAATTTAGAAAATAGTATTAACGATCAAATTCAAACATATGAAGATCAAATATTAGAAATTCAAAAACAACAAGATTTAATTTCTGATCTTCCTGAAGAAGATGTTCAAGTTGCTAAATTAAAAAAAGATAATATAAAAGAAAAAGCAAAAGAATTTATCTATGATGCAAAGAACAAAGCAAAACGCAAACCATCATTCGATGATATAGTAGAAGCTATTGCTTTTATTACTACTATTATTTTAGAAAATGTAGCTATTAATAATACAAAAATTGAAAAATTAGTTGATGAAACTAATGATATTATATTTAATGTTAAAACTCAAACGGATTTTGATACTGCTAAATTAAAGCGAGGTACTGCTTTAAATATAATTTTAACTAACGAACGTTTATTAGATACAATAGAAAAAATATTAGAAATATTAAATATATTAACTACAATATTAACAGCTATAATAGAAATATTATCATTATTCCCTTTTACTTCACCAGTAAATAAAATATTGTTAAAAATACAAAATATATTAAATAAAATCAATCCATTAATTCAAGTTGCTTTATTATTAGTTAATAAATTACAAGAAAATTTAGCTGAACATAAAGCAAGATTAGCTGAATTAGGTAGAATATTGCAAGGAACACTTGAACAAGTTCCGCAATTAATAAAATCAATATCTAATGAGGGTTTAGGGTATTTAAGTGGATATGATTATAAAGGATTTCAATTTTTTGTTAAAGAAGAAATAAATCCTTTAACTAGAAACGTAATACAAGGAAATAAACGACGTTATGCTGTCGCTATAAATAGAGATGGTAATGAAGCTGTAAGAAGTTCATTCTCATTTACTTTAGATCCTGATGTATTAGTTGAAGAATTAAAATTAATAATAGACCAAAAGGGTCTCGTAGCTTAATATTTATAATCATGAAAGTAGACGTATTTAAAAAACTTATTAAAGAAGCTGTTCGTGAAGTTCTAAGAGAAGAATTATCACAGGTTCAACCTACTCCCATAAAAGAGAACAGAACTATGAGCTTTACAACTCAGGATGTTGATATGATGGCGTATAGACAAAATTTAGCCGCATCTATGGGTTTAACACCTCCAGTTCAATCACAATATTCAAAACCTCAAGCTGTATCCACAGGAAATCCATACTTAGACATTATAGCTGAAACTGCTGCTAATATGACTCCTCAAGATGTAGCTGCAATGAGACAATATAACGAGTAATTATGCCAATTCCTGTAGTAACTAGAATAGATCCTAGAGATCTAGATAAAAACCGAGCTGTAGGAATAAGTCTTCCATTTAATGGAGGTGGTGTATTTAATAAAACATATTCAACTCAAGATCAAGTTAAATCAAATTTAATTAATCTATTATTAACATATAAAGGAGAACGAATACTGAATCCAGAATTTGGTGCTGATTTACCTAGATTATTATTTGAACCTATAAATAATGAATTGATTACAAAAATACAAGATCAAATAATAAATAATGTTAATATCTATGTTCCTGAAGTTATATTAACTAATATTGAAGTAACCCCAGATACTGATCATAATACATTATATGTTATGGTTGAATACCAATTAAAAATTTCTGGGAATAAAGATAAAATTATAATAGACTTTTCTACATTAAAATGATAACTGAGGATAAAAATATAAAATATGTAAATAAATCATTTAGTGATTTTAAAACATCCCTACAGGAATTTGCTAAAACATACTTCCCAGACACATATAATGATTTTTCAGAATCATCTCCTGGAAATATGTTTATTGAAATGGCATCATATGTAGGTGATGTTTCATCATTTTATGTTGATACTCAAATACAAGAAAATTTCTTGAACTTAGCTAAGGAAAAAGAAAGTTTATACAACTTAGCTTACTCATTTGGTTACCGCCCTAAAGCATCATATGCTGCAACTACGACAGTTGATTTATACCAATTAATTCCTGCTGTTGCTGGTTTACCTAATTTAGAATATTCATTAATCATCCCAGCTAATACAACATTAACAAGTAATACTAATTTTACTAAGTTTATTACTACTGACGATGTTGATTTTTCTCAAACATCATCTGCTGAAATAACATATTATAACAGTGATTATTTTTTAATTAAAAAATCCGTATCAGCAATATCAGCAGAAATTAAAGAAACAACACTTGCTTTTTCCTCACCAACAAAGTTTAATTCAGCAACGATTAATAATTCTAATATATTACAAATATTAGAAGTTACAGGTTCTGACGGAAACAGATGGTATGAAGTACCTTATTTAGCACAAGAAACTATATTTACTCCAACTGCTAATCCTACTTCAGGAAGTGATGGTATTAATTATTTAATTAACTTACAACGCGTTCCTAAACGTTTTGTTACTAGAATTCATAATACTGGATCTATCGAATTACAATTTGGATCTGGTATTTCAAACCAAACAGATATTCAGATTATACCTACTCCTGATAATATTCAGTTGGGATTAGTACCTAGTGTATCTGATAGAATAGATGACTATAATAAAGCGTCTGTTTTTTATACTAAAAATTATGGTATAGCACCATCTTCAAATCTTTATGTTAAGTATTTAGTTGGTGGTGGTGTTGAAGCTAACTTACCTGTTAATTCAATTACAACAATTGATACATCTAATGCAGCTAATTGGTTTAAATATAGTCCATCAGATACAAATATTAAAACTTTAATTACATCAAACTTATTAGTAAATAACCCAACTCCCGCAGTTGGTGGTAGAAGTGGCGATAGTGTAGAAGAAATACGTTTAAATACATTAAACGCATATACTTCACAAAATCGCGCTGTAACTAAAGAAGATTATATTGTTAGAACATTAAGTTTACCATCAAAATATGGTGCAATTGCTAAAGCATATATAACACAGGAAACATTTAATTCTACAGGCAATTTATTAAGTGAAAATCCATTAAGTTTAGATTTATATATACTTGGATATGATTCAAATAAAAAATTAACTAACGCAAATAACACATTAAAATCAAATCTTAAAACATACCTTAATGAATATCGTATGGTTACAGATGCTATTAATATTAAAAATGCGTTCTATATTAATATAGGAGTTAATTTTGAAATAAATTCTGATCCGAGCTATAATAATAAGGAGTTATTATCTACATGCATATCTTCGCTTAAAACATATTTTGCGGTAGACTCATGGCAAATAAATCAACCTATTATATTATCCGAGATTAACGCGCTTTTATTACAAATACCTGGTGTTAGATCGGTTTCAAAAATTGAAATAATAAATAAACAAGGTGGAGATTATTCTCCATACGGATATGATATACACGCTGCTACTAGAAATGGAATTTTATATCCATCGATTGATCCAAGCATGTTTGAGATTCGTTTCCCTGATAATGATATAAACGGTAGAATAATTACATATTAAAAATGGCTGTATATAAAATATTTCCTACTAAAGACGCTTCTCTATATTCATATTATCCTGGTAAAAATACTGGTATAGATGAAATATTAGATCTTAGTATATATAAATCACAAGCAGATGCTGGGGAAGTATCTCGTATTGCTATTGCATTCTCACCTACTGAAATTTCTGATGTATTAACATCAAAAGTAAATGGTGCTACATATGATGCATATTTGAAATTATATTTAGCAAACGCTACTGAAATACCATTAGATTATACAATTTATTGCCACCCTATCTCTGGTTCTTGGAGTATAGGTAGTGGTAGAGCAGCAAACGTTCCTTCATCGTCTAATGGAGTTAGCTGGAAGTATAGAGACTTAGAAGGTGGAAGTATATTTTATGGTACTTCGACTGGTGTTACTTCATCATATTCATCTACTGTAGGTGGTGGTACTTATTGGACTGGTAGTAATTTAGTTGCTACTCAATCATTTGATTATCAAGCAGCTAAAGATATTGAATTAAAAGTAACTAATGCTATTAGTTCTAGTTATTATACTGATGGATTTTTAATCAAACATGCATCTAACTTAGAGTTTAATACATCATCAATATTTGAAACTAAATATTTTTCAATAGATACTCATACTATCTACACTCCATGTTTAGAATTCAGATGGAATGATTTCATTTATTCAACAGGTTCATTATCAGCTGTTACTACAGACTTAGTATCTATATCATTATCTAATAATAAAGGTGAATTCCAAGAAGATTCAATTAATCGTTTTAAAATAAACGTGAGGGATCGCTACCCAACTAGGACATTCCAGACGTCTTCATTATATTTAAATAATAAAGTATTACCTACATCTTCATATTATGCTGTAAAGGATATTAAAACTGAAGAGTTCGTAATAGATTTTGATACTACTTACACTAAGTTATCTGCTGATTCAACAGGTAATTATTTTGATTTATATATGAATGGATTACAACCTGAAAGATATTACCAAATATTGATTAAATCAGTAATAAACGGAAGTACAGTAGTATTTGAAGACAATAATTATTTTAAAGTAGTAAGATAATGAGTGAACTTATCGATTTAGGTAAAACCACATTTAGTAGAAAGAATTTTGAAAAAGTAGTTGATAACCGATTTAAACAGTTGTTAAATAATAAAGCAACAGTTGATGAGGTTTTTACTATTGATGATTTTTTTCAACTATATGATGACTTATTTTATCAAATACCTAAAGAAGGTGAAATACAATCTCATCGATTTATCTTAAACCAAACATCAGAATACTTAGGAGTTAGTCTTAATGATGGAACAGATGTTCAAGCTTTATTAGATGAAATTACTACATTGAGAAATGAATTGCTAAACGTAAATAAAACATTATTAGATTCAGTTAAGAAATAATGGCGAATAATATCAAAATAATTGGAAACATTAACAATACTAGTCGAGTATCTAGAATTGATAATGAGGATTTAAATTTATTATCTCCTGAGATAAAAAACCAATACTTTGGTTTTGAAAATGATTATATTGAACTATTCGTTTATGATACTTCTAATAACTTATTAGTATCAAATTACAATTATAAAAGTTTTAAATTACCCTCTAATTCAGGATTAAGTGTAGAAAATACATTACCTATAATTGAAATAGACCCTGTACAGGATTTACAAAATTTAGGTTACGTTTCTGGTGAGTTTTCTACTCAATACCATTTTCAGAAACGTTATATCTCTAATGCTGATTCAGTTGAATTATTTATTTCTGAAATATCGGCAGATAGAACAGAGATTAGATTAAATTCAACATCATTAACGTCTGAAGATTTACAGACGTTATCTGAAAAGTTAATTCAAGATATTGAAGTATCAACTGATGCAAAATATTATTTATTTAACTTACCACAAAATCAACAATTCTTAATAATTAATGCTGCTGTCGATAATGAATCACAAACACCAACATTATTATTAAAATTATATACTCCTTTATCCGAAACTATACAAGTAAAGGAAAGCGGATGGATAACTGAAGAAATTATTGAACCGTATGTGTTTGATATTAATTTAGATACTTCAGTAATACCTGCTTTACCTCCACAGTTAAAAGGACCTAACTTTGATATCGATATTGATATCAAACAAAATGTAGGAACAAAATACGAAAATTATTCATCATTAGTATCATCACTGACTGGATCATCATATCATAGAGTTTTAAACTATATGAATGATAGTTCATATGATTTAAATATTGATTATACTTCGTTTGAAAATTTCATCCATTTTAGCTCAGCTAAAAAACGTTTAGAAGTATTTTATGATAAAATAAAACAGATTGAAGATTATAATACAAGTATTTCAATTATTAATGCTTCTACATCTATATTAAAGAATGAGGAAACAGCATCTATTCGTTTAAAGATAGACGATATAGTAACTAAGTTTGATGGGTTTGAATCATATATGTATTTTGAATCAAGCTCATACGCTTGGCCTAAAACATCGATTATAAAACCATATACTTTATCATCCACATCATCAGCTAATACATGGTATGTTTCATATACTAGTTCTGCTGCTAATTATGATGAAGAAAATTTAGACCGTTTATATAATGTAATACCAAATTATATTAAAAACGATCCAATAAATTATCAACCATACTATGATTTTATAGATATGATTGGTCATTATTTTGATAATATATGGATTTATATTGATTCAATCAATGAATTATATAACGCAGATAATAACTTAGAAAAAGGTGTATCTAAAGATATAGTATACGATGCTTTACGTTCATTAGGTGTTAAACTATATAACAGTAAAGGCGATAATGAATTTGATAATTATATTGGTGGTTTAAATAGTGGTAGTACATTATTTATTGATGATTTCTCTATAACTAGTAGTTACTTAAATAACGTACCTAAAAAAGACCAACTAGCTGAATTATATAAAAGAATATATCATAATATACCTTTACTAACTAAAACTAAAGGCACAGCAGCTGGTTTACAGAACTTAATAACAACATTTGGTGTTACTAGTAGTATATTTGCTCCTAAGGAATTAGGTGGTTCTACTAGAACTGGTGGTTTGAAAGGATACGATAATGATAAGATAACAATACAAAATAATACTGTAACAGGTAGTGTATTATCTCCATTCATTTCAGTTCAACAACCATTTACCGGATCATCTGATTTTACATCAACGGACTTACACTTTATTGATTTATCATTCAGCCCTCAAACTGCGTTGGACTCTAGAGTATCTGCATCAATTGCTACTTCTAAACCAACGTTTTCAATAGATGATTATATTGGTGATCCTAGATTAATGGAATCTAGCTCATACGATGCATTAAATTTACAAAAACAAGAATATTTTATTGTATCTGGAAGTATAACTGATCGATTAGACTATAAAGGATTTTTCGAATTAGTTAAATATTTCGATAATAGCTTATTCAAGATGCTAAAGGATTTTGTTCCTGCTAGAACAAATGCTTTAACTGGTGTAACTATAAAATCACCTGTACTTGAACGTAATAAAATAAAATCATATCAACCTAAAGCAACTGAAGAAACAGTTTATGATGCTGAATATAATGCTCCTATTATTTCAGAAGATGCAGATTATCATTACGATAAAATAGCGGGTAATAAAGCTGCATTCTATACCGGTGAATATTCGGGATCATATGCAAATATCAATGAGGTATTTGAACAATCAAATCCGAATCTATATTTAATTCCATCCCATTCAGTTGATATAAATCAATTTAATCATAGTGAGTTTAATGTTACTTTAAATAACGTATCGGAAAATAGAATATCTACTAGTAGAACTAAATTAGAAGATTTATATAATTCATTATTGCAAATCGTTGGTACATTAACATCATCAGTTGAATTACAAGATAGTAATGAATCATTATTAGGATATAAACGTTCACGATATGATGGTACTAGATTATCTAGTTTAAAATATAACACATATACTACATCATCATTAACTTATACTGGTGATACATCATTTGGTAAATCAGCAGTTATCGATCGTAATAATGTTAAGTTTGGTACTGTTAGATCAGTAAGTGCTAAAAATATTAACTTCCGTGATAAGTCGAATATTAGATTAAAGTATTTAGTTACTAAAGATAGCGATTTAAATGAATTAAACTTAGAAAATAAAAAGTGGTTCGAAGTACAGAATACATTTAAGGCTGGTGATAATTTGATTATATCACTAAGTGATCCATCAAAAGATAAAAATTCATTTAGTGGTGAAAAAACTATATGGCAAAGTGGATACTCATATAATCCTGTATTATATCGTGAATTAAATGAAACTTTATATTTTGAATACACATCATCTATTGGCACTTATCAAGTAAATTTAGGTGTTAAAGCAACTACTCCATCATCTTTTAGATATGAATATATAACTGAAAACGCAGATGCTATACCACCTACATCAGTACCAGATGCAACATCTGCTCCTTATGTTTGGTATAAAAACGGAACTTTACAATCTGGAGTTGCAATGGCTACCACAGCAGTAACAGCAACAGATTGGTTACATAATGCTGTTTCTGGATTAGCAGTTGATACTACATCTATGAATATGGAAAGTAATTTAGGGACTGTTAGTACTACTTTTAATGATAGAACAGGAGATGAATATCGTAAAGTATACGGATTTGATTTATTAACATTTTCATCCACCGGAAGTTCTGGTTCATATAATAATGAAATATCATCTGATACTTTTTCTCCTATTAATGATGTTTACATGTATAAAGTACCACGTACTTCAGATTATGTAATAAGTGGTAGTATACGATTTGGTATTGTTGGCCATGATGCAGATACAGGACCTAGTGTATTTAGAATTTCTGGAGTTGTTGAATCTTCAACGGATCCAACAAATCCCGCTTCATGGACTCATGTTGCTCATACTACTTTAACTCCTGTTGGTAATCCATTTACCGCTAATGGAGCTACTATTAGATATAATCAAACTGAAAGTACTATTTGGTTTGATACTGATATGAATTCATTATCTAAATTTGATTTAAAAGTATCAACAATAGCATCTTCATTAACTGAAGGCACATATGTAAGATTTAGGTTATATTGGGTAGATATGAGTGCGTTTCATATTCAACAAGCAGGAGCATTAGCTGCTAATTACTTAGTATTTACAATTGATCCGAATGCATCATTTGAAATATATGATAGTTTAACTCCATTAACTAAGTATATTACTACTGGTTCTATTGGTCAAAGTTCATCATTATTTACTTTATCAACAACAAACGTATCAAATGATACTTTAATATTTGATAGTGCTTCATTTAACCAATTTCTATTTAAAAGCACATTTATATCATCTTCAGTATATGGATCAGATTATACTACACCAGTAGATTTAACATCAATCTATTCACAAGATTTAATTCGTATTGGTGCTTTCAACAATCCAGGAAGTAAATATTATACTGTATCTACTAGTTCGATTATATCGGGAAATTATAAAGTAGTATTAGATAGTGGAGTTGATACATCATTATATAATAATGCACAAAACTTTGCTATATTTAGAAAAAAACCAGACGAAACATCTATCTACATAAATAACACTAAAGATCCAGGTACTCAAACTGATAAAATGTATATTATACCTACTGACTTATCTGGCTCAATTAAAGACGATATCGGTAATATCTTACAAAAACTAGATCCTTACATTATATCGTAGTAAAACCTTTAAATATATATATTTATACCAAAATAACAGAATAAATTATGGCAATTCTAAATAACACTACAGTAACCGTAGATGCTATATTAACTAAAAAAGGACGCGAATTATTAGCTAGAAACGATGGTTCGTTTCAAATTACTCAATTTGCATTAGCTGATGATGAAATCGATTATACTTTATATAATCCATCTCACCCATCTGGATCCGCTTTCTATGGCGAAGCTATTGAAGCAATGCCTATGCTTGAAGCATTCCCTGATGAGGCTCAAATTATGCGTTATAAATTAGTAACTTTACCTCGTGGTACTTCTAAGTTACCTGTTATTTCTTTAGGTTACAATACTATATCATTAAAACAAGGTGCTACAATTACTATTACTCCTCAAACATTAAATTATTTAGGAGCTACTTCAACATTTGAAGCTAATGGATACACAGCAACTATTTCCGATATTAGATTAATGTCTGTATTTGAAGGAACAGGTATTACATCTGCAGGAACAACTACTCCAGATGCAAATGTAACTACAGGTACTAAATTAAGTAAATCAGTATTAGGTACATCATTTACTTTAACGGCTACTACAATTAATACTCTATTCGGAACATCAAATACTCAATTATCAACAACAATAACAGTTATTGGTAGAGATTCAGGATCTAGAATTACAATCCCAGTAAACATAATTAAAGTAAACAACATATAATATGTCATTTGTTAGATATAATACTGATGATTCAGTAATCAGTTCAGAAACAGTAGTAAGAGGAATGTGGACCGCTGATAATGCGACTCTAAGTACATTCTTTACTTCTAGTGTAGTAACTAGTTCATATTACTTAAACGTATTTGACACAGTAGCTACATCATCTCTACAGTTTTCTATTCAATACGGTCACTTAGAAGGAAGTGGATCAACTGATATTAATACATCAGTAGCTGATATTACTCCTACTCGTATTAACTACGGACAATATAGAAGCTTAATCTACAATGATGAGAACTCATCATTCAATTTTGGTGGTATTGTATCTAAAGACTTCTTAGCAGTTAATGTTGCTCGTTCACGCTATAAAGAATCAATTAAACCTGGTTCTTTAACATTAAAATTATCTGGATCTGTAGTATTATCGCTAACAGACGATAGTATAGTGAGTGGTTCAGTTACTAACTTTATTGGATCTAATCGATATTATAACCTAATTTCAGGTTCAGCAGGTGTAGCTGCTACTTCATTAGCTGGTGTTTCTGGTTCTTATGGTTTATTATTCCCAGATTTAGGAACTATTTTATTAAATCCAAGAGCATTATCCGCCCCAACAGCAAATGGTGGTATCATATTAAACGTTAGCCAATCAAATGGTTCACCTGGTGATAATGCTGAAACATTATACAAAGCTATTTCTGGATCAGGTGCTTCATCATTTACATTACAATCACAAGAAACCGTGTCATCACGTTATTTCTTTACTAGAGTTAAAAACAACGAATTCAATTATACAACAAATCCATCAATTATAAATGATAGTGGTAGTTTATTATACACTACATTAATTGATAACCCACAAACATATGTCACAACTGTGGGTATGTATAATGATAATAATGAGTTATTAGCAGTAGCTAAATTATCTCGTCCATTAGTTAAAGACTTTACTAAAGAATCTTTGATTAGAATTAAGTTAGACTACTAAAAACATTATAAATGGCTTCATTTAAAAGATTAAAACGATCGGATGTAATATCCGTTCCGTATGTAGCCAATAAAAATTGGGTTTTCGAATACTGTCCTTACCCGGAAAACGATCAAAATATAGTAATATTTAAAGGAACCAACGTAACTGGTTCTTTTAATATTGATTACGATTCGGTTACTGAACGACAGTATGAACGATTAGTGTATTCCCAAATTAATCACTTATTTTATCAATCATTTACTTCTAGTTTAAGTACTGCCTCTTTAGAGTCATCATTATATTATGATGCAATGACTCAAACTAGAGCAACTAGCTCATATTTTAATTATAATGATAATCCCTTATTAATTAAAAATTTTCCAACCGGTACAATGGAAGGAATACGTGTATTATCTATAAACCAAGATATATACGGACAACAAGTATTACCTTATCACTTTGAATTATCATCATCAGCATATTATGTTAAGGATGATGGAAATGGTAACTTAATTGATTATAAGAACTCTAATGTTCATATTGGTAATATATTCTATTCTCATGGATTAGCTACAATTACAAATCAGGAATATCAATTGATGTTTCCTGTCCCTCCATTAGCACAATATAAGGAAGTAACATTCTTTGATACGGGATCTGATACTCCTAAATTGATTGATCTAACAGACCAGATGGCTGCTAGAGGAAATACTATCGATTATACTTCATTAACATTATTTAATTATGATGATGAATTATTTACAGATAATAATGATGGTACAGTAACTATAATAACAACAGCAGTAGGTACGTATTTAACCAATTACAAATTTGATGCTTCAGTACCTGGAAGTAATTGTGCTGACAGTATTTTAACAAGTAATGATGGTAAAATTAAAGTAAATATAATACCTAATCCATCATTTAATTATACAGTAACAGAAACCCCAACCGCTACTCCTACTAGTACACCAACCTCAACACCAGCAAATACTCCAACTAGTACTCCATTAGCAACAAATGCAGCTACTCCTACAGCAACATCAACTCCTACTTCAACCCCAACACAAACCCCAACTAATACTCCAACTAATACTCCAACTAATACTTTAACAGCTACTCCAACAGCTACTCCAATATTTAGAACTATCCAATTAGGAAATCCAACATCCACATCTAATTTAGATGCGTGTTCAGTTTCATCTGGATTAACTAAATACATAAATTCAACTTGGTCTATTACAAATGGATTAGTTATTTATAATGATTCCGCACTTACAACCAAAACATATACATCTGACCCAGGTAATTACTCATGGCTTAAAGATATATCAACCGGTTTAACATATTCAGTTACATTTGATTCATCAGGTAACGTTAATACAGTTTATAATTGCTAATGGGAAACAGAAGATTCATAATAACCCTTACAGAAAATAATTTATCGGGTCCTTTTAATATATATTATGACTCTATGATACTCGCTACTTTAGAAAGTGGTGGGAATGCTGTAAATATTACGGCAGATCAACTATTAAGTGGTATTGCTATTTTAACTAGTGATACTGCTACTACTCTTAGTGTACTTAACTTAAAACCTGGATGTAATAATATAGTAACTAAAAATATAGATCCATTCGCTACTCCAACTTCAACACCTACTAATACACCAACAAATACCCCTACAGCAACTAAAACTAATACTCCAACAAATACCCCAACTCAAACTCCAACAAATACACCTACTAATACAGGTACATTTACAGCAACACCAACTAACACACCTACGAATACAGCAACTAATACCCCAACTCAAACTCCAACAAATACCCCAACTAATACTCCTACAAATACAGGAACATTTACAAATACTCCTACTAATACCCCAACTCAAACTCCAACTAATACTCCAACTAATACAGAAACATTAACATCTACTCCAACCGATACACCAACTGCAACTCCTACTAATACTCCAACTAATACAGCAACAAATACCCCAACTAATACTCCTACAGCAACAGAAACTGCAACAGCAACTCCTACTAATACTCCAACAGCAACCCCTACAGCAACTCCTACAGCTACCGAAACGGCTACATCTACTCCAACAGCAACACCAACTAACACACCTACGAATACAGCAACTAATACCCCAACTCAAACTCCAACAAATACCCCAACTAATACTCCTACAAATACAGGAACATTTACAAATACTCCAACATCAACCCCAACTTCTACACCACAATTTACTGTATTTACTATAGGATCTAATTTAGGAGGAGGATTTGCAGATAATAATACAGCTTGTGCTGCATCCGGAACTCCTAAACAAGTATATGTAGCAGGTACAGAAACAAGTTTATTTACTGCAGTAGTTACTAATGGAAAAGCTCTTTATACAAGTGCTGCTCTTACTACGTTAGTTGATGGTGGGGGGTTAGTATTTAAAGATGGTACAATATCTTATTCAGGAAATACATTTACAATTAGTTCTATAGGTGTTGTAGCTACTTGGACTGTATGTTCACCTCCAGCAACTCCAACATCAACCCCAACATCTACTCCTACAGCTACACCAACTAATACTCCAACAAATACACCTACCAATACAGGAACATTTACAAACACCCCTACTAATACTCCAACAAATACACCTACCAATACAGG